ACAATAATGCGACAAGGAATAAAGCGGCCAGAAATAAGGCAACTGAAAATATGCCCTCTGTATCAGGTCTATTTGGTGAAAATAGTAATAATAATTTTGTTAATAGCGCTGCTAAAAACAATAATGCGACAAGGAATAAAGCGGCCAGAAATAAGGCAACTGAAAATATGCCCTCTGTATCAGGTCTATTTGGTGAAAATAGTAATAATAATTTTGTTAATAGCGCTGCTAAAAACAATAATGCGACAAGGAATAAAGCGGCCAGAAATAAGGCAACTGAAAATATGCCCTCTGTATCAGGTCTATTTGGTGAAAATAGTAATAATAATTTTGTTAATAGCGCTGCTAAAAACAATAATGCTAAAAAGGCAGCCGAACCTGCCGCTCTTAAAAATAATAGTGCAAATGCACCTGCAAAGAAATATTCAGCAACAAATGTTAAGATATTCTCTCAAAAGCTATCTCAATTACAACGTAACTTAGAAGCACTGCAGAGAGGAAAACGCACACCTGATAGGGCCAAACGTATTAATAGTATCAAAGCTAATATTCAATCTATTAAGGCACTTACTGGTAGAAACTCAACTACAATTAAGAATGATTTGACAAAAATCAGAAACAAGTATGCGAATGTGAATACACAGAAACGTCTAAAATTAAATGGAGGCAAGAAGCGATTTGTAAGAAGAACAATCAAGAAAAATAAATTAAAATCCAAAAGTCAAACTTTCAGAAAAAACAAAAAATAGATATAAAGTAATCTTCTAAATATATACTAATAATGTGGTTAGAACTCGCAAATATTAGTATTTTATGTACAACATTTTGTTTAATTGATAGGGGTCTATCACGGTATACTGCATTTGATGGAATCTATTATTTAATCCATTCTCTTAATAATGCTGCAATTGTAGTTTTGACAGGAGAAGAAGTATTTAGAAGTCTTACTGATTTTACTTATGTCCAGAATAGTCCAAAAAATATACTTGCTTTACAATTTGTATTCGCATTGCACTTGTATCATTTGATTGTGTATTGGAAAAAATTTAGATATGATGATTGGCTGCATCACCTTTTAATGATTGGAATTGCACTCCCAATAGGATGGATAACTGAATCAAATAGTTTACTTGGTTATAGTTTATTTTTTACAACTGGATTTCCAGGTGGAATTGATTACTTTTTACTTTTCTTGACAAGAAATTATTGGATGTCGAGAGAAACTGAAAAGAAGGTGAATGCATATTTAAACACGTGGATTCGCAGCCCTGGGTGTATTTCCCACGCAACTCTATCTGTTTTATTGATTTCTGCAAAGACAACTTCATATTCATTTGAGTGGTTTTTAGGAATCATTGCATCTATTCTAACTTTTTGGAATGGCCAATATTTTATGAGACAGGTTATTGAAAATAATATACTATTTTCTGAGTGGCGTAAAAAATCAGATGTTTCATCCGATATTATCTAAATACATTCATTTGACAATAAAATAAATTTATTATTTTCAATAAATTTATTTTTTAATACTTAAAGATACTTAAAAACGAAGAGTACTTCCTTTCTTTACAAGTAAATCCATTGCAAAAAGAACAAAAATACCACTTGAAATAAACATCAATAATTCGGATGTGACTTGTTCTGGAGAAGAAGTATTCATATCATCCAATCTGGCCCATAATTTATCAAGCTTCTTCATAATCTCATCACTTGATGTCTCACCGTTCATTCTTGTCGGTGGACGATAATACTCACCACCAGGTGGTGGTAGCTTTTCAATAAAAGAAGTTTGTGCACCAGTTTGTGTAAGTGGTTTCCAAAACATATTGACAGAAGGATTTGGTAGGTTTGCAGTGGAGCCCGCACGTGCAACACCAGCTTGTTCAAAAGCAGTTAAGAAGTCTGGTTGAAGACGATAGTTCTGAGCATCAGGTACATAATCAGCAAATGCTTCACCATCGGCGTCAGCTCCAAACCACTTTTTACGGCCAGGACAGGGTTTTTGAACTTCAGTCGTACCAGGAATATTAAGAGGAATTTCAGCTCTTATATAATCACCAGCAGCATCACCATCATTACGTGGTACAAATGGTTCTAAAGAGCCCTGGGGGGCATAGACGGGAACGTGTTCGCGTAATCCCGTGGCCGGATTCATTGCTGGAATAATTGGTAGTTTGTTGAGTTGTTGGCGGTCAGGGTCTTTGTCGGTAATATCCAAATACTCGGCTGGTGGACCCTTACACCGTCTGGCTTTTCGACGCTCTTCACGCCTGGCCGCTTTTGTTGCGTAATCATTGGTGCATCCCGGAGAAGGAGCGCCACCTATTGCCTGAAAGGCATCATCGAGAGCACAATAGTTCATCTCCTCTACTACCAAAAGCAATCATTCTTATATCAGAGAAATGAACCTTTCAAAGCTCGGACCTTCCGTCTGGATAATTTTCCTAAATATTATACTTTTGCTCATACTTTTTATGAAGTTATCGACAAACCAACGTGATTCCTTTGTAAATTATCCTCAACAGGTAAATCCTACTGCCAAAATATCATCAAGCGCAGATACAACTACTGCAAATAACAATTATGCATCAATTCTACTCTTTTTACAAAATAATCCATCAAAATCAGGTAAGTTTATAGCAGATGTTAAGAACAAGTTTTTTACAGATAGTTGTACTGTAAAAGATAATATTGACTTTCCTAATATTGCACAAATGCCATCAGGAATGCCTTTTTAATCAATAAATAGCAAGAATAAACAGGATGTCAGCACAAAGTCAATTATCTTATCAGCAAGGAGGAATGATTAACTCTTTTCAGACTTTAATGGTCAATCTTGATTCACCTGCAAAATTACTATATGGCTTTGTACTTGTTCTTATAATCGTTTATTCCCCAGTGATTCCTACGGAGTATAGAATCTTTGCAGATTCCCTTCTTGGTAGAATTTTTGGGATTGCCATTGTGTACGGTGTTATTGAAACTCTGGGATGGGTATACGGTATTCTCACTGCCTTAGCATTCCTTTTAGTAATTACTGGTGCTCCTTCTAATTTTGCTGCTGGTACAGAAGGGTTCGATGGGGGTGGTACTGTTACTGAAAAGAAGATTGTTGGTAAAAAATGGTTTGTTGAAAAAGTGTTAGGTGAAAACCCTAAAAAGATTGCAACCGACAAGGTTACAACAACAGCCGTTGAAACATAAGACAGTTTAATGTTATAACAAAGATTAGAGATGACACGTATTTCCTGGCCTTCTTTCCTTTCATTTCAAGGAACAACTGATGGTATCTTTCGTGCTGTTGCAGTTACCTTAGCTGCTATTGTTATCGTACGTTACAGTTCACTCTTTGAAGAGGAATACTCTCAAAAACTGACTGATTTATACATTCATCCTTGGTGGAGAATCCTTATAGTCCTTTTAGGATTAACAGCTGCTATCTGGTGCCCTCGTGTTGGTATACTTATAGCACTGATTGTCTTCTTTTACTTAAGTGATATGAACACATTAATCACTCCGTTTTCAGAGTTATAATGCACTTTTTAGGAAAAAGTGCTCAAAAAAATTATTTTTAGGGGCTGGTATCCAAAATCTTTAAAATGTTCTAATAAAATACCTATATTAATAATTATAATTATATTATTTTTGGACACTTTTTCTTAAAAAGTGTTAGGATGAGTCTTCCGGCTGCTATGTCTGGGCAAGCACTAAGTGCTTTAGCACCAATTAGTCCTGTAGATGCTTTTCTACAGATATTTAACACCAATCCATATTTTATTGGAATTATGATGCTTGTTCTAAACTTAGGTGGACGATTTATAAGTTTAGAAGTCACTAAGAAACAAGAACAGTTTCTACAATTACCCTGGGTTCGCAGAGTACTTATTTTTACTGTTCTCTTTGTTGCAACTCGAAATATCTGGGTCGCATTCTGGACTACTGTTGCAGTTGTTCTTTTATTAGGATACTTATTTAATGAAAACTCCGCGCTTTGTATCTTTGGACAAGGAGGAAAAGACGGCTCTAAATGTGCAGAGGGCCCCAAACCAGGTGAAGAAATGACACCAGAGGAAAAAGAAATCCTTCAACGTTTAAGTGCAAAAGCGCAAAGATACCAGAGTAATCAAGTAAGTGGTAATGGTGTTGTGAAGAATCCCCAGCAACAGGCTTTAGAGAAATCTGCTGACCCCGCTGACACTGAAGAGGATGTTCTCCACACTGATGTTTATGCTGCTAACCTAACACTCCTTCGTAATCCGCAATAAAATTGATAATTAATTAAATGCTTACAATAAGCAATAAATTAACTATGCAATTTGATAATCCTCCAAGTATTGAACAACTCAACTTCTTTGACCGATATATTTCTCCAACGCCTCTTGAATATCGCATACAACGCTTTCAGGAATTAGTTAAAAAAGGAGTTTATTATCGCATAATGACCTGGAACATTGATATCATTATGTACTTTACATATCATAATAGTGGAAAGTTCAAACGGCCTACTCATAAGGAAGCCATCTGGAAAGTTCCTGGTTGCTTTTATTAAAGATTGAGTGTCATCGTGTTAGCGACAGGAATTGCAGCCTTGCGACGACCTCTACGTTGGCCAGTCGCTCCAGTGCGAACACTCTCTAACTGACTCATTTCATCATCCTGTCTGGAATGAATGCTTGCAATTTCACTCGCCGCCTGCATAGCTGGTTGCTGATTAAATACTGGTCCAGGACCTGGCATCATTAAAGGATTTGACTCTAATTCAGCATTACGAACCTCCATATATGTTTTTAATACATCATCAACACCAGATGGGCCTCTCATTTCACGTCTCTGCACTGAAGGAGGGTTTTGGGCTGCCATACTCTGAGGCATCTGTGGCATAGGGGGAGCTACTGGGGCATTAGAGGATTGATAGAATGGACCAGGGCCACTCATAGGAGATGGCATACTCATAGGAGGACCCTGTTGAGGAGGCATTCCCATAGCAGCACCCATAAAGTTACCAAATCCTGGGCCAGCCTGTTGGGCCGCCGTTGCAGCGAATTGCTTCATTAAATCAGGATTACTTCTGAAAATATCAGCAGGACTGACATTCGCCATCTTTTGACGGAAGAAGGAATTGCTCATATGGAACATAAAACCACTACCAACAAGTGACATTAGTAGTTTCACTTCAGGAGGCATATTGCCTTTACCCTTATATTTGTCATAGAGCTCTTCAAAGACTTCATCATAGTCTTCAATGTTTTCGTGCACTGATTCGGACCAACCATCAAGCTGCCAGTCAAAAGGATTGAATTTGCCATTGAGGAACTCAAATCCAGTTACAACACCCATCATACACTGACGCTGGAAGCGAATAGAGGCTTCTAAGTTCTTAGCATCCACTAAACGGTCATATTCAAGTTGGATTTCTTCTAAAGTATTATCCATACTGAAGTGTTTAGTGAGGGTGTAGCCCTTGGTCTCAAGACGGTTGAGTTTATTGATGAGGTCAATCTTCTTTTTGCGCTCTTCTTCAGGGCTTAGACGGGTAGCAGCCGCTAAGTTAATTGATGGACCAGTCGCAGTTTGGTCATTAGAAAATAGGCTTGGTCCAGAATCATCTCGGTTGATTGAGATTTCAGGTAGATTAGATGGGCCACCTGTGGGGATATCAAATGAGATTGCTTCGAGCGGTTCACCAATGCCAATGCCGATATCATTGATTGGTTCGGCAGCAGCAATGCTTTGAGAGAAACCGTTGGCCGGACGAGAACTGATGCGGCTGCTGGTTAAAAGGCTGGCACCGAGGTCGTCACCGAGGTCTTCACCGCCAAGTTCAATAATATTACCAATATTTGAGCTGATTTGGATATCGGGGCCGCCAAGATTCTCAACAAAGTTCTGCATATCACTAATTGTCACGCTTGAGCCGCTCATTATGTCTTTCTCATTCCGTTCTTTTTTAAGCACTATAAATGACGCACTAACAAACTTAAACTCACTCCTAATGCGGCCCCCCCTATAATTTGTGCAATCGAATGACAACTCTTAATCCATCTTGACATCATAACTATACCAGCATAGCCAATCAATAATACTTTGATAATTATACTGTTAGTTTCTTGAAAGTAAAAGCTTGAAAAGAATGCAACTGTTGCTGAATGTGAGCTTGGCATACCGGGCTGACCAGATTGATTTCCGTCGTTACACAGTAAATTGCAATTCTTTGCACCTTGTGGACGGGGACTAATTTTTCCTAAAACATACTTAATACTTTCTGAAATAATTGTTGTACCCCCCACCCCAATAAATGCCTTTAAATGTATAAGATTTGGGTTTAGAATATAGAATATCAATGGAATTAGATATAGTATTCCAACAGACATTGATAGTAAATCTGGAAGATTCATTCTTTGTTAGGTATTAGAAATCAACGCACATACATAAAGCATCGGCCATATCTGATTTCTTTTTTGCCTTTTTCCAATCTTCATATATCTTATCATTCTTTACATCTCCTTCATCAAAGAGTTTTTTGAGACGTTCCTCTGATTTATTTTTTCTTTCTGAATATCCTTCATCACCTTTTTTGGCATCGCTGACTTTCTTTTTGGCGTGAACGAGATGATATTCAGGAGTTTGAGAGTTGCTTAGAAACTTTTCTCTGATTGTTGCAAATAATAGGACCTGAACGGATTTCATATGTGGATTCTTAAAAGCAGGTTGATTTTCTAAGAGGACGTGAGTACAATTAGAAAAAATATGCCATTTTTCTTGAACGAATTTTCGAAGTGAATCGTGAATTTCTTCAAGAGACACCTTTGAAGCATTAGTTTGTTTTGGTTGTTCAAAATGAAATGTAAACTTCTTACCCAAACTCTCTAAACATTTATCATTTGAGCTGCCAAGATTTTCACAATTATGTGTTTTAATTAGTTCTTTAAGAATTTTATTGGTTGGAAGTTTTTTATTATCAAGTTCAGGAATAATTGTATGCGTGCCAGGAATATGACGTTTGCAAAATACTTTATCACCAGCTTTATACGAAGCCTTGATAGAACACATAAAACAATTAACCTGCTCAACTGGCTCTAAAATATTACAATTCTCTAAAGCAACTACATTTGTATCATTTTCCAATACACAGAATGCAAGGTTCTTGATACCAATATCAAATGCTATAACTTTTTTGTATTCCATTAATTATTAATTTGGATGATTGTTTATATTCTGAGTAAATAACATTAATCAGAATAGTAATATATGGTCCTGGCGGGGATCGAACCCGCGACTTTCGCGTGGCATAAGTATACTCTAAAATGTATAAGCACGACGCTCTAACCAGCTGAGCTACAAGACCATCAGGGATTTCTCCCTACCTTATCTTATCATCTCGTCTTTAAATTCCCTTATTGAGGAAAAATTCCGCGGGGCGAGTTTCGTCCTCCCTCATAATATGTCGTTAACCCAATATTCTTGCGATTATTACGAATTTCAGCCATTGTAGGCTCATAAGTAAAAGTTCCAAATAATTCTGGACAGGGAACATTGGCACGTTCAACACCAATTCCGTGCTTGAGACCAGTTGGGTTTACTTCTGAATAGAATGCATTTGAGTGCACAATATCTGCAGGAGGAGGGACCGTATTGGCCATAGCAAGAGAGGCGCCTGTCCATTCGACCTGTCTTTTGCGAGATTCATCCATCACCTCATTGGCGTGATTAATCAGCCAAAGTTTAGTATTGAATTGAGCGGCAGGACGAATATTTTTGGTACATTGTGGGCGATAGTCTGTTACCAAACGCGCGTCCTCCATTGGCCCAGCATAGGCTGGGTAGCGATTGTCACGGGCTGGGTAGACATCTTTGACTGGAGGGACATAAGCCTTTTGGGCAGCTCTATATTCTGTGCCAAATTGTGGATTACTGAATAAATTGGGGCGAGTATCGCGGCTAAATCCAGGTTGGTCAAGTTGCGCCATCTATCTTTACCAATTGTTTTGCTTATTAAATTATTGAGTTTCGGCGCCGACTGAGGTCTGAAAAGGGCTGCTTGTTTCAAGAAAAGAACTTGATGCAGCAGAACCGGGTTGAGGGGATGCAGCTGAGCGGTCGGATGTTTTAAGAGCTTCAATGATTGCACTTTTCTTCATTGATCCAGCACCAGTGATACCACGCGTTTTACCAAGAGTTTGTAGCTCTTTTAGTGACATTGACTCATAGTTTACAGAGACCTTTGCATCAGTGTCCTTAACTTCAGAGTCATCGGTCTGTTCATCCTTTACAGCCTCTGCAATAACAGACTTGTACTGATTAACTTCATTATCAGCGGAATCATTAACACTCCCTGAGACAGAAGGCGCTGGACTCCCACTTTTGGACTGAGTACTTTCACCAACTACAGCACCAGGATAGTAATCATCAGAGTCATCATTATCATTATCTTCAGAGAAGGGGGCATAGTTACCAGCAGATTGTTCCGTAGATAAATGAATTGTTCTGGCTGAAACTTGTTCCTGGTCTGCCGGTAGTTCTGAATAGGATTTAATTTCAGAACTCATCTTGAGGTCCAAAAGAATGGATTCCAATAAGCTAATTTTCTGTTCAGCTTGCTGAATGCGTGTGTAAAGATACAGAGCAATTGAACCAAATAATAATACAAGGACTAATCCCACGGTTAGAGTATCACTTAAAGATGTCATTCTGCCGTGCTTTAGGGATTTTTAGAAATTATTCATCCGCACTTCGATAAAAGCAGACCGTTATTTTTTAATAATTCATCGACACTACTTACCCTACAAATACCTTTCTTTAACGTATACTCAAAATGAATATCACCATCCTCATCAATACTTGCTGCACAACAGAGTTTTTGAATATTCTCTTCTGCGTTTTCTACTAATTCAAAGAGATGGGTGCTAATTACGCTTACAATATTGTCTTTTTTCCAAAGTTGTGAGCAGTATATCTGACAGCTGCGGAGGGCATCTGGTGGGTTTGTCGAATGATATAATTCATCAATAAATATCAAAATAGGTTCATTAAAACGAAGTGTGTTTGCAGTAAACTCAATCTCACGTTCAAATCGAGATTTTGAGCCAGGTAAGTCATCTGGTTTCAAGCAAACAAACATCTTTATAAATGACGTTGATGTCAAATGACCAATCGAACAGCCATATGTATGAGCCAATAAACCTGAAATTGATAGAGCTCTTAAGACAGTTGATTTTCCACCCTTATTAGGTCCTGTTAGAAGTGCGTGACGTTTCTTATCAAATGAGGCAGATATAACTTTACGATTTTGTTCAGACACTTGGAAATCAAATGTGTCTCTGGCTCTAAAGATTGGTGTATCAGATTTAACCCAATGCACTGGATATATTTCAGATTTAGCGGCCAAATTCATAATAACTTCAAGTGACCCTACATATTTTAGAGCCATCTTGAAATAAGAAGAGTTTAGAACTGCCTGAGCGGTAGCATCACGAACACCATTTATTTCAGGGAGTGGACATTTGAAGAAACTAAATCCGTGTTCACTGAGTATATTTTGAAGTTCAGTATATAGATTCTTAAATCTAATTGTTAATTTACCCTTTTCAGTAATAATATCATCAATTGATTTCAAGTGTTTATACGACCAATATGGTTGAATTATTCCTTGAATAAATGTTACAAGTACAATGCCAAATTGTTTTATAAAAGCACCTGGATTTATTCCAGTTGTAGCCGTTGCTGCAGCAGGATTCATAATTTGATTAAAGTTGCCAGATACCATTGAATGCAAAATATTCATATAACTATTTAGCGTCATTGGAACCTCAAATGCAAACTTAAGAATAATATAGGGGGCGATGAGTGTTAAAAAAGGAACAATAAAGGACAGACCTGGGAGTAAATATACTCGGATAAAAGCCCAGATGCCTAAAAAATATGGAATGAAGTTTAGTGGTTTTAAAATAGGTTTTAAAAATAGAATCTCATTATAAGATTCTCTTTCAAGTTCTGAGTCAGTTGAAATTAATTTACTAAGTTCCTTTTCACACTCAGATATTTCACTAAAAATGCGTTTGCAGTTTGGATAAAATGCTGGGTCTCTCTCAAATCCTTCTTTAAATCTCTTAAATCTATTACTTAGAGAACTAAGATGTTTTGAATCTGATGACCAATTGCCAAGTTGTTTATTAAGACATTTCTTTGCAGAGCTGGTTTGAAGACCTATCCAATCGGAAAACTTTTCAGTGTCTATTATTGCATCTGCACTACTCATCTTATGACAACTGAATTATTTTTTACACGATATCAAACACGTTTATGGCTAAAATTTGAAACCTCTCCGCCGCATTTTATATTCAAGCATCTCTCCAAGCCAGCTTAAAAGTTTATTCAGAGATATCAATAATGACAACTATTGTCCAAGACATTCAGATGGTCCGTTCCCTGCGGAAGGACATCCGGGAGGTAAAGCTCCCATCTAACATTCTTAACTCAATTGAGACCATCCACAATTGTATTAAGAGTGGTACCGACCTTAATGGTTGGAAGAAGGTAGATTGGCGCGGCGCTGGGGGCGGCGGAAGTAGTAATAGCGGTGGAAACAACTATCGTAATTCTGGTCCTCCTTCTCGCCAGGGACAGGGGTATAATCGTGGAAATGACCGAGGAAATGACCGTGGAAATGACCGAGGAAACAGTAATAGTTTCTTTGGCGGTCGCCAGGAGTCTACATCTGGACCTTCACACTATGCCTTTGGTAATCGGTCAAAGGGAGGATTTGCAGGTCGTCAAATTGAGCAGCCTGTAAGCATTCCGCTTACAAGTGGTACCTCTCCTGTTCCTTCCCCGTCTCAGGCTCCTCCTACTCAACCAACAGTCAGTGCAGATGGCTTTCGTATGCCGCCTCAGAAGTATGTAAGTAAGTTCAAGAAGAGCTCCGACAAGGTGGAAGATACTATTCTCAATACTATCATTCTTGGAAAACTGAACAAGTTTAGTGAACTCAATTATGATGAGATTAAGGAGTTTATCACTCATATTATTGACAGTGGTCAAACTGATATGATTAAGTGCTTTATGAAGCTTGTATTTGAGAAGGCAGCAAGTGAAGAAATGTTCTGCCCTCTTTATGCAAAGCTTCTAAGTGAACTCAGTTCTCGCTACCCAGTACTACTTACTGAGATGGCCAACCTCTACTCAGTCTATATGGCAATCTTTGAAGAAGTACAGGAGAACTCCGCTGAAAACTATAATGAAGTATGTAAGCGTAATGTTGAGAAGAAGTATCGTCGCGGTTATTCTCAGTTCCTTGCTGAGCTCATTAAACACGATGTCATTGATAGGGAAATCTTCATTAAGACGGTCAATACAATCATTACACAAGTCGAGAACAATCTTCCAAAGAAGGAGTCAATGAAGCTTGTTGAGGAATATGCAGATTGTCTGGTACGTATTATGCGTGCTATTCAAGAAGATAATACAAGTGATAGTGACTCTGAAGATTCAGATGACGAAGACGCAGAGAAGAAGGTCGTTGCAATTCGTGAGACTCTCAAGGGTGAAATTATTAAACGTATTGAACCACTAACTGTTCGCCAGACAGATAATGCTGGGCTTAGTAACAAGGCTCGATTTACTTTCCTTGATATCTATGAAAACATCCAAAAATTCTAAAATGCGTATATAATAGAAAATGGGAAGAGGAATGAAAATTAAATTAAAGAAATATACGGCGTTTGTACCCAAAACTCTCAAAGCAACAAAAAATGTTGGAAAGTCAACCATAAAGAAAATAAATTATTTTTTAAACAATACTGCAAAGACCATCAAAAAAACGACAAAGATGCTTGATAAACGTGCAGCCAAATCTATTCGCTCTTTAACAAAGAGACGTCGTAGATAAATATTAAAGTCGACTAAAAATTGACTGATTCAAATCCTCATTTATGTCACGGAAAGTGATTTAAACGATGACTAATTCTAACAATTTAAGTAGAATGCCCAAGACCGATAACGGGAAATCCAAGAGAAAGAGCTCTCCCAAAAGGGTTCTAAAACGTGGTGGAAAAGGAGGTAAAGATGACGATGATAGCAGTGTAGATAGCAAAGGTAACATTCGTGGTCTGATTGACTATGACTACACATCTGATAGTGAATCTGAATCATCTGTATCTACACCTTCCCGCACCCGTTCTCCTCGGACTCCACGCAAGGCTGCGGTGGCTGCACGCAAAAAGATTGCAAAAGCAGTCGCTAAAGACGACAAACGTGAAGCCAGGCAGAGCCCAAAACCGAGCCCCAGAGAAACACCTAAGGAAACTCAAAAGAAAAATAAAATTATCTACAAAAAAGAAACAAAACAAAAAGAAGTAAAACGATTAACTCCTTCTAAACGCAGATATCCCTTCAAAGATTATAAAAAACCAAATGTAAAACGCAGAAGCCCAAGTTATTCAAGAAGCTCTGAAGAAAGTGCATTCCCCTATGAGGATGAAGATGATTCTGATGAGGATGAGGATGAAATGGAAGATTATGAAGGCCGTGAAACGGAAGAGGAAGTAGAAGAGTCTGAAGAAGAAGAGGAAGACGATGATGAAGACGAGGATGAAGACGAGGATGAAGATGAAGATGAGGATGAGGACGAAGATGAAGAAGAAACTGGAAATAAAGGCTTTGGAGGAATCTTACTTGCTCTTGGCGGGGGAGGAGCTGCAAACCCTATGAAGCCCAAAAAATACAATATGAAAAAGGAACCTGAAAGTGTCAAAAAGTTTGTCAAGCTACTTACAGAGCCTGTAGAAGAAAACACAATTGATAAACAGATTGAACAATTTAAGGCTCTTGCCGATGAAAAACAGAAAGAGCTCATTACTGCACTTGAAAATCGTCCCACAACCAGTGATACTGGTGTAAATCTAATGCTTAAGATTCTAACTCTAAAGCTACCACCTGATGTACAAGGAATGATTCTTTCAAAATATAACAGTCTGCAGAGTTTAGATACATCCAGTAATGAATACTTCAAACTTCGTGCGTGGCTTGATAAGGTTGTTAGTATTCCATTTGGAATCTATAAAGAAATCCCTGCCCGCCTTGAAGATGGTCAAGAAAAATGTGGCGACTTTATGAAAGGTGCTAAGAAATGCCTCGATGATGCTGTATATGGTCAAGATGAATCTAAACTTCAGATTATGCAGTTCATTAGCACCAAAATTGCAAACCCTGAGTCTCGCGGCCTAAGTCTCCTACTCATTGGTCCACCTGGCATTGGTAAAACTTCTCTGATTAAAAATGGAATTGCTAAAGCACTCAACTGGCCTTTCCAATTCATTTCACTTGGTGGTGATTCTGATGCAAGCACCTATACTGGTCACCAACTTGTCTATGAGTCTTCTCACTGTGGTAAGATTGTTAACTCTCTTATTGCTTCTAAATCTATGAGCACCGTGCTAATGTTTGATGAAGTAGATAAGATTTCACAGACGCCTAAGGGTGAAGAGGTGATGAATCTACTCATTCACCTAACAGACCCTGTACAAAATGGCGACTTTGAAGACAAATATCTATCTGGTGTACCAATTGACCTCAGCAAGGTAATGTTTGTATTCAGTGCAAATGACATTAATAAGATTGATAAGGTACTTCTGGACCGTATGATGGTAATTGACCTAAAGGGATATGACCTCAAACAGAAAACAACCATTGCGGAACAATATCTCCTGCCAGCTGCAGTCAAGGAGGTCAATCTGACTGAACGCATTTCAATCTCAAAAGATATTCTAACAAATATCATTGAAGAGTATGCGAATGAAGAAAAGGGTGTCCGTGAACTCAAACGTTGTATTGAACAAATTACTCAGAAGATTAATATGCTAAGAATGTACAACTCTCCTGAACTACCCTTCCACATCAAAGACTTCTCACTTCCATTCATTGTGAAGAAGGACCACGTAAAACTCTTTATCAAAAAGAAGGAAAACCGTGATGCACCACCTATGGGTATGTATCTCTAAACATTAAATAAGCTCATTTGAATAGCCTTTGCAAGCTCATTATTACTATTAGCACTATTTTTACTATTTCTTCTTTGAGCCTTTCTGGATTCAATATTTGCGACTAAAGCCTCTTGTAGTTGTCTTCCCTCATAGTTATTATTTTCCTTTTTCTTCTTGCCACGACTTTGTCTCTTTGGTTTGGCATTAGGAACAGGCGCAGCTTTAGCGGCTGCAACAGCCATCATTGATTTTTGACGAGCAGTTAATCGTCTTGGTGGGGGCGAAGGGGCACGACCCTTATTACCAATATTTACTGCTGCCACATTAGCTGCTAATTTATTCATAGCATATACAGCATTCGTTGCCTCTACAACAGGTGCAACTTGTGGTTTTCTTCTGCGCACTGTTCTCCTGGCCGCATTATTTGCAGGTTTTAGTGGAGAAGGTGCACGGGGTGGAGAAGGTGCGCGACGTGGAGGGGAAGGAGCACGACGTGGGGGAGAAGCACGACGAGGAGGAGCTCTTGGAGGAGAGGGTGCACGTGGTGGGGCAGCTGCAGGCCATAATAATCTAAAGTGATTTCCATTTGTACGAATTAAATTAACTACAGGCACTCCTGGGCTTGGTACGCCGCCAGCACCAGGACCCATAGCAATCATATTAATATTTCCATTAGCTTCTACGTCATAAATAGTTATATTTAAATTAAGAATTTGTGCAGCAACCTGAGGAAATACATCACCTAATCCTCCTGCCCAAGTATATGGTTGTAAATATCCTCTTAGGCGAGCAGTGATGGCTTGTTGGTGAGCAACTTTGGCTTTGGCCGCAGCGGCGGCGGCCTTAGCGGTAACGGGTCCAGCAGGTGGATCTGGAGGGGAAGGAACATCATCAAGAAGATAAGCCTCATATAGTGCCTGATTATTAAGCATATACTGTACAACTTCACGACGAAGAGCTAAATGAGATTTACTGGTTGCTGGGTTTCCAGTTCGGGCACCATATTTGGCTAATGAATCATAAAAACAGTTACCATTATCTGCAGTATCAATAATTTGAAATCCCTGTGATGCTGCAAATTCTTGTGCACAATCCTCAACATCTGTGCCTGGTGCACAAGAATACACGCCTGGGACGAATTGAAGACCGCCGCGCTTTCTTGTTTTTCTTAAATTACGCATCTCTATTAGTATTCCATTTTAAATATCCGTAGTCTTTTAATAAAACTATTCCAATAACAATAGAACTTGCACTTAAAATAATTTTGGAAGTGATGTTCCCTTCAATTTCTTGACCAAAGTATTTATCCATAATTTGCTGAATAGGGTTCTTTTCATTATTTGATAAATTAAGTTCAATAGATGTAAAAAAACATTTATTGAAAATAAAATAAGATAATGCACCTAAAACTACAAAAATGAAAAATACTATTCTATATATATCTCCAGGTTTGGATTGGAAAAAGAAATAGTAAAACCCAACTACAAATACTGCATAGTGTATAAATGAGACAATTAAAGCCTGTTGATTCTGATTCAAAAAGAATAAGAGAGACTTGAAGAGGTCTGTCCAGAAATCCGTAATCTTTTCTTCTATCTTTTCTAACCCCTCATTCATTTCTTTGCTACACTTCTTTTATAAAATTGACCTAAGGATTTATCAACACTAAATCCCAGAAATGTCAATTATCTTACTTCGTGGATTCTCACACTCTGGAAAAGATTTCATTGGGCAAATACTTTGTAATCAATATGATTATAAACGATATGCCTTTGCAGATTCTCTAAAAAAGATAGTCTCAAACAATTTTGATTGTCCTCTTGAGCAACTCCACTCACAAGAAGGAAAATTGCAAATATGTGAGCAAGATGTACTTAAACGTACTTATCGTCAAATTTTGATTGATGAAGCTCTTCGACTAAGAAATATTGATGCTGGTGTGTTTGCAAAGCACTGTTGTAATGAAATTATTGGGCTGAATCCAGAAGAAACATCTGATAGAATTGTCATCACAGATTGGAGATATCCTAATGAAATTACAATTCTGGAACAGGCATTCCCTGGATACAAAGTTACTCCTGTACACATTATCCGTGAAGGGCAGCTTGAAAGTCCTGTAAATGATATTTCAGAACATCAGCTTGATAATCGTGCAAATGATTATGAACTACATAATAGAATGGATAATACTATCTATCAAGAAGTTGATGAGTTGATTAAATACATTCATCTATAACATTCTCCATTAAACGTTAATTTAGTTACATCCTCTTGACCACCAAGAATTGAATCTTGATAGAACATTGGTCGCTTCAATCCATACACATTAAATGTCTGGGCCATTACTGAAAATAATAAATCGTGAGGCAAATCATCCACATTTTTAGCAATCTCTTCCATTTTTTGTATAAATGTTCTCATATACTCTCTCGAATTAAATAGAATTGCGTGACCTGATGTCATCCCTTTAATTCTTGTTATATTCTCATTATAGGATTGAACCTCAGCAGGTGAATTAGGATAGATGTGTGGACGTGGCTTTGAATAGAGAGTTTGAATGGAATGACTATATGACCACAATGATACACCAAGATAGAGTGCATCACAATTATCAGGAATATTTAGGGTATCATATTTAGTAAAAAAGGCACAATCATCTTCTAAGATTATAAATGGTTCATCGTTTTTTAGTTCTTTCCTAAAAATCTCCAAAACGGTGTTTGTAAGACTTGCAGTATTGTTTGGTCCCGCTGCACTTTTATAAAATGTAATATTCCTGAAACCCTCATCTAATAAACGCTGAAAAACTGTAATTACTCGGTCACGATATTTATTCTCTCCTGGCGAAATGATATATACTCTTGTCTTCTTTATATCTAAAATCATTTATCATTTACTATAACTTTTTCTTTAGACCACTCTTAAATTTTAATTCATTATAAATATGAAAATAAATATTTTCTTAAAATAATTAGAAATGGATTCATCATTTTATGAAAATCGCTTTGTTGGTGTCTGGTCCGAGACCTATGTCCGAAAACTTCTCTTCAAAGCTGCGATGGTTCTCCTTATCATTGGCGGTCTCAACTGGCTCCTTGTAGGTGTATTTGACTTTAATCTTGTATATGCACTCTTTGGAAAAAGCTTCCTTGCCAGTCTGATTTATATTTTGGTCGGTGTAAGTGCAGTTGCAATTATGTGCGATAGAGATACTTATTTACCATTCTTAGGTCCTATGGTTGCTCCTTGTTCTGTATTAGAAAACCGTGACCCTCCGGGTGCGACAAGAGAGGTAAAAGTAGTTATTGAACCAAATGTTAAGGTCATTTACTGGGCAGCTGAGCCCGCCTCTCTCAAACTTGAAAAACTCAATTCCTGGAAAGATGCCTATCTAAATTATGATAATGCTGGGGTCGCTACCTCTAACGGTGAAGGTGTTGCCATACTTAAAGTAAGAGACCCGCAAAGCTATAAAGTTCCGTTTAAAGGACAATTGGCTCCACACGTGCATTATAGAGTCTGTGGAGAGGCTGGATGGATGGGTAAAATCAACACAGTCTATGTCGGTGAAAAATCAGTTGAGGGCTTTGAAGACAAAAAAACTGATAAGAACTATAAAGTTGTCAACTTAGCTGATACCTCTGCAAGTTTATATTAGAAGTATAACATCTACTAATTAACTGTTATTGTTTGCACCTTTGAATTATCTTTAAAATATACTTCTCCTGGTTTAGAACCAAATTTAAGATTTTTTACTTGAGTTAAAACAAACTTAGCAGAAGAATTCTTTATCTTTTTTGAATGTGCTTTACATAGTTTACAAGCATATTGAATTTCATCATCAAGTGGGTCATCTATTTCGATAATTATATGCGCAGATGGAACATTATCTGCGTGAACCCAATAATAATCTTTATATGCTTCTGAAATAATCCTCCAATTCTCTTCATCAGAACGACCAATAATAAATGTTACTTTGTTATATTCTATATACATTTTAAACTAATATTATATCATAAATATACTCATTCAAATTTTAAGCTTAAATAATGAATGAATATTATATATAAAATGGAAGAAGAAGAATATATTGATGAAACACTTTTAAAGCTAATTACTACACTTCATAAAATTGATAAAGATACTACACTAATTGTAAGACAAGATGGGCATTATTGTCTCAGTCAACAAATTATTAAAGATGCAGTTGAGTTAGCAAATGATTGTCTAATTGATGATGGTGGACACATTATTCGCAAGCATATTGATTTAGTCGTAATGGAAGAATTTCCTACGTATGCTGGTGATATGGATAGGTATGGCTGGCTAACAGGTATAATTGAACTATCACGAGGTATTATTATGTTTGGTTAGTTAGTTTCTTTGCGAATCTTTTCAGGTAAACCCTTAAATAACTCATTATAAGCAGTTGGATTATCTTCTTTACATAAAAGATATTCCTTAGGTTGAATGGGTTTATCAAACTTAATTATTAGGCACTCCTTGAATGTAGGATGATTAAAATGTGAAAAGGCATAAATTCTATTTTTATTCACATACATAGTATGTTCAATACCTTTCATATTCTCAGAGTCAAACTTAAATAGAGGAATAAAATCTGTCAACGCATCAAACTTGTCCGATATTTTGTCGATGTTGAACAGCATTTTATTAAATATAATGTCATTGGGTTTTAAGCAGGTTAGATGCGGCGGAAATAGAAAATATAATTTGATGCTGAAAACTTAGCCTTTTCTTCCTTCATTGCAGTTTCATCATCCATCCACCACCATTCGCCTGAAATTGGATGCTTAAATTGTGCAGTATAATGGCCACCCATATGCGAACCGTGATGGTCAGATACACCTCTTAGTTCATACTTCCAAATACGACTGGGGTCATTGGATTCTGGTGCAAAGAAATCAGTAAATTGCACATCCTCTCCTTCATATGGACAAGATGTCATATTCTTACGCCCATCAAAATTAAACCGACGAAGAGTTACAAATAGGCTATGAGGAAGCTTCCAAATATGTGAATAAATCTTTGCTAAATGTCTATCATTGCCTGGAGTTAGTTTACTACAATTCTCACAATGATATCCTTCAATCTCAGAATCCTTTACCTCATTCTGAATCCAATCCTTAAATGTTTGACCCTCACACGGAACTTTAAGTGAGTTGAATACTTCCCACTGATACGAATTATTCTCGCACTTAGTACAATGAATAGTTTTACGCATCATTCCAAAAAATCGGTGAACAACTTCACTGTTATTTTTGCTTAGAAACCTGTTCCAACCATTCTCTGCCATAATATTCATTCTTTGTTCAGGAGTAGCGGAATCACTCCAAGTCTTTTCAGTAAAAGGCAGTTCAGTTTTAATCGCTTCGTGAAAACTATCTAACAGATAAACCAAATACTCGTGACTGTCATTTGGAATCGGGATACCAAACATTTCATATACAGTACCCTTTACGGCCTTACGCACTTCAGAAATAAAACCCAGAGGACGCACATAAGCGGGCTTATATGCAGACCATAACGACTTAAGAATATCTTGGTACGCCAACAGAATCCTTTTGTAGGTGTTTTCTTCTGGAATATTCTTAAGTTGCTCTATGAAGTTCTGAGTTAGACAAAAAGCATTCCATTCAGGACACGCTCTTAGTAACTGTAAAGTAGTATTACAATAGCAGGTATTGCCCATATTCTGAATTCCAACAACACCCTTTAGGGATGGATCTTTTTTTGGTTCTTCAGTCTTCGGCGTGTCCATTTGAGTTTCCTCCATATAAATTTGAACGCAATGGGGGCTTAAGCCGTTGATGTGTAATAATCGATATCCAAGATGTCTCAGCAAAATATCTATCACATCCAGCTTTTAAATGATATTCACAATCATTTTCCTGATATTCTATACAATCCCAGCCGATTCCATAATATCCAGGACCTTCTACAATATATCATTGATGTAGCCAATGCATCTCCTTATTCACGAGGACTAACCAGTTATAATAACCGCCAGACTTCTCCTAATAGAACTATTCCTCGCCCGCGCGTACCAACCTATCCTCCAGTTGGACCTATAGCTCCTCCAGTTGAACCAGGGGCGGCCGCGGCAGCCGCTGGAGCAGCGGGCGGAGGGAATACATTTGTAGCTGCTACAACAGTATTTGATGAACTACCTAATAATATCAATATGCGTTATCGTATTCCTCTTGGAGTAAATAATACTTCCCCACTACTTAACACTCTACTTTCAGGTATGTTTGGAGATATTCTTGGAGCATCTGTTATTGGTGGAAACGGGCTTCAGTCTTTCCTTGATAGCCGTGTTCCTGTATATCCAACAGCTGCAGAAATTGCAGAGGCAACAACTCTACATACAGCTGTCAGGCGCCAAGATGATATTTGTGCAATCTGCCAGGATGACATTGAAACAAATCAAGAAGTCCGACGTCTGAATCATTGTAATCACTACTTTCATCGTAATTGCATTGATACTTGGTTTCAGGGAAATACTCACTGTCCAACCTGTCGTCACGATATTCGCGAGGTATCAAATGATAGGCGCTCTCAGGATAACCAAAATGCCCCACCTCCAGTACCTGACAACTACAGACGAATGAATATCCGTCGTTCCAATGGGGCTCAATAGGTAGATATATCATTATATTTAAAATACAATAACAAAAATATTTTGTTTTTGTTATTTTATTAATTAATTAATTTTTAGTATTTATTGTTTAAGAAGCTACACTTAGAGCACCAAGGTCCTCAGGGAGTTCATTAATTGTGGTGGAGTAATGGCGTTCAATTTCCTTCATAGCATTCATCTCATCGCCATAAATTAGATTTACTGCAACACCTTTCTTACCATAACGACCAGAACGACCAATACGATGGACATAGTTCTCGCGCTGCATAGGGAGCTCATAGTTGACTACAAGGGATACTTGCTGTACATCAATACCACGTGCAAGCAGGTCAGTGCTGATTAGAACTCGAACTGAACCAGAACGGAAGTCTTCCATTCGCTTCTTACGTTCACCGACTTCCATTTCACCGTGAATATACTCAAGAGTAAATCCCTGTGCGGAAAGTTGCTTAGCAAGCCACTCTGCCTTTTGACGCTTATTCACATAGATTAGTGCCTGATTGACTGCAATCTGCTGATAAAGGTCAAGTAGTACAGGAAGCTTCCAGTCTTCACGCTCCAAACTTACATAGTACTGCTTGATACCCTCAAGAGTCACTTCATCGGGAGGGAGAAGAATACGAACGGGGTTGTTAAGGTAATTCTCTGCAACTTCAAGTACATTTTGAGGCATAGTTGCACTGAAGAGAGCAAGGCGAGTAGTAGCAGGGAACTTATTATCAAGGATAGCCTTAATTTGTTCGGCGAAAAGGTCCTCAAGCATTTGGTCAGCTTCATCGAGAATTACATATTGAATGTGGTCTACAGAAAGGTCGCCACGGCGAATAAGGTCATAGATACGACCAGGAGTTCCTACAATGAACTGGGCGCCCGCCTTAAGAGTACTAATATCTGCACGAAGCTGATTACCACCAGTCGCGGAAAGTACTTTTAGGTTCATATGGGTACCGAGTGCACGTGCAACACGTTCGGTCTGCTGAGAAAGCTCACGAGTAGGACAGATAACAAGTACCTGAGGAGACTTGATAGAGGTGTCAACAACGCTGAGAGAACCAATCGTAAATGCACCAGTTTTACCCGTGCCCGATTGTGATTGAGCGAGAATATCAGTATGCTTGCTCATCGGCACAATAGCAAGTTGTTGAATCTTTGAAGGATTTTCAAACCCATAGGAATAGATACTCCTGATGAGGTTATCCTGGAGACCCATTTCATCAAATGAGTCGTACATCTTAAGTTCGTCTTGGATAGGCTGGGAATTGTCTGACATCTCTGGATTCATAGTATAACAAAGCTTTATGCTCATTATTTAAGTCGTGATTTTGCAATCAAATTTTGCTTATTCCCCCAAAAAAAAATTAAGATTCCTACTTATCATCCGAATCTGAATCAGAATTGCTCTTACAGGAACTATCTGAATAATATGAGTTTGGCTGTCCAGTTAAAAATGTTGCAACAAGAGGAACTCTGTATTTTAGCTGATGACATATTGCACATCCCATAATAAAATCCATTTTATATTTATTTAATGCAATCAAGTTATTTACCAATTTTACCGTCCCTTGTTTATTAACCTCATAGGAATCAATTTCAGGGTCATCCAACTTTAAATCTGTTATCATTTTTCTTAAATTATAACTTGCAATAATTGCATCATTTTTATTCCAAGTAATTTCATCAACATCTATAATTGCATCCTCTTTGCCCCCAAAAGAAACAATACCCTCTGTTCCAAATCTATAAATGAACTCTGTGTTAAAATGAACTGGTTCAGACATTTACTTTAAAATATACATTCTTATTTAAATCCTGAAATATAAAATTTGACTGCTTAAAATAATTTAATATCAGTAGAGTCAGAAATGGATGCAGATGAACTAAATGAAGTAGGTGCTGAATACGAAGAGGAAGAGGAATGGGATGATGAGTACAACGAGGGAGAAGAGCAACAAGAAGAAGCTGCTTCCGAAGTGAAACCTGAACTCAAGCGTCTCTATCAACAGCACCCTGAATGTAATCTTGACTACATTGAACAAGTAATTCCAAAGATTCCACTACAATATATTCCTCCAGGCGGCGAAAAAGCGGATTCTAATCACCGGACCTATCCGTTCCTAACCAACTTTGAAAAGACTAAAATCATTGGTCTTCGTGCCAATCAACTCAGTAAGGGCTCTGTTCCTTTTATCGCGGTTCCAAAACACATCACTGATGTACGTGATATTGCCCGCCTTGAACTTGAACAGAAGCGCCTCCCCTTTATTATCAAACGACCACTTCCAAATGGGCAGTTTGAATATTGGCGCCTTACAGACCTACTAATTCTTTAAAGTCTTACGGCGGCGAGGCTCAATAGGTATCCGTGGTAAATACTCTTGACCATCATCGGATTTATCACTGCTTCGTTCACTAAATGCACGGCGTTTACGCTCCTTTGACCTCGTATCCTTTAATATCAAACATAAATTATTATATTCTTGTTCGTGTAATATTGATATAGAAACAGGAATATTTTTTAGTTCTTTAGTGGAAGAGGGCATATTATAGGGCACTAACTTATAAATTATTGAGAAAAAATTTGATTTGCAATCTGAGCTTTAAGATGTTTAGCAAGATACTTATAAGAATGGATAATCAAGATTGGATTCCTGTAACTGTGCGTCGTCGTTATTCCAAGAAAGAGGCTGTTGCTTCAGGGCAAACCTCAATTCAATCTCGTGACCCTGCAAAGAATGAAAAGATTCGTATGGCAAAACTCGCAGATGCTGATAGTCCAGGCCCTAAGAAGCGTGTAAATGCCCAGAGCCTACAAGAACTAATTCGTAAACGAATTGAACTAAAACTCAATCAAGAAAAGGCTGATGTACTATGTTCATTTCCTCGAAACACCTTTAAGGAAATTGAGGCTAACCGTCTTATGCCAAATGAAGACCAGAAGCGTCGTATTCAACAAAATCTTGGCATTTCACTCAAGATTGACACTGTTTCCGCCTAAAGAATCGTTATTATATTAAAATAAAATGTTGTCAAACAAACTTATTTCTTTTGGTAAAAAACTAAGTCAGGACTTTGTAAAACATATCGAATCAACGCCCAACCTATGTATGTATAAACTTGGCTCCCATTATATTCCAGATAGTGTTATTTTTCCTAAAACTGAAAGTATTACACTTATTAATTGTAGCCAAAATGGGATTCTAAATGTTTTAACACCTCGTGTTTTTCCTAATCTACACCGAGTAAACTATCTATCCACTGACCCTGGCGACTTTAAAATTTATGAACGATTCAATGATAAACTTAAATGGGTATTTCCAAATAAACCATATGAATTTTATGATTTTATGGTAAAAACTGGCCGCGGAACAAAAGACCCTCAACTAATTAAGGAGTACATTGCAAGTAAGAAAATTATTGATGGTAAAAACGGGTTTGATATTTCTTTTTATCTTGATTTAAATATTCCAGGATTTGGGATTACTGATGGTGAGTGGTGGCGGTCACAGTTTTATGAGTATTTAGTAAAAAAAGAACATATTAGTGACTATGCAAACTGCCTATATCCAGGTGAAGTCCCATCACATCCAAATAAAACTATTAATCAAGAATTAGAGGAATCTAAAATCGAGAAAGAGATTGTAGCTGAACAACTCTCTCAATATGACTTTACCGACGTTATCGATGAAGAATAAAAATATATATTTTTTAGTTTATTAATTTTCTTAACCACCCTGACGCCATTCCTTGCCACAGTTGAGACAAGAGATGAAACAAGTCATAGGCTCATCTGCAGAACGAGTCTGCAGTTCATAATACGTGCACTCACGTTTACCACAGCGGCGGCACTTAAACTGGTCAGTTGCACGACTCTTGTTACCTTCAAGAATCTTTTGTTCACGTTGTAGGAGTTTATCTTTCAGTTCAAACCACTTTTCAGGGAACATTTCAAATGCAGACATTGAAGGAATTTCTGATAGTTTAAACTCGCCATCGAGGACACGTGTCAGAAGTCGAGGATTATTTACTGGGCTTTGAGGATGGATATTGCTAAATACTGCACGAACAATTTGTCTGTACATCTCAATAAATGCAGGCGCTTTCCAGCTACGAGCAATATACATCTTTACAGCACGAGTATATGCCGTTTCAAAGATTCCCTTCTCAAGTAGACGAATATCATCCTTTGAAAACTTATCCTCAAGGAACTTGAGATTGTTTAGACAGAGCATTCGTAGTTTATTTGTCTCAGGTTCAGAAGTGAATAGAATTTCTTCTTTGAGTCCAGATGAATCTACTTTTGCAACAGCTGGAGCACGACGACGCTTTACAGGCGCAGGAGCTTCTTCTGGTTCCTCTTCTTCAATGATGGATGACTTGACACTATCCTCATCACTAAAGGATTCACTTACTGATTCTTCTTCAGAGAGTACTTCTTCTTCCTCTTCTTCATCTTCTTCATCGTCATCATCTTCATCATCTTCATCATTCTCCACGCCACCTTTGCAGAACTCATTCCATTGGTCAACTGTAAAAGGAATAGGTGATTCCCATTTGTTGCTCTGAGAGGCAATAACAAGTGCATCACCAAATAGTTCGAGGTCAGCATAGGGGTCAGGAAACTCAGATTTATTTTCAGTTCCCTTTTTACCTTTTTTATAGCCAAAGATAAAGATGATTTTGTTATCATACTCATAATAACAAACTCGTTCAGGCTCATCTTTCTTTTTGAAGTATTTTTGCAGGTTTTCAATGGTCAGGTTACTGCTTTCATTGAGAGATAGGTTTGCCTTGCGGGCTTCTCCCTTGATAGATAGTAAAACGGTCGATAGGGTTGGCATTCTTGGATAATCTATATTTGACACACAAAAGGTGCTTAAATCCTCGTCAAGTTTATTATATAGGATAAGGCCAATATGCCGTCAATTTTTATTTGGAAGACTGAAGAACCCAGTAGTTCAAAGAAACAGATTCGTGTTTATTCGGGTTCTAACTGGATGCTTGAAGATAATGATTTTTCATCCAAGAGTTATATGTTTCTTGACCAGATTGTAATCCCTGGATTTAATGATTCAGTAATTACATATCGTGCACATCAGATGCCTCAAGATTGGGTTGGTTCTGACCTATTAGAAGTAAGTAATGTACCATTTGAACAAATTAAGTCAGATAATTATGGGATACTTGATAGAATTGGTAATTGGATGAGATTTATTAGTAAGACAGAACTTGATTTTGATTCTGAGACACTTGAAAATGAAGTTATTAAAATTAAAAAGTGGATAAGTCAAGCAACACCCGCAAGGTCGCAACAAAAACCTGCATATCAAAAGCCTAATTATCAAAAAGCAGACCCACAATCCACCCCAGATGTTCAACAACTATTTCAGGACTTTCTTATCAAGTATACTAATTCCATTCCGCCTCCCCAAAATACAGTTATAAGCAGTAATCATCTAATTATCAATAATATCAATGGTATTAATTCTAATAGTAAAAATAATTCTGTAAAACCAGGCTATAAGAAACATAATAACAAATCTTATTTAAATAAAAATAATTTTGTACTTAAATAATTTCAAAATGCTGTTGAAATAGCTGTATGATTTTCACGAGACCAAAAAGAAGAATGATTGCATACATCTATATTCTTGGCATCCTTCTTGTTGGCTTCGTTGTTTATTTTTTAGTCAGAGATAAGATTTTTGACCCTCCCGTCACCCCTTATACTAAAGCCACTGAGAATTTTGAAGTCCCCGCCCCTGCTTCAATTGAACTCCGCAAAGCCCCAATCTATCCTGAACGAGTTATTATGCCTTCCGGCCCCAATCCTCCCAGTCAACAAGCACCACAAGGCGAAATTGTAGTATATGGTGAACCAACTGCTTCTGACCCATATTATGAAGCCCAAGAAAGTTCTGATATTCCTGAAAACTTACGTTACCCAGAACGTTCTTTCCGTCCGCCACCACTGAATAATAATACTTCCATTGCAGTTGAAGCTGGAATTGCAAGTAATAATATTCAGGTAACGTCTGATAATTCTCAAAAGATGCAGCCTGATTTTATTCAAGGTGGTGGTGAATTTATGCCAGGTATCTTTGCAAATGATACCCTTTCTGATAAAAGCTACTCTGCTTTTTAAATACACTATTCATTAATTTTATAGGGTTAATCTTTTAAAAAAACTTAATAATAGTAAATGGTATACGGATTTATTTACACTGTACCGCGCGATGAAATACAAGGAACTGGAACAAATGCAACTGTAAAACAAGACTATCTTAATCGTATAATTCAAAGTATTATTAATTATGGATATAATATACAAAAAGAAGATAACTATTATGTAATATATGGCCAAATTCCTCTTCAAAAGGCTCTTACAAATACAGGACATTATCAGCTTGCACAAAATAATTCAACAAATATAATAACAGAAATTATACCTATAGCAAGATTTAAAATTGAAGTAAACCCCCATAATTATGGGGGCTATCATCCTGTATATATACAACTTGAAATACTTCTTAATATGTATAATGGAGAGAGTTTGAAGTATAAATCTCATATTAATAGTGCTATTAAACAAGTTTTTAAAGGTGAGATGCGTGTATTAAATATGCGCAATAACAATAATGCTACTATTAGATATAAACCAACTAAAGGTGTCAACGTTTCAAACGCATTAAATGTAGAAATGTCAGATAATGACAAAAACGTGGAAATGTCAAATGGAGGTAAAAGACGCTCTAAATCAAAGAGTAAACGTCGCCACACTAAAAAACATCGTAAAACTAAGCGTAGGGCTTAAAGCCAGATACCCTCTCTGATAAAAGCTACTCCGCTTTTTAGGAAAATAATATAATACTCATAATGGTTAAAATTAATATTCTGTTTTGATTGTACTATTAATACTTTGTAAACAGAGTAATAGGATTTGTTTTATCTATATCTAAATCAGTATTTAATATTTTATAATTAAACTTATTACACAAATCAATAAAGGCATCTTTACCAACCCAGAACCAACGTGGCCTATGGGGGGAACCATCTTTATCAGCTAAGCAGGCATTAATCAGTTCTTCTTGAGTTTTGCACTCTGCGCCTTGATTTGGAATATACTCTTTTAGATGATATAAATTTTCAGGTTCACTTAATATGTATTTTTGGGGGTCAGCATACATTATAAACAGCATACAGTTTGATTTACATTTATTAAAAAGGTTTTGTAAATATTTGATTTGACCAGAGTAAGAAATATGACAAAATACATCATATGAAAATACATAATCTAAACTATTATCTGGAATACAGTTCAAAGAGAAGTCTTTTACCTCAAAATATTCAATTTTGTCTCGCTTATCCTCCCCTACATATTCCCAAAACTTATTGTGCTCTGCAGATAATACATCTATACAATATATTTTTTCAAATCTATTTAGTTCATAAATATATTTACTCCACTGTCCCCCACCGCAACCAATTTCTAAACAGCATTTGCCTGTCATATTATGTTTTAAGTATTCTTCAATTCCTTTTTGATTTCTCTTAAAAGAATATCCAGTCCTAAATCCACCATACCAAATACTTTTAAAAGAATTTATTTCAGTTAAAAGTTTTGAAGATTCCATTATATATATATATAATATGTATTATTGACAAAATAGACACACAAATATATTCCGTATCTTCAATATTAAAATTAATAACCATTTAAAGATACTATATTATAATTTATTATTGTTGTATAATGTATACAAATAGATTCTATGCACAGTATGCTAAAGATATTCACTCTCAGAATGGAGAGGATGGTATAATTGAAGAATTGCTAAAACGGCTTGAAATTAAAGATGGATGGGTTTGTGAATTTGGTGCCTGGGACGGTGTTTATTTGTCTAATACATTTGCTTTGGTGGAGAAAGGATTTAAGGGTGTTTATATTGAAGGAGATAAAAATAAATTTAAAGATTTATTAAAAACAGTAGAAAAATGCCCTCATATAATTCCAATTAATGAATATGTTGAGCACAATAATTCGCAGAATAGTTTAGATAATATTCTTGCAAGAACAAATATCCCAGTTGACTTTGATGTTTTATCAATAGATATTGATTCATTTGACTACCAGGTGTGGAAAAGTTTAAAGATATATAGACCTAAAATTGTAATTATAGAAATAAATTCTGGTATTAATACAAGTGATGATAAACATATTCATACTCCAGGGATGTATCAAGGAACTGGATTTAGACCAACATTTAATCTCGGAAATGAAAAAGGATATACATTTGTGTTACATACAGGTAATATGATATTTGTAAGAAATGACTTATTCCCAAAATTGAATATTAAATATATTTCTGAATTAGAAAACTTTAGAACAAACTGGGGTGGAAGATAGAAAACTAAATAGTACTTATAGAAATGCTATTTGAGAGCTTAAAGCCAGACCGCGTATATTATATAGGCTAAACGCAAAAAGATGAGTAAATCCATTCGTTCTACTGCTCCACAATTTGAGAAGCAGAAAATCGCACGATTCCGTCGCCTAGATACAGACCATATCTCGGCAATTGAATCTCTTTTCAAACAATTCCCCTTCCTAAATGACCGTGTCGAAATCCATATGCCCTTTAGCCGTGCCAAGCCGACCTTTAGCTCTGGCACAGTTTGGGTATGGCCTAAGTTCGATAAACGTCCAGTAGGTTACTTGATTTTTATTGAAGGATTTGCACCCTGTATCTGGTATCCAGAACGCCAAGAAGGTATGACTTTCCGTTGGCTACTCCCTCCTAACTTCTGTCAAAAAGGCGCCACTGTATGCTTTGCTAACATCCTTGCAGGTGAATCTGTACTACAAATTGAAGATATCGTCATCTCTGAAGGAAAAGACCTCTGGTCTAATATGGTTTTCTCTGAACGATGGCTAAAACTTCGTGACTTTTGGCAAGCACTTCCCGCTGACCAACCCCTACTCGCCTTCAAACCTCGCGTTGTAAAACCTATCCCTCTAAGTCAATGGCATCTACATTACGACCATAACATCTATTGGATTATTCAAGCTGACCACTGCAAACAACCCCGCTGGTATTGGAAAGATACGGTAACCGTTCCTGACCACAAACCTGTTGAATTTATTGCCCCCCAGCTAAAACGTAGCACTGAAATTATTACCACTCTTGTTGCATACCTAACACCTTATGCTAAAGCTGTTCTACCTGATACTTACTCTCTTTTCTCTCAGGAAGGTGTATCTCTTGGAGTAGCATCTATTTCCACTCTAAATCTATCACTTGAACTCAGAAATGTTATGACTGATAAAACTCCTGGAATTGCCGTTGAAGTCAAATGGAATGAAGGTTTTAATAAATATCAGGTATTGCGTATTATGCCTGAAGGAACTCCAGTCACAACTGCGTCGTTTTTTTACCATAAGAATCTATAAAGATTTTAATTCAGTATATTAGAATGACACGAAGACGTACTTTTAAAAACAGAAAGTCGCTCCGACGTAGCAGACGTAAGACCCGTGGCGCTGGATGGTCTGACCTGCCAAAAGGCAGCTTTAGCCAAATCGCTGTAAATCCTGGAAATCAAATCCACTTCCCCTTTACTGGCCCTGGAAAGGATTGCACTGGTAACCCTCATTCAATTCGTCCTGGATGGATATTCGATTATACCCCTAAAGGCCTGCCCGGCTTTAGTGGCGGCAAACGCCGCAACAAAAACCGCAAATCACGCGGCGGCGCCGCAATGCCAGCCGCCGCTTCTACCAGCTTTGGCAGCACCCTTCCTGGCCCAGTAACAAATCCTAATCTCCCACCCGTCAGCGGAAGTGTGACTCCTAAACCAGGTGATTTCCCTGATACAACTGGTGCTGGTGGAACTGTAGCGCAACCAACTGTCACAATGAGTATGCCAGGTGTTCCTGTCAATGGCCAGCCTTTAATGCCTAAGATGCCTATTGCAGAGCTCTCCAAATCAGCTGATGCTGCAAACTTAGCCGCTCCGCCACAAAAGGGTGGTAAGCGCAACAGAAAAGTCGGTGGCCGTTACGGATTCTTCCCAGGAATGGGCCCTCTTAACCCTATAAATGGTGTTGGTACTACACCTGGCCCTTTCGGTCGCATCCCTTGCGAAATAGGAACATATAATCCTCTCAACCCTAACCCTGGAGATATCCAGCGTCTATCCACTGCTCCACTCACACCCCCTTTTGTGTCTGGTAAACTTGCAGGAGGGGGTCTTCCAGCTGGTACTTCACTTGCTGCTTCATCTGCTAACTTCCCAGTTGTTCGCGTTGGAGCTGTGGATTCGATGAGATACTATGCTCCAACTGCTGGGTACAGAAATGATTTTATGACCTTCCAGGCCCCAAGCCCTGTTCCTGGTCTAACTATCCAAACTCCTTATGATGCCAAGGCATTTAACCAGGCGTGTATTAAGACTGGCGGCTCCAGAAAAAATAGACGTGGTGGTGCTATGCCTGTAGCTTTAAATGCTGGAACATTTACTCCAGTTAAAATGGATGAAATCTGGACTCGTAAGGATTTTGATGGTTCAAACAATTTACTCCCTGTAAAGTTTGGCGGTAAACGCAGAACACGCAGAGTTCTTAAAAATAAACGAAAGTCTCGTAAGAATCGCAAATAAATATAAATAATTGATTATTTTTTATAATTATATATTTATATTTTTAAAATCATTCGGATAGTTAATTTATATTTTAATCTGTACTATATAACCAACACCCTCCAGTTAAACTTTGAACTAATACACTAAGCCCATCTTGTGAAAAATTAATGGCATTAATATTATTATCTGGAACAACTGGCTGTCCAGTCCAAGATAATCCCTGATTAAATGATAAAAATAATGTTTCACCAAAAACTGTCTTTCCTGCTCCAAATTTAGTTCCATCTGATGATACTGATACAGTAATCCAATTTGCCACACCTAAACTTGTTTGTGCAGTCCAAGTATTTCCTCCATCTAAAGAAATATATACATTATTTCCATTTGTTCCAGCTATTATTATATTTCCATCATCTGATATATCAATTGAACACCAATTACGTAATCCTGCGGTGGTTAATGATGTCCAATTTATACCACCATCAGATGATTTATATATATAACCAGATTGATTAAATAATGATTTACTTCCTACACACGCAACTATTATATTTCCATTTGAAGAACAAGCAACTTCAGAATAATTTGATTGAACCGAGTTTAGTTGTTCTGTCCAGGTACTCCCTGAATCATTTGATATATATATTCGTAAACCTGTACCAATTGCTATTAATTTATTTCCATCTGCCGAGGATGTTATACCTTGCCAATTACGTATTCCTGAATTTGTACGTTCTGTCCAAGTTAGTCCTGAGTTAGTTGAAGTATATATAAAACCACTTCCTCTTGCTATTGCTAATTTTGTAGTATCAGCTGACCCCGTAAATCCATATATGAAATTACTAATTCCTGTTGAAAGTGTAGTCCAATTAGTACCCTTATTAGTAGTAGTAAGTAAATCGGTACTGAAATCAGATGATAATATAATTGTATCTAAATTACTTGTTGTAACTGCAGAGGTATAACCGGATGGCGTGCTATTTATTTTTTTCCAACTATATATAATTGGAGCTGTTGTAGTCGATGATGGGGGAAATGGGGGAAATGGTGGCACATTTACAATACCACCTACACTAACTGTTTCACCTTCTCCAATTAATCCTCTATAATATTCAGTTTGAGCCCCAGGAATATATAAATTAAATCTGGAAGCATTTCCATCAGAATTTTGTGGATTATTAATTAGTTTTTGACCAGTTGTATTATTAATATATAAATTTCTGGCATTGACTTGATTCTGAAGTCTTTGAATAATGACACGATGGTCAAAGTTGCGATTTGACATTCTAATAAAAATAATATATTTAAATCATTAAAACTTAAATAACGACCCGTGCTCATTTGCTTCTGTTTTCTCAACAACCCTCTTAGGTTTATCAATATGCTGAAATGTATATTCACATTCCTTATAAAACTTCTGTCTCACAAACCACCGCCGCTTATGACAATCGTGTGAATCAATGATATCAATAATATGTGGAGCCACTTTTCTTTCATCAATGCGCTGTCGAAAGATTCGCCCTGTACTCTGTTCCACATTCTTACGAGGTGTTGCTAAAATTACAGTATTTAGCTTCTTTACTGAGAATGCCTCTGATGCCATCTGATATGTTGCGAGTAGAATCTGACATTTATCTGCATTATCATCCAGCTTCGCTTGCTTCATTCCTCCAATATAATACCCGTGTATATACTTCGTCGACCATTCATTTAATGCCTTCTCAAACCACTCAAGCTGTGAAATACGGTCACTTAGGATAAGAATAAATCGGTCAGGGTCTTTAGCATATTCGTCAATTAGCTCCATAATTTTTTTATTACGCGGTTCAAACTCTGCTACTTGATTTAAGAGCTTTGCAGTAATTGGTTCTCCTCTCCAGTTAACAGGAACATCTTTGTATACAGGGTCCTCTGAATGAAACCAGACTGCTTTTACAACTGCCTCTTTATCTGGAGCTCGTTTAGTATTCTTATATACAGGTTCTCCCAAATGATACTCGAAGACTAATGACAGTCCATCTTCACGGTCTGGTGTTGCCGATAATCCCAACATATACTTTGTTTGAATCTTCTTTAAAGCCTGACAGAAGTATGCTGCACCTAAATGATGACATTCATCAAAGATTGTAAATCCATATTGGTCAAAGAAACCATCAGGAAAATCACGACGACAAATGGTTTGAATCATACAAATTGTAATATCATACTTTTCAGAATCAATTTGTACTTTGTTTGATTGTAAAATACCTACACGAGCCCCATTAATAAAGTTCTCAATCTCTGATTTCCATTGGTTCATTAAGAACTCCTTATCAACAATAATGAGGAAACGTCTTTTTAGTAAAACTGCAATATTAAGTGCCATAAATGTTTTTCCGTAACCACAGGGTACACAGATTAGACCATTAGCTCTTTTTTCAATAAATGATTCAATGATTTCTTTTTGAAAGTCGTGAGGTGGAAACTTGGTACTAAATGATATAGTTTCAGGAAGTTCAAGACCTTCTGACACGATATTGGCTTCCGGTTCACCATATTTCTTAATTCCCCAATGACGAGGTACATAAAATCGAGTCTTGGATTCTGCATAAATTGGAAAGTTTTGAATATCTTTTTGAAACTTATCAAGAACTTTTGGAGCAACTGTTAACTCAGAACGAAGCCCCTGGATTTGAATTTCTGTCAAGAATGATTTTTTAACTGCATACCCTTTTGCTGTTAAAACTCGGTCTTTATCTTGTAATGACATAGTGCTACACTAATAATAGACTCAGAATCTTAAGTCAATTTTTGTGAAATCAGAAATACTTTAAAAACCAGAATATTACAGAGGAATGTATCGGGCTGAATTAACTTATTTCATAGTCCTTACGGTAATTATACTGTTTTCTCAGTTTTTACCAACTGGTTTATTATTACTGCTTGATAATGTCATTGTCAGAATCGGTGTAGTCTTAGCATTATTATACCTCATTACACTTGGACCTACGGCGGGCATTTTTGGTTTAATGGCAATTGCAGTTATATATTTAGAAAGAAATAAACGTAAAGTTGTGGTCGCCGCCAAAAAATTAGATGAAATGGATTGGGACCGTCCAAAACAGGCTACTGTTGAAGAAGCTTCAAAGCCACAAACAACAGTACCCGTTAATGAGTTTGATAAACCAAATGAAGAGGAATCAGACTTCTTTCCAGATGAAACCTGTGACTCTGGAAACTTTGAACCAGTTGCGCCAACAATTAACGAAAAAGCAGTTTTAGCAACAATTTATCCTTTAAATAAAACTGGGCCAGAAGCTGGCGATGGCTCTGATGAACTATTCGAAAAACTTGGATTTGGACACATTCCAGGAGTTGTAACAGTTGGCGATTCAAACTAAATAAATAATTATTACTTTCATTAAGAATGATTTAGATAATTATTTAAAACTGTACTGCACTTTGGTCCATAGTTCTATCTACATAGTATGCTTTAGCAACTTCTGCTACATTGATATTATTTGAGAGATTCATACCCTGATTTCTCCAGCTTGGATTTGACACATCCAAAAATCCCTCCAATGACTGACGTGTATATGCAACTCTGTGCATTCCAGTATTATCTGTAAATCCAATTGCTACAAGAGGTGGAGCAGTTGCAATTGGTTGTGTGAGTTCCTTTGTACAATTATTACCAAAACATTGCGCGGTATCTAACAGCTTTTGATTGTAGCAACTATCCTTGGACATTCTGTTCTTATCCCAAGTATCATAAATTATACAGGTTGGTTGTGATGCTTGATTTGGTGAGTTTAGTGTCTGATTCAGACGACCTTGTGTACAAGCTTTAACATTATGAGCGTCATCTTCAAAGTATTGGGGCATCGAAGGGGGGCATTGTGTTTTGCCTTTTTCTTCATACATATTCAAAAGGGCCATTACACAGTTAGGCATTTCTTCACTTCCAGCTCCATTTAATGTACACTGATTATCACCTAAACATTTGTTTGCAAGAACATCTCCTTGACAGCAAATCATATTTCCATCATTGTTGTAAAAAGATTTGTATCCAGGTGGACAGCTTTTTAAATAATATCCCTCAAACGTTTCAACCGTTTTTGGCTCATTTGACTGATTCCAAAAATAAATAGCCAGTAAAACTATTACTGTACTAACTAATAATACTGTTAGTTCAAGCATCCCTATTAACTAAGCATATTTTGAGATTTTACTTCCCACATAAATTGCTAAAACTACCGCTATACCTACTCCTGCAACACCAGCCACAATCCCTTCAATTTGTTCCGTAGTTAAGGTGTTTGTTGTACTTGGCACATCACCTGCATTTTCTTTTAACTGAGCCTGCTGCTTTTCGTATAAAAGAGTATCAAGTGTTTTATTTCCTGGTATAACATAATTTCCTGATAAATCTGTTAATTGATTAAATGGTACACATTTATATTGAGTTGTCTTATAATAAGGGCATTGTTCAGAATTAAAACTACCTGATGCAGAGGTAGGTAGGCGGGGTGGGAGTGTAAAATATTCAAATCTATGTCTGAATTCATCTGTGCAACTCGAAAGCGGGGTTGAATAAATTATTCCATCCTGGGATGTGATTGTTGGAACTTTATTACCATCATCATCAAACTTGTAACTTCTTAATGTTGCATCACCGCCTCTTATGGCCGGAGGAATCATATATGGAGGTAAATTACCATTTAGTTGTATTAAGAGCTGTTGATATCCAGATTGTGTTAGATTAATACCATTTGGAAAAACTACAATATATAAACTTCTTGAAGTCGGATTATTATTACCATCAATTGTTTCAAAGCACGTTTTATAAGCAAGAGAAGTTTGTGAAGTATCTCCGTCCCATTCATAAAAAATCGTTTGCAAGTTTGGAACGCCTGACTTTTTCTCTGGGCCCTTTTGCTTTGAGTGTTTTCCATTGCATTTTGGTATAGGGCAGTTAGGGACTGGACAACTTCCAGATTTCCCTGGCCCTGCATTATGATTTACAGTTCCTGATACCATACTTGTATCATTCGTCTTTGATAAAGAAGGAATCGAGTTTTTTAAATAACAAGTACCAGTTTTATAAGTGTATGCAAGGCAGTTAACATCTCCACAACACGCCTTAATACAAGATGATAGTGATGAATTATTTAATTGCTGATAATCACCACCAGTATAGTCTGAGCCAACAAGATGTGTATAGTCGCAGGCAGGTACAGACGGGTCAATTATTTGATTAAGATACTCTGCGTGATTAGGTGCACCAGAATCAAAAATTGGAACACACATCAAAATACCTGAAAGTGCAGCCAAGTCTTGAGCTTGATTGTTTGCAGAAAAGGATAAAATTAATTCAGCAACTGGTTTTTCGATTTTACCTGGAAGAGTGTAACCTTGATTTGTGACTGAACAGATTTGAACATCAACTAAACTGAATTTCTGACCCCTGTATGTACAAGTATTCTCCGTAGATTCATCTAATCTGTTCCCAATCAGTGTAGGAATAGTTGTTCTCGGAGCAAAGGATATTGATAGAGGATAACTTTTAACACTTATACTGTTTAAATCCTGTTGCAGAATCGGCCCAACAAGTTGAATAAAACCTGTATTAACATCTGATGGACAGAACATCTCTATCTTGTGCCCACATAGGAAAATATACTTAATTACTCAAATAATCAGTATATTTTATATCTTAAATTATGATGAACCTGGCATTAAACTTAAATACGTTTCATTGATGTATCTGACATTCATATAACCCATTCCATATAACTTATTTGCAGCCATCTTTGCACGGTTATCACCATTAGAGTAGACTAAAATCCAAGTATTCTTATTGGAAATATCTAATGGAACCTGTTGTTCTAACATTGAAGGTGAGATAGGAATTGAGTTTGGATAATATCCTAATAGCTCACGCTCTTTTGGTGTTCTAACATCAATGATTAATCCAAAACGTCTTGATTTAGCTTCTGGAACACCTATACGCAGTGACGGACCTGAATCTGTTGGTACAGAGTTGATATATACTGTATAAACTATAATAGCAAGAATTACAATTGTTAAAATTGGTCCTACTCTAAATGATTTAGCCATTCCTAAATTAGTCCAGGAATATATTTAGGTCCATCATATCTATACATACTTGTTCTACCAGGTTTATTCATAACATCAACCTTAATTTCCTCACCTGATAAAATCTCATTACAACCTACATCATCCATACAATCGCGTTTTTGGAAACGTACTGGAATTGGAACAGGATTATATGTGTCTGTTCTTGTATAATAGTTCCATCTATCTCCGCCACCACCTGCAGTTCTACGACCATACAGTGGTAATATCTTATCCTCAACCTTAACTACGCCAACAGATTGGAACGATTCAGGAAGTCCTTGTGTCGGAATGTTAATTGGAATACTTGCAATACCTCCGCGAGGTGGAAACTCTGGCGGGGCCATCCAATCTCTTAGTGGTTGTGGTGCCATATCATATCGAGAATCGCCCCCTTTGACTGGAATAACAGTTGTTTGTGGTGCAGACTGTTTGGGCATAATTATAATTGGAGGCTGGGGCTTCATAAAGTAAGCCAAAAAGAGAAAAACCAATGATACCAAAAGTATAGTTGTTATCGTTGAACTTAAATTACTCGAAACCTTAATACGACTTACACGTACCATATTTACTCTATAGTGAAGTGATATAATCAAGGATTATTTGCAGTTATTGATTCTTTGGTGGCGCCAGAGCAGCAACCTCTGCGCCCCCAGCCTGGTCCATAACCGGGTTCGTAGCCAAACCAGGGGGTCATTTTCATATCTTCAAAGGGTTCTAAACTGGATTTACAAGTCCAAAAAAATACACAAACACCTAAAAGAAGTAATACACCTAAAATAAACTTATTCATTCCTATTTAATTGAAATAATATTGTGGATAGACTGATGTATTTTCAAATTGTGAATCATTGATACAGCGACAGTCGCCTGTGCCTGAACAAATGCATCGATGATATCCTCGATTTAATCCAGCTCCCTGAGCCCACCACGGACCAATACCTGTTCCATAATCAATATCATATACAGTAAATCCCTCCTTTTTAGAATTATAAGTACTTAATACTATCAATATAATAAATAAAATTACTATATATACTAAGTATTTCATATTAATTTATGATGCGATTTAAAGCTTGAATGCGCCGCCGCCACCAAACATACCAGAGAATGTCTGGAGTAATTCTTTACCATCGGCTAAAACCGGACGCATCTGAGTTAACATACCCATTAATGCTTTCTGAGTTTCAAGTAATTGTTTAGTGTCGCCAGTCATTGCATTGATTTGTTCAGGCTTGAAAGACTCCATCGCTTTCAACAGCGTTGAACCACTGTCCAATTTAGGTCCATCCATATTTTCAGAAGGCATCTTTCCTACTTTGAATAAGTTGTTAGTAGCAGATTGAAATTCCTCTTCAGCTGCATCTTTTTCTTTCTTGACTGCTGAAGTAACTTTTTCTACTTGTTCAGGGTTCACTTCATTTACACGTTTGGCTGGGGCGGCCTTACTTTCAGAGCTCTCACCCTCTTTGGGGACTTGAGGTTGAATATCTTGGAATCCTTCCACGGCAGGGTCATATACGCCAGCTGGCTCAGGGCGAGGGTCCTGTAGATTTTGAGGAACTTCGTGATAGCTATCCTTCATTTTATTCACACGATTAAGAATCGTTTGAGCATTATCCTGATTTTGGAATGGCTCTAATTTTCTTAAGAATCCCTTCAAATAATAAATATAGAATAATGCAAAGATTACAGCAATCGCAGTAATAATTTCAAACTGGTCCATAAAGGCGGCCGCAATCAATGTTACTGATGAGCATAATAGTAATCCAGTTAACCCTGAATAGATTAATGTGTACAGAGCAGTAATAACCAAAATTACAAGTGAGATGTTGTAAGTGAGACTATTAAACTTCATTCCTCTAAAGCTTGTCTGCAAAATTATACAGCCATTAATGGTACCAATACCTTCTGAATAAACCAGAACAGGAATCCGCCCACAAGGGATTTTACAAGAAGGCCTGCCGTAGTTAAATCACCTCCAATTCTCAGCAGTGATGGGAAATAATGTCCAATTAGTACATTAATAATAGGTAAACTTACAATGAATACAATAATAGCGACAAGAAGAGGCTGTTTAATCTGAGAGATGATATCTGAATACATATTACCCTTGGTTGTTTCTATAAGGGTAGGCTGTTGTTGCATTACAGGTTGTTGCACACCTGCAAATTGAGAACCACCGTGTGAAAATTGGGAAGAATGCATTAATTGTGCAAAGTCAGCTGATGTCGGAAAGTCCTTACCAATCATATGAGCAGTAGCTGTACCAGGGTCAATTGCCATAGGATAGACAGTATTGGGATTTGGAGAGTTTATAACTCGACCGTTACCGGACGGAGGTGGAACATTCATAATTGGATTTGCTTGACTGGGAATATTCATATCCGCAAGGATTTTATTAACTAAATCATCATCTTTGCTCATAGTCGGAGGTTTAGAGTCCAAATCGCTTAATAGTGTTCCAGCAGATGCCATTTCTTTGAAAAAGTTAGAAATCGTTTATGAAAAACTATTCACATCGTTTAATTGGCGTCCCGCGTCTGGCAAACTGGTCGCGGAATGGTTCGTCAACAGATTGTTCTGAGCATTGTCGGAATGCTTCTATTGCCCCCGAAGCAGGGCATTCCACAACCTCAGACTTAAACTCATAACACTTTTTTGCCAGTTTATAAACGTATTTTTCAAAATCTTTATCTGTTGGCGCCTTTAGTACCTGACACTCTCCATCTTTACACATTGGTCTAAACATACAAACTATTCCTAAACCGAGTATAAAGCTAAAAAAAACATTAAATCTTTCATCTTTAAGAAAGCTTAATACTCCCATCCTGTTTTAACCTAATTATATTTTCTAACCTAAATATAAATATGTTCAAACGTCTTAGATTAATTCCACTTTTTATTGGATTTGTTATTGGAATTATCGCGGTTTACTTTATCAACCCACAAAAAGATGTCGTTCATAAGTACCCCACGCCTGAAAATGCAGGTAAAGTTATTTATAAAGACAAAAACAGTGTTTGCTATAAATACAGCGCCAATGCAGTTGATTGCGATAAAAATGAATCCAGATTAAAAGACTTTCCACTTGAAAAATAATTATTCAGTTGGCGCCTGTGCAGCTTGAGGGGCCGCAACTGGTCTTCGTCTAATTGGTCTTGGAACTGCTCCTATTGGTTGTTCTTGTACTCCAGGCGGTTGAGCAGGGGCGTCGCCAGCGACTGGTGGAACTGCTTCTGGAGGGGTCATTGCCTCAGGTGGGGGAACTACAGCTGGCGGCGCCTGAGTAGCGGCAACCGGTCTTTTTCTACGAGGAGCTGGTTTAGCTTCTGCAGCAGTCTGTTGGGCGGCTAATTCTTGGTCAGAACGAATCTTTTGACGAATGTCCATTAAGGCTTTACCCAAAAGATTTTGACCAGTCCAGTTTACTGGATTCAATGATTGAACATTATCTAATGATATTCCTATGCCTAATAGATTATCATCTGGTATATATGCACCAAGTTGTGCATTCTTGGTCTCAAGTAAACGACCAGCCAATTCAGGATATTGATTAAACTTTACAATATTGATATCATATAATAACCGTTTTGTTAAATCATTCCATTTTGGTTCATTTGCATCTGCTTCACCTGGTACATCACTGAGTTCATAAGTAATTTCTTGAGGAGATTCGGCAGTCATAATTCTTTGAAGGTTTTGTTCATCATTAAAACCTTTTGCAAGTTCTGCAGCAAGAGCCTGTCTTGCTGAATTATACATAGTTCCATTAAATTCTAATTCAACCGCCCAGTTTAATGATAGGAACCCATAATCGTTGGTATCTGGTTCAGCAAATAATATAACTTTAATGGCATTGTCTTCGGCAGCTTTAGCTTCAGCAACGCTTACAGATGGCTTTACAGGTGCTTTACCAACTCTGACATATTGTTCCTGTAGTGTAAAAGGCCTTTCCAGGAGGGCATAAAAAGGATATGTATAATGACGTGTTTCAAATGATTTATCAAATTCAATGGAGCTAATTTTTGGCGGGTGAAGTAGTTCAACTGTTCTTAGAGGAAAACGGACGGCTAATAACTTTATATCCGCTTCTTTAACTTTACGGTTAACCCTTAAAATCTCAGATTTGGGAACATCTTCTTGTGTTAAGAGTTGTTGCAGCTCTTTGTAAGCATCAGTAAACTCTTTCTGTGCAGTTGCAATTGCAGCAATACGATTTTTTTCCATTTCATCAAACTCTTCAAGGGATGGTACACGATACTCAGGGAGCGGGATGGTTTTTTGCACAGTCCCTTCTTTATTTAATTCTACTAAGTTGCCATCGGTATCATAAGTAAATAAGTCAGGTTTTTTGGCTCTGGCCTTATAAAAGGCTTTTAATTCATCAGCTGACATTGCTCTACTTTACCTAATTAATTTGACCAGGATAAAAAAACGTTTGTAAAATACTTAGTGCAGATTTTCTAAAATTAATTAGTAATGTCTAATCCGGATACACAAAGTTCTATCACAGACTCTTTAGTAACAGCATTGCCTGTATCAATCTTTTTTCTATTATTCACTCTATTCCTCTTTCAAATTAAAGACTCAATTCCATCTTTTAATTTAGTCTTATGGATTGGATTTCCAATAGTTGCTTTTTTTGTAACTGCTGTTGCTAACATCATAACTCAATACATAAATTGTAAAAGAATCGATGTAGGGCAAGCTATGTTAGGCTCATTGCCATCATTGGGAACAATTCTTGCTGGTTTGGGAATTGCATCCATATCCTATTGCCGTATTCCTGTTGCGTCAGTGTTTGCACCTATGATTATTGGCCAACAAGTGGATATCACAAAAAATAAATCAAATACAAATATCAATTCTTTAAAGAATTCCAACTCTAAAGAATGTTGTACTCCAAAACTTACACTTGAAAGTGTAGAAAGTAAGTTTCCTATAATTTCAGGATTTTCATATGGATTTTATGTATTATTTGCATCGTTGTTTGGTATGATTATTGGCAGTGGTTTCTCAGCCATTTGTTAATTATTCACTATCTAATGAATTATGATAGACCAGATTCGGAGCTTCTGGGCCTAAAAAGATATATTTGGGAACCCCCCGCTTAATAGTTTCATTTGCATCCAAAATATAATATCCTGGTTTCATATCATCAGCTGTATTCGGTTTCTTCTTAAGACCATTTGACAATACAGGCGTCATTGACTTTATAGAAACATTTTCAGGCTCTAATGAATCATTTTGAACTGGAACATCTATGTTATTAGATACTCCACCTAATCCTGTTGTACTTGCAATAACCAATACTACTACATATGAAACAATTGCCCAAGAAATAGCAAAAAGCCAGAATGGCAACCAAGTGTATTTATTCTTATTTCGCCCCAACCCAAATTCCTTCCAAGTACCATCCTTAGCAAACATCAATTCTGGTTTTAAAATTAATACAATTGATATACCTAAAAGGTACAAAAATCCAGAGTAGATGAGAAGCGACATTCCTTATTGTTCTTAATAGAAAAATACTTGGGATTTTTAATCGTCATCTCCGTGGATATTAATACCACTATGGTCATATCCGCCATCAGCCTCCAGCTCCCTCTCACCAAAGACAGGAAACCCATAATCATCCACTTCCCGCCCTTCAAAGCTCTCCATCTGGTCTGGTCCAAGGCCCGGAAAATCAATAATTCCCGCCGCCTCTCTCTTTTGACGCTCAAGGTCATAGTAGTCCTTGTCATATGCATAAATTAACTTAGTTCCACCAACTGCCCACTTACCGATACCCAATTTCTTATTAATTAATTCAACTGCACGCTCTTCATCCGTTAACTTGTCAAACTCTGCAATCACATTCACACGCTCCTTTTCATTTCTAATTGCAATTAATTCTTTGATTTCTTGGTCATTGTACGACAAGCGCTCACGTTTGTATTTAGCTAAACTAATAGCAACTAATTCACTTACAAATCTCATTGATGGGTCGCCGAGACTGCGAATGGGGCTGACGGCTTCAGCGCCAGGAGGCATTTCGCTACCATTTATCAATGATGCCAATGGTCCATATAATAATGCTCGTTGAATGTAAACTAATGATACTTCTCTTCCAGGAACTACAATTGGGCGAATCTTATCTTTGTAATTCAAAAGTGCACTCAGTTGGTCTAAGAAGTATCTAAGTTTTGCCCGCGCTAACTGATAAGTTGGCTTCTTAATATCATCCCGCTTAGTCTTAACAATCTGCAACTCAGCTGCAATAATTGGGTCTAAATCTTTTGACACGTGGTCTTGACTTAATACTTTTAACAACTCAATGGGAATGAATAAAGAGTTTTCACCAAACTGTGTAAGGATTCTCTCATAAGGTGTTATAAAGTAAGATTGAATTACTTGGAAGAAGTTAGACCAAGAAAGTTTAACAATTTCTTCTAAGATGGCTTGGTAATTAGGGTCGGTTAGGCGGTCACGAATAATTGTTTCAGACCCAGATGTTGCCTCAGAAATTGGCCCTGCTGCTGCTGCGATGTCTCCTTTATCTGCATCTGGAGGAAGACTCAAAAATGATTCTGTTGTTTCCTGAACGACTTCACTCCATCCTGGAATTGGGGCCGGCTCAACATTTCCTAATTCACTCATAATATCTCTCACACTTTCTAACTCCATAACCCTTACAGGTTCAACATTGTTTACAGTGTGAATAGTATCTAATAGTCTTGTAAATTCTTCAGTATCAGTTACAACATTTTGTGATGCAAGTGCAGCCTTACCTTCTGTATCTGTATCCATAACAGCAGGGTTGGTTTGAAAATCAAATCCACAGTTTACACAAACATTCAGTAGGTTTGGTTCGTGTGAATAACCAAGTTTAGGCCCCTGGAAACAACACTTCAAGAAAAGTCTGTAATATAACTCTCTATCTGGTTCTGCTACATCTCCTCCTGCCTCTCTTGGCTCAAACTCAGTTACTAAAGCTTGGCCTTGTTGATTTGGAACCAATGCGCGTTTTCCAATATCAGGCAAATCAGATGCACTTCTCCAAAAATTACCAGGTGCCTCAATATTAGCTAAACAACAAGTAGTTTCAATAAGTGGTGAACCACGTGTTAAAGATGCAGTTTTTCTTGCTAATAAGTGTGCCTGGCGAATCCATAGTTTTACTAAGCCCATTCTTCCCTTATTTCCCATATTTTGTAGAACTTCAGGTGTAATTGCATCTTTGGCGGCATCTTCAGGTGAGACAATAATCTGTTCAGGTAAGAATGTAGCGGGTATTTCATCTTGTGGTCCAGTTATTCCCGCCGCCTGTGATGCAGCCTTTTCAAGATACTTTCTCTTCTCAGCAAGTCCTGCTTGAATGATATCATCGCCAATTACCTTACTGAGTGTATCAGTAATATAAGATAAAATACCAACCTGTTTTTGGGCAGATGTTAGACGAGGATTAGAGTGAAAGCCAGTATCTTTCCAGTAAGAGTCAGTGCGCTTAATAGACTCAACTGCACACGCCATATATTCGAGACCTTGTTTGTTAGTTGTATCTGGGTCCAAAGGATAACCACCAAATCCTGGGTTTGTACACTGAAGAACGGTTTTTCTGATTTGGTATGGTGGAGCCTTAGTTTGAATCTCAAGTAAAATAAATAATGCTGCAGCAGTAATAAATACTCTTGAGGATTGTACTGAATATTCAGGACCAGGCTTAGCTTTCTTCTTTTGCTGTTCAATATATTTTTCTTGTGATGGAAATCTGCTAAAAAAGCTATTTGTTTTCTCAATAACTCGTTTGAATCCTTCATTATCAAGTGCAATACCTGCACGCATAGATATTTCACGAATTACATCATAGGCTTTGATTTCATCGTCAGTAAGTTTGAGTTGTTTTTTATCAGATGGTTCAATTGGTACTCCTGTCATCATATTCAGACGTTCTTGGAAAAGTGCATCTTCATCAACCAACACCGCTCGCCCTGATTTTGGGTTTCCATTATCATCAAACTCGATAGAATTATCAAAGTCTAAATCGCGAATTGCTTGACCGCAATTTCTGCAGATGTATTTTCCTTGGAATGAGCCTCCAGAAAACTTAAGAATAATTTCTTTTTCAATTCCCGCCTTTTCAGCTGGATTTAAGAATGCCTGAATCTGCAAACGTTCGTGTAGACATAATAAATGTTCTTTACATACATTACAATTAATCCAGTTACCATCACGAGTTCCCTGATATTTCTTAAAAAACTCAGTTAACTTTTGGAATCGTTCTCCATCATCAAATATTCTTCTTACTGCAACTAAATCTGCGACGTGTGCACAAGTATTAGCTTTTGGTTTTTCGCCTGCATTTAGTTGATTATATTTTAGGAGATTTGCAACCTTTAAAGTCTGTAGGTACATTGCATTATTTGAATCAAGTAGGGCTTTTGCAATGAGTACAGAATTACCGCCAGCGGCAACTTGAAAGTATTCAGGGTGTTTATTCATCAGGTAGGCAACTTTGCCGATATCAGATTGGGCAAGGGCAGGATTAATGCGTTCATATTCTTCAAGGTCTTCAACGAGGGTTGGCTGAGAAAGAATATCTTCTAAGATTTTTGGATTTTCAATAAATGAATTGACCTCTGGTTTTTTATCAGATTCAGAATCCACAATCTTTCTTAATCTTGCAATTGTTGATAATAATTGTGTTTGGTACATTGTAATTTTCTTGAGTAGAATTTCAACAATTTTAGGGGTTAGTTCCAAATTGTCCATTCCATATTGTTCAAGTGTAGCAAAAGTATCACCTAATCCAAGAGCAGGAACAGATAGGCCTTCAATATAGTCTGGAAGGGGTATATTTCCAAGAGTGTGTCCTTCAACATCAAGGAGGAGTAAGTCATTTGAATTTCCAACATCCTTTGGAGCTCCAGTCATTTCCAAAACTTCTTTCATTGTCTTTTTAGATAATAAACTTCTCCCACTATCAACTGCCAAACTTGATGAACGTGTTGCACCAATATAGTTAGCAGCCTTAGTAGGAAACAAGAGATAGGACTCCATTGTAGCCTTTTCTTCAGGAATTAATACCTGTTTCTTTCTATCAGTACCCTTACGATAAGTAGTAGAAAGAGCGCGCTCCATACCAAATGGCACTTCATCAAAAATAGGAGGTGTTTTTTTATCGTGAGATGCGATGTATCCTGGAACAGTTTCGAGGAAGACGGTTTCTCCTTTAATTTCAGCAAACTCAGGTGGCTCACTTCTAAAGAATTCTGAATCATTCCGCGCCCCCCAGAGAGGTTCAACCGCAGTATCCGCGCGCCAAGGTGATAAATACTTTTGTAAGAAAGATTGTTCATCAGTCCATTCTCTAACTATAGTCCCTCCTGGTGCTCCAGCCATTGCAGAAGATACAAGTGAACTTTTCTTTTCATTCATTTGGCGGAGTTCCCGTTTGAAGTTCTCAAAGTATACACCTTCAGCATCTATATCTTCATCTTCATCCTCGTCAGTAGTAGCCAAATATTCCTTTTTAGTAATATTAAGTACAGGTCTTCCAAGTGGAATTGTAACCTTTTGAATCAATTCAGAAAGTGTTGAGGCGGAGATATCTTTGGGGCCACGAATTGAGCCGTCGTCATTGAAGGCAATCGTGGCCTGTTTAAGGTTGAATAATGTCTCGACCAACACTCGTACTGCTCGTATTGACTTTGCATCTTTCTGAAGAATCGCATCAAGGCCACTGATAAAATCATTGAGGGCATCTACCTTTTGTAAATTGTCAGGAATTCTTTGTTCATAAGCAGCCGCTTCTCTAAAAACTTTCGGACGGACAATTTCAATAAAACCTAAAATAACAGGCTCTTCTTCCTCTTCTTCGCCCTCTTCCTCATTCCCTTCTAAGTCTTCTTGTGTAGGTTGGGCTTCATTTTGTTGACCCTCTTCTGGGCCAACTAATTGCCGAATACTGATTACTTTAAAGTCTTCATCGGCCTCAATACCTATAAAATTAAAGTTCAAATCATAGGTAGTTTCTTCATCATCTTCAGGTTGAATCTGGATGTAATCATTTTCTTTATCAACTTTTAGGATTTTGTAAGATTTGTATAATTCACCAGATGAGTCAAAGGTATCAATAATTTGGTTGACTCTGAAGTCTTGTTGTTCAACAAAACTTTCAAACTTACGTTTTTTAATGACATACGTCCCAACTACACCATCATCCTCATCAAATACCTCTGCATCCTCGGTATCCTCTACACCAAAATCGTGTAATGTATTAGAAACACCATCTGGCTTGACACTAATGCGTTCAAGACTTCTGTAGTAAACTGTACCAATTGTACGTCCATATTTTTTAGAATCAATAATGACTCTATCGCCTAATTGTATAATTAGCATAGACTCGTCATTGTTGGCTATTGGATTTGCATTTCCTGTCGGAGCAATCTGTACAGAGGATTGTACAGAGCCTTCGTTATTTGCTTCATCATCGATTTCATCATCTACAGCTGCCCCCTCTTCAAGTAAAACACCTACAGGGGCGGCAGTAGCAGGAGCGGTACCAATACCAACATTCTCCTCATTTTGTTCAACTCCCTCTAACTCATCCACTGGTGGTAATTCTTCTGAACTGGCCATTGTTCCCTATCATCCTATAGAGAATCTTATATGCCCTTAAAAAATCTCGAAATCAATCTAAAGGATGCTCAACAACTATAATTAGTATTAAAATGCCTAACCAATTCCAAATTAGTGTTTTTAAAGACCTTACTGAAAAGTACCCTAATTGGGAAGATTTACGCAAATATCTTGAGTCAGAGGAAGGTGGTCTATTTCGAGTAGTTGATAAGGATGAAAGTGGAAATTGTCTAATTCGATATGAAAAGGGAACAAGTAATATGGGGTTGCCTCATAGTAAATGGTTTCGTTCAGTAGTATGGAATACTGAAAAGAATCGCCCTGTTTCAGTGGCCCCACCTAAGGCGGCATCAAATGAACTGCCTTTCACAACTCTAAAATCTCTATCTGAATCCAATGTGGTTTGCCAGGAACTGATTGATGGATTTATGATTAACTGCTTTCGAGTTGCTGGAGATGAAAAGCTATATATCACTTCTCGGTCAAAGATGGATGCGGCCGGAAAGTTCTATTCAGCAAAAACCTTTAGAGAGCTATTTACTGAGGCATTTATGAATACATCTGAAAGCCCATTCTATAGTGAAACTATTATTCAGGATAACTCTAAAGATGTAACTGGCCCTGATAGTTCAAAGAATGAGGTGTCTGTGTTTTATAGCTTTGTAGTACAGCATACTGAACATCGAATTGTTACGCCAATTGAGAAGAATCGTGTGTATGTCGTGCATAGGGGTGTAGTTTATGAGGATGGGCGCATAGAGATTGATGATTGCCCCACCCCCAGTCATCATTTTCTACCTGTATCAAGTATCCTATTTGAAAAGAAATCAACTAAAGTCTCTTATGCTCAAGTGGCGGCTGATGCATCTGAGAATGAGGTACAGAAATGGATTAAGAATACCCTGCAGGAGCGTGATTGGCAGTTCCAGGGAATTGTACTTAAGGATAGTACAGGCAATCGCTGGCGTTTCCGTTCGGAGAAGTATAGTGCAGTGAAGACTCTTCGTGGAAACAGTCCAACTGTTCGTGAACGATTTTGTCAGCTCTTTACTCAAAATCTACTTCACAAATATCTTGAATATTATAATGAAGATAGTGCCCAAATGTCAGTTCTTATGATTCTAATGAATGCTATTATGCATATGCTATATAATGACTATGTAGACCTTCATATTACTAAGGTTAAGAAAGCAGAGCAAATTGATAAAATGTATCTACCTCATCTTTACAGTCTACACGGTATTTATCTTTCACAGCTTCGACCTGAACATAAGAAGATTGACCGCGGGCAAATCGCACTATATCTTCATAAACAACCTTGGCAAAGAATCTCTTTTTTGATTAAAAAATCAATTGATAAAATGAATGAAACACCTACTGCTTAAGATGTTCAAATTTTTTAATAAACAACTTAAAACTCTGTCACCTTTCTAAATTAGTGAAATGTCCAAAAAATTCGCCATCGGTATTGACCTTGGAACTACTTACTCCTGTGTGGGTATTTGGCAAAACGACCGTGTAGAAATTATTGCTAATGAGCAGGGAAATCGTACTACTCCTTCTTATGTAGCATTCACAGACTCTGAACGTCTGATTGGTGATGCTGCAAAGAGTCAGGCTGCGGCGAATCCTAAGAACACCGTTTTTGATGCCAAGCGTCTAATTGGTCGTAAATTTGGCGATTCAACTGTAAAGTCTGATATGAGTCATTGGCCTTTTACTGTTCGTGCGGGGCCAGCTGATAAACCACAAATTGAAGTGGATTTTAAGGGTGAGCGCTCCACTTTCCAACCTGAAGAAATCTCTGCTATGGTTCTTACTAAAATGAAGCAAACTGCTGAGATGTATCTTGGCGGTGAAGTAAAGGATGCAGTAATCACGGTTCCTGCCTACTTCAATGACTCTCAACGTCAAGCTACTAAGGATGCGGGTGTAATTGCCGGTCTTAATGTACTTCGTATTATTAATGAGCCTACTGCTGCTGCACTTGCATATGGTCTTGATAAGAAGAAGTCTGGTGAGCAAAATGTAATCATCTTTGATTGTGGTGGTGGTACTCACGATGTATCTCTTATCACAATTGATGAAGGTGTATTTGAAGTGAAGGCGACTGCTGGTGATACCCATCTTGGTGGTGAAGATTTTGACAGCGCAATGGTTGATTGGTGTGTTCAGGAGTTTGAACGTAAGAATCGTGGTGTGACTGTAAAGGATAATGCTCGTGCTCTTCGTCGTCTTCGCACAGCTTGTGAGCGTGCTAAGCGTACTCTAAGTACTTCTACACAGGCAAGTATTGAGATTGATGCACTTGCCGATGGAAATGATTTCAATATTGTAATTACACGTGCTAAGTTTGAAAGTCTGTGTGATGCTGCTTTCCGTCGTACTATTGTGCCTCTTGACCAGGTGCTTCGCGATGCAAAGATGTCTAAGGACCAGATTCACGAAATTGTGATGGTTGGTGGGTCTACTCGTATTCCTAAGATTCGTGACCTTGTAAGTTCCTTCTTTAATGGCAAGAAGCTAAATGACTCTGTACATCCTGATGAGGCTGTTGCATATGGTGCGGCTATTCAGGCGCATATCCTGACTGCTGGAAAGGATTCTAATGACCGCACCTCTGACCTCATTCTTCTGGATGTAGCTCCTCTATCTCTTGGTCTTGAAACTGCTGGTGGCATTATGACTCCTCTCATCAAGCGTAATACTACTATCCCTTGTAAGAAGTCTCAAACATTCTCTACATATGCGGATAACCAGCCTGGTGTGCTAATTCAGGTATATGAAGGTGAGCGTCAATTTACTCGTGATTGTAATAAACTCGGTGAATTCAAGCTTGAAGGTATTCCCCCAATGCCTCGTGGTGTTCCTCAGATTGAAGTCAGTTTCGATATTGATGCTAATGGTATTCTGAATATTAGTGCTGCTGAGAAGTCTACTGGCAAGTCTAATAAAATTACAATTACAAATGACAAGGGGCGCCTAAGTAAAGAGGATATTGAGCGAATGGTTCAGGAGGCTGAAAAACACGCGACAGAGGATAAGGAGCGTATGGCTCGTGTCGAAGCTAAGAATGGTCTTGAGTCTTATCTATACAATACTCGAAATGCAATTCGCGAAGATAAAGTAAAGGAAACTCTTGGTGAGAATACAGTAAATGAGGTGGAGGATTGGATTAAGGAGGGAATTGATTGGCTTGATGCGCATCCTGATGCTGAAAAGGAGGAGTATGATGAAAAACAGAAGATGTATGAAGATAAGATTCGCCCAGTAATGATGAAGCTTTATGAGAAGTCTGGTTCTCCTGGCGGGCCACCTGGTGGTGTTCCTGAGGGAGATGGCCCAGGGCCCCGTGTAGAGGAAGTTGATTAGAATTTAAAGTCTAAGTCCAAATAATATATAAATGCAACCTGGCAATAAATATCGTATGATTGCGATTACCTATATGGGAAATGAAATGGTGCCAACTGTAAATGAAGGGCGATATATTGAAACAAATGCGAATGGTGTTCATTTTTTTAGTACAAGTTTTAGTGGGCGTGTAGGGTATAATCCTTCAGATGGATGGAAATTTATTCCAATGGAGGATGAATTTTGGCGCAAATCACAGTGCTAAGAGAGTAGCTTAAAAGATTAATGAAAATATTTATTAAAATGTTTTCATCAACCTCATCTTGGATTATATTTGGAGTGATTGCCCTTGTAGCAGTCGTTGTTATTTGGAAATGGTGGAATAAGCCCAAAGATGATTCTAAAAAGAATGATGATGCGGTGCGTGCTGAGCCTCAAATGATTACTGAGCAAGAGACTGGACCTCCTCCAACTCCAACAGAGGCCCCTCCAATGGTCTTTGCAGTGAATGATGCGGACAATTTAGACCTTGCTGATATCTCTGGAAAGATTCTGAACATTGGCTATGGTCCTAATCCTAAAACCTATATTGGATTGCTGGACCAGGCTGAGAAGGATGTGGCTAAAGTGGAGGAAGGGGATTCAATCCGATTTGTAAGCCAAGTAGGAAATACTAAGTTGTACCAGGTTGCGGGTCGTCCCTATATCATTAATTATACTCGTCTCTAAGAACTTTAGAAATATCTTCAATTGTTTTTTCACGAAGTGACATATAGTTTAGTTTATCAACTTGAGGAAGTATGAGGTCAACTGCTCTGGATATACTGGGGCATTCATCAGAATGGAATTTGGTTAGATAGTATACTAAAAAGGGTATGGAACGTTGATAGCCATTATTACAAAAGACTAAGACATTTCGTTCAGATGCATTTTTAGATGAGCGTGCTAAGTTGTCAATAAATTGTCCAATCTCTTGGTATCTCTGAGGGTCAATTCCAGGTTCGTGTTTATCACCATACTCAATAACAGTTGCAGGGAAGGAGATACCTACAAGTTTCTCAAACGCTTCCCTACTTGGAAGTATAGCTACAATGTGTCCTATTTTATTCTCTTGTAGTGTCTGGGTACTTAAAGGAAACTGCTTATCGGCGAGGAGTATATTCCAGATTATATGATAGACCCTACTGGGAGGTGGTGCTTCAAAGGGGGCATAGTCATCCATTTGTAATGAGTCTGTAGAAACAATGTTGGATGGTCTAACCGCGTCGGAACAGAGGTTCCAGAGAATATGTGTTCCGGTATGGTTTAAAACATTCCCTCGTATAGACACAGAGATAGGCGTGATATGGATGAAGTACTTAGAGCACCTAAAGAAACCGGCCTGGAGGGAGTACTTAAAGGATTGCAGGGCAAAACTCTGACAAAAAAGAAGATTTTTGACTTCTTAGCTGATATTAATATTGAAGACCTGTATGGTAAAAAAGAAAATATCATTTATGGTGAAACTAAACCAGTTGAGACAGTCAAAGCGGAAGAACTAAAAAAGGATGAACCGCTCCAAGAATTTAAGTGTGGAGCCTGTATGAAATGTTTTGCCACAAAACAATCACTTCACCGACATCAAGACCGTTTTACAGTCTGTAAAGAATGGATTGAACTTCCTCAGAAAGTAGACGCCGCAAAACTCACAAAAGGTATTCATCTAATTATTGATGAACTTCTTGAAAAATCAATTGGAGATGGTATGTTAGAATGTAAATATTGTAAAACAAAGTTCACGACTAAAGGAAATCACCATAAACATTTTAACTCATCCACTGTCTGCAATCGTATGGCATACCAGGAATTTAAAAAACTCTTTAATAATTTTTAAACTTAAACCATACACAGTATATATAATCAAATATGATTTATTTGATTATAACTACTTCTATCAATAATCGCTTTGGTAGTCAAGATGCAAAAGAGCGCCAAGAACGATATTTATATGCTATCTCTGAAACACTCAAAGTTTTACCACACGAAATTAAACCTATTATTGTTGAAAACAATAGTAAACGAGAAACATATTTAGATAATTTTTATCATCATCACAGGCAACACGTAAAAGTTTTTTATACAGAAAATAATCATAAACAATTCAAAAGTAAAGGCGTAAATGAACTTTTAGATATTCAGGAAGTTATTGAAAGATATGGAATTGAAGATGACGATATTGTTATAAAACTCACAGGACGTTATCGAATGCTTTCTCCAAAGTTTTTTAAAGAAATTATACAAAATGAAAATAATTTTGATGCCTTCGTGAAGTTTTATGGAACGTGTAGTTTACAATTTGAACAATACGATTGTATTCTTGGAGTTTATGCTATGCGTGCAAAATATTTCAAGATGTTTTTTCCACTTACAATTGAAAACTATAAATCTGCAGAAGTTGCCTTTGCCCGTTATTTTCGGTTTACAATTCCAAGACTGAAAGAAATTGATGACCTGCAGGTTGAATGTTGTTTTGGAGAAGATTTAAGAAAGCTTATTGTGTAATTATTGATAATTTCAAATCGTATGCAAATTAGTGTAAATGTCTTGGGATTTATTTAAGACGGAAATTTATGAAAAGTGGAGAAAGATATGGATTGAATCCCATCCACAAGAGATTGGAGAATATTCTTGGGATTATCTTTTTACGGGTGGCAAACAAATTCGTCCCAAGCTTTTCTGTGAATTGTGGAGCTATCTTTCTCCGGACTCAAAAATACTCGCCGAATTAGCATTTGCAATTGAATGTATTCACGTCTCCAGCATTGTTCTCGATGATACTCCCTGGATGGATAACGCCGCAGAAAGAAGAGGTAAAAAGACACTCCATACAGTTTTTAGTCCAAAAAAGGCAGTTTTAATTTCATATGATTTGATTGATATTGTTACTGAGATTTGGAAAAATAATAAACCTGAAAATGTCAGTCTCGAGGTTTGGACAAATCTCTTAAAATCAAAACTTCAAAGACTTATGGTTGGCCAATGGTATGACTTAGAAAAAACTGGAACATTAGTTGAATTAAGTTCCTTAAAAACGGGTGTACTATTTGAATTAGTTACAGAAACAGTTGCATTATGTACAGGTCTTGATACAGAGTTTTGGAAGATTTGGGGTAATAATTTAGGTATTCTATTCCAGTGGATGGATGACTTTTTAGATATGGAAGAAGATAAAGAACAGAACAATCGAAATGCCTTCAATGAATCCTATGATACGACCTTACAGAATTATGCAATCCTCTGGCAGTCAGTTGAAAAGGGAATTGGTAAACAATGGTTTAATCTTCCATTTGGACAATATATGAAAAACTACTTCATAGAAAAAATTAATATTAGTGAATTATTAATTTCATATCCAAATCTGTCTTCTATTCAAGTGCAATATCCTGAAAGTATTTTAGTTCCAGAGTTACAAACTTCTAAAAAGCCAGAGAGGAAATATTTCTTTAATTTTGTAAATGGAAAACAAATGATTAAACATATTTGGAGCAATGTAGAGAATATGACATCAAACGAAACCAAACACAATTTTTGGTCATTAGACGAATCTCAGTGGGATATTCCGAATATGTGATTTAATTTATATTAAAATACATTTTATAATATAAAATGAATTTATTATACTCTGCATTATTTGGTTTCTCAACAAAACTATATGATGAAGTGATTGATTTAAAATTAAGTACAAATGATTTCTTTGTGGAATGTCTTAAATCACTAAACATTATGTTGTTTACTCTATTAACATATAATGATGCAAACTTTGCCTTCTATATTTTATCAACTGCATTATTTACACACGGGGCGGATGAAAACCACTGGAAAACATTTATTCCTATTTCATTATTTATGACTGGTTATGCTTTTAAGGTTCCAGATAACATACCCTTTTTACTTTTAGTATTAACGTTTTTTATTATTATTATGAACGCCGAACATCGAGCCATTCCAGAGGAGGCATCAAACAAAAAATTATATTCAAGAATATTATTTTTGATTGTTTTTAGTTTTGCTTACTTTGGACCCCTACTACCATTCTTAGAATCAATCTTTGGAAATATCGATTATCTACGAAAAATATTTGGCTTGTTTATAGGTACACTTATTTTAAGTATAGGTGTTCAAGTTTATTTATTATATTTTAAGGCTTCTTCGCAGGCGCTACACGAGGTGTCTTACGACGGGCAGACTTCACAAGTGCAGAAGGAGCAGCGGCCTTAACAACTTGAGGAAGAGCAGGCGCCCCAATTGCAGCTCGCCAAGAAGCACGAAGTTTCTGGAACATTTCTACACAGCCTTTTGCAGCCTCAGCAAGTGCAAGACGAGCTGTCGCCTCTTCACCATCTTCTACACCAATTCGTAGAATCATTTCATCACGAAGAGGATGAGGAACAGAATAACCAGCATATGTCACCTTTGGTGTAGCATCACCCTGAATATGATTTTCCACAAGCCAAGTTTGGAGTAGATTGCCAAGAGTATGGTCGTGGCCACGAATTAGGAAATCAAATCCAATAATACGAGAATCTGAAGCAGACAGACTAATCTCGGCAGGAAGTTCTCCACGATGAATATTTACATAACGACTGCACATATTTTCACCAACTTCACACGCACGTTCTACAATGTAGTTAACTGGTAGTACACCTGCTGTTTCAACAGTAAAGTCAAAGCTAAATGGTTCATTCTTTTCATTAATCTTGTAACAGCGTTTTACTTGCATAGTATTGAACTCGCGTAGTAGTTCATTGTAGCGTTCTGAGCCCTTATCAACACTGCTTGCTTTTTTAGCAACATTTAGCCAGCTTGTAAACATTTCTTGAATACGTTGGGGGTCTGAATCTGGAGTATATTCATAAGAGCACTGAGATACAGGGCAGAAACGGGCGTGTTCGCGACCAGTTCCCTTAGTAGCTTTAGCCCTGATTTCTACAACCTGTTGAGTTGGACCCACACCTGGCTGAAGAGTTGCAATTAGACAAGTGTCACGGGTGATAGGATTGGCAGGAAAGAATCTTTCAATAGGTACCTCCACCATATTTTCATTGGATTCCTCACTCGAGTTGCTATTCACACTGTTATTGTTTCCATTGTTATTTCCATTGTTGTTGTTTCCATTGTTGTTGTTTCCATTGTTGTTGTTTCCATTGTTGTTTCCATTTTCTTCTTCATTTTCATTATTATTTGAATTACTATTTGAATTGCTTCCACTATTTTCATTATTACTATTGGCGCCACCAGCAAGGGCTTTTACTTCATATACTTTGAAGTCGCCAGCCTTGACAAAGGCAGTATTATCTTTACTTCCAACGACTTTGAGGTCAAATACATATTTATCAGCTTTCCAGCTAAGAGGTTCAGTGACATTAATGGGGATAAGACCAATACGGTCGGCCAACATTTCGTTCGTCATAGGGGTGTCATTTCGTTTGACTACAACATCGGTAGTAGACCCCGTAGATGTCATATCTGAACGAAATGCCACCGTTTCCACGCCTGTGAGCATAAGGCGTCGAAGGGTATTAGCATATGTAACGTGGATGGGAGAGAGAGTAAAAGCGAGCGTACGAGCGTCAACGGTTCTTAGATTTTCAAAGTTCATCTTGGCGTCCTAACATATCTTCCGAATGAACATTTAAATCAAATTTTATAAATCTGCGTCCAGCCCGATTAGGTTTCGTTCGTAAATTAGAAAAGGATGAACAGAGGTACTGCACAACCAATTCATATCTGTTTTTATTCCAATCGTTGCGAATGGTCCAAAGCTTTCATTGAAGAAATTTCTAAAACAAATTACCACAAAGAATTTCGTTTTATCTGTGTTGACCCTGGCCCCAATAGACCTCAATTACCATCCTGGTTAAAGAGTGTTCCGACACTTGTCATTCAAGGTGAACCAGAACCAAGAACTAATAGTGAAGTAATGAATTGGTTATACGAAAGAAAGATGAGAGATGGTGGCGGTACACGAAGTGGTGGTGGGGGCCAGGCAGGAGGACAAGCTGGACCAGTAGAGCCAGAACCATATTTAGACTCTGAAATGGGTGGCGGCTTTGGAGATAGTTATTCCTTTTTAGGCGATGATACCTCTGCACAGGGGAATGGTGGATTAAGAGGAGGTCATAATTTTACTTATCTAAATGGACAAGAAGCAGTAAGCACACGAGAGGCTTCAAACTTTCAGACAACAAGTTCCAATCAGAAACGTAGTAAGAAAGAAGAACTACTTGACCAACAAATGGAACAATTTATGAAGAGCAGAGATATGGGTATTCCTCAGCGCATTGCGCGTCAGTAAAGTATAAATCAGTTTAAAGATTCAATAGTAGATAAATATTAGTGCAATGTCTGCCCTAACAGCTTTTACTACTCAGCTTCTAAACTTCTTTGAAGAGCTATGTAATACCTTTCCGGAAGAGAAAGATATCAAAATGGCCACTGAAGCAATTAAAGGGGCAAAAAAGATTAATCCAAGACTAATTCTTGATTTGTTTACGGAGCACGTTTATAATGATTTAGCTCCAGCAGTTGCAATACGTGATGTTGTACATATCCGTCAAGTTGCTCAACAAAAGATTTCAACGCAATTTAATGAAATGATTTCTGCCCTGGCCATTTTTGATAAGCATTGGGACTCTATGGGCTCTAAAAATCAGGAAGTTATCTGGCAATATCTAAAAGTGTTGTGCATTCTATCCGAAAAGGCCCGTGCGAATTAACACAAATTTTGATTTAAAGGGTTTTTAGTAGTCCTTAAGAAGAATGGAGCAAGCAACTGAAACATCTGTATTCCAGACCAAATATAATGAGTTTGTTGAGGACTTAATGGGTGCTTTACCCGAATATAGCCAATATATTCAAGCTGCAAAGGCTCTTGATAAACCAACCCGTCTGAATCGTTTTCAAGAGGAAGTTAAGATTAATAATACATTTAACTTAGCGGATAATGGAGAAGATATCAGCAAGAACCCTGGGAAGGTATTACCTGGCGTAGAGATTTCTGATACTGTTTGGGCATCATTATCTGAAAATACTCATAAGGCTATTTGGGAATATGTTCGTATTCTCTCAATCTGTTGCTTTATGGAGGCTGGATTTTCAGAAGATACAAAGACGCCCGCCTGGATGGATGATGCAATGAAAGATATGAAGGAAAAGCTTGAAGGGGTTGACTTTCAGAATATCATTAAAAAGTTTATGACTTTCTTTAAGTCTGAGGGAGGAAAGGAGGGCGAAGAGGGTGCTAAACCTGAGGGATTACCAGCTGGATTACCTGCAGGATTTGAAAAGCTTTTCGAGAATGGCTTTCCTAAACTACCTGAAAGGTTTCTCAAGGGTCATATGGCCAAGTTAGCTCAAGAGATTGTAAAGGACATCAAGCCTGAGGATTTAGGAATTACGCCAGAAATGGTGGCAGAATGTGAGAAGAACCCGTCCCGGGCTTTTGATATTCTGTTCCAGGTTTTTGGTAACAATCCTGGTATTATTCAAAAAACAGTTCAAAAGGTTGGAAAGCGTCTCCAGCAGAAGTTTATGTCTGGTGCAATTAACCCCCAAGAAATTGCCCGTGAAGCTGAAGAACTAATGAAGGAATTTGCTGGAAATGGTAACTTTGTAGATATGATGGAAGGTATCAAGGGTGCATTTGGATTTGGAGATATGGATATTGCTCGTCAGGCTGGACGCGAAGGAAGCGCACGATTAGCAATGGTAAAGGACAGACTTAAGAAAAAAGCTTCCGAAAAAGAGGCCAAGAAGGCTGCTCAACAGGGTGCATTAGTTGTTCCAAGTGCAACTGCCCTTGCAGATGCAGATGCTGCTATGAAGGCCCTTCTTATGGAAGAGGCTAATAAGAAAGGAAAAGGGGGCGATAAGAAAAAGCAAGCTGGAAATGGGGGTAAGAAATAAAGTTTCTAAGGTTTAGGATAATGAGTGACGACGATAAGAAAAAAAGTTGTGAACTTCCATTCTGGAAAGATGCTTCCATTTTGTTTAAGGATTTTAGCTTGGAGTTCAAACCAAATTGCCCTCATTCTGCTTGGAATTTTGCCGCCCGGTTAGTGCTAATATCACTCTTTATTGGTATGATTGCAAGTGTACTTGGTGGTCTACCCGCTTTTGCTGTAACACTAATGTTCGGTACATTCACTGCTCTTGCTATCATTTTTACAACTAAACCTGATGAAGAAGCTGATGGAAAACGTTGGGATACTTATCATAAGTTACCTTATATTGCTAACGTTGACCCTGATGGTTATTTAGCGCCACTATCTGGACCTGGATTTGGTGGAGGTGTTGAAGCATTTACAAATGGAGGTTCAGCTCCTGGTAGTGTCCAGCCCGCTACAGGAGTGGTTGAAGTTGATGCATTCCCTTACTCTGGCCCAATGCTTCCAGATTATACTCCGCCAACTGCTCGTAACCTTTTTATGAATGTTTTATTGGAAGAAATCAAATACAATCCAGGCCGTCCTGCTGCTGCCCCAGTGGATAATCCATTAGTAAAACAAACACTTGATGATTACTTCAGAGTACAATGGTTTTCTGACCCAACTGATGTATTTGGTAAAAATCAAAGCCAGCGCCAGTTTGTAACACAGCCCTCTACAACTGTGCCAAACGACCAAGGTGCATTTGCAGATTGGCTCTACAAGATTCCTGGTAAGACCTGCAAAGAAGGTGGCCGCGAAGCTTGCTTGGCTGGAACAGATGGTGGCCCAATTCCTTGGTTGAATATGGCCTCATAAGCTGTTCTGTAAAATTAATTATTAATTTAATTATTATCTTTTCAAAGATGTAATAATTAAATATAAAGTGTTCTAACAAAGTAATATTAAATGCCTAAGACAACTTTATTTGAAGTTGATTGTACAATAGTCGAAGAGTATTTAGAGGTTATGTTTGGTGAAGATTATGAAGACAATGATGAAGTAGATTTTGACCCACGTGATTTTATAAAACCAGGAATGACACTTATGATGAATTATACTCAAACGAAAAATTATAAATCAGAAGAGGCAAGTGTTATGGTTAAGGTTGAATCAATTAGAACAGTTATCGAGGATACACATATTTATATTATTGGATGTGTATTAAGAACGGATGTACCAATATTTATTTGTAAATATAGTGCATATTTGGGGCGTAGTATAACTCTTCATACAGATACTACTACTATTGCAAAGGGAGGGGTAAAACATTTCTTGGATTAATTACTTAGTTTTAAGTTTAAAATCGACATTTATAATGGTAAAACGTGGAGATATTTCAAATTCTGATAATACCTCATATTCTATTGAAGATAATCCATCAGAAGTGTTTCCTGAAATAATTTCTTGATTATACAGTTTTGTATTTATATTGGAAGTTTCTGCTTCTTTTTGTTTATACTTATAGTGCTTAGGATTGTAACATTTTTTGGAATCATTTAAATCTACAATAGTAGTTTCATCGATATATATGTTTTGCTTTTTTACTCTAAACATAATTGTAACATCTTCAATACCCCACCCCCAGTAGTTTGGAAATCCATTAATTTTTTCAAATTCATTTTTCCAAAAACAACAAATGGTTCCTAAGTTATGATTTTTTTCACCAACTGGGTGCCTGACCTGACCTGGCATTGTATCATATTTGATTGAACCCCAATAGGTTGGATACGTATCTACATCGTGAAAAATAAATAACCCATCTGGCCTTTTTTTGGATACCTCTAAAAATCCTATATTTTTCATTGCACCTCTGTTAAAATCATTCGGATTCATTTGATTAATTACATAGAATTCTGCATCAATATCTTTTGTAAACTTTGTAAATCGTGCTATAAACTCATCTAAATGTTCTTTTCGATTTCTATATGGAATTATAAAATTATATTTCATACTTCTATATTTCCATCATTTTAATTTAAGTTCATTTACTCTAAATTAAAATCAACATTAATTAATTTAAAGTGTGGTGCTAAATCAAGCGTTGATAAAATCTGATATTTTATATTCGACAAACCATTTGTTTCTTGACCTGATTTTAATTCTTCAAAGTGTAAAGCAGTATTTATTTTAGCATATTCATCTTCTTTTGTTGCGTCTCGAGTATGAGTAGGTATGAAACACTTTTGTTTATCATCTAAAGATACACAATTGGTTTCATTAATGTGAATATTATGACGTTTTGCTCGGTATAAAAGAGTCACATCCTCTATACCCCATCCCCAATAATTAGGAAATCCATTGATTTGTTCAAATTCTTTTTTCCAAAAACAACAAATCCCACCAAGATTTTCACCCTTTATACCAATCGAGTGTTTTATTTCCCCTGGCTTTGCACTATAATCAATTGAGCCCCAATATGTTGGGAATAAATCAATATCGTGAAAAATAAATAAACCATCAGGCCTTGTTTTAGAAACCTCTAAAAATCCTATATTATTCATTGCACCTCGATTAAATGGTCCAGGATGCATTTGGTGAATAACAAAAAATTGTACATCTATATTTTTATTTTCTATAAAGCCACTGAATCGTTTTATAAACTCATCTAAATGGGCCTTTCGATTCCTATATGGAATTATAAAATTATATTTCATACTCTTATAATTCCAATATTATAATTTAAGTTCCTTTTTACATAAATTGTTTACAAAGGGTCTTATCGTCTTTATTATCCTTTAGACACTGGATATATTGCTTACAAGTCTCTTTATCATCCCATTTTTCTTTCAAACACTTTGAAAATTCAGTAGAATAGAATGATTCCGTATTAGCCGCTGGATTTGTAGTTACTACTGGTGCAGTAGTCGCAGCAGGTGCATTTTCGTGAACGTGAGTTACTTTAGGGTCTGACCGAAAGATATTCATTGCAATGCTCTGACCAGCTCCCAATCCAAATCCCTGCCACATATTTGAAAAGAATCCTGGTTGTTGTACTTGATGATTGTGATTTACTACTGAAGAGGTTGGAGTGGCAGTAGGTGCTGGAAGGGGGGATTTAGGAGAGCTATAGGAATATGAAGGCTTAGATGAGCGATGGCTAATCGATGGACGAGAGAATGAAGAGGAGCGTGGAGATGATGAGCGAGATGAAGATGAACTACGTGGCATTTTCTACTTAGCTTACACTTTAAAGTTTTAAGTTTCAAATTTGTTTTTGTGTTAAAAGATATGGTTTGCCTTTGCACTTAAATCGTTTAAGAGTTTTACCGCGTGTTTGGATAACAGACTTCACACAGATTCCAATCGCTGCCTTTTCTTTTCCTTTAGAGGACTTATTTTGACCAGGTCGGACCTTAACTGTTTTTCTTACTTTTTTGATACAACGGCATAACTCGGACGCAAGAGGACTTGGCTTTGGCATTCTTTTTTTAAATAATATTTTATGCCGCATCTATTCAGAGATAATGGAGATCAACAGATTAACTCATTCCCGCGATGACCTCTGCGGCATTCAATCATTCTATGCTCAATCCGTTGGCCCAGGGCGTTACCAGACAACTAATTTAGTCCCTAAAGCTACCGGCGTCAACCCAATGGCCGTAAACCAACTCCTCATCTACCCACGTGAAGGATACGGCTACAATAACGCCGCCATCGACGCGGATTCCATTCTACGCAACCAAATTGCCTTCAAAAACAATCGCTGCCAAATCCGCCCCCAAAACAGACCATTCTTAACAGTCCCCTATATGGCTGGTGGCTCCCCCTCTCGTGATGTTGAGAGCTTACTCTTACACTCCGAACAAGTGCGTATGGGCAAGGAATGCGGTACAGTCACTGAACAGTTCTTCTCTCAGCAATATACACCTTTGATTCCTATTGTAAAGAATAATATCCAAAATCCTAAAAATCGTGTGGAAGAAGTTGCTGCGCCTGGATGGATTCACGGTGGAATCCCAACTCGTTCTTACCTCCGCGATGTAAATTGCTAAAAGTCATATACCCCCTTTAAAATAATAATTTCAAGACTAACCTGAAACTATTATTACAGTCATCAAAATAATTTGTATGAAGTATTTAGAAAATGGAGAATAATTCCGGCAACAACAAGGGCAACAACAAACGTAATACCCATAAAAAGAAACGCAGAACTCCTGAGGAGATTTTAGCTAATGTGCAGCGTAAATTAAACGAAAAAGCCGCCAAGGCCGCTGCCAGAGCAACTGCCAAAGCTGCCAAAAATTCCGACAAAGCTGCCGAGAAGGCTGCCACCAAAGAAGCCAAAGAAGCGGAGAAAGCTGCCAAGGCTGCTGAGAAGGCTGCGACCAAAGAAGCCGAGAAAGCAGCTGCTAAAGAAGCGAAAGAAGCTGAAAAGGCTGCTAAAGCCGCTGAAAAGGCTGCTGCCACCGCGGCTGCCAAGGCTGCTAAGGAGGCTGAAGCTGCCAGAAAGCGTACTGAGAAAGAAGCTGAAAAGGCCGCTGCTAAAGCTGCCAAGGAGGCCGCGGCCCCTATCAAGAAGGCTGTTAAGGCTGTAAAGGTGCCTGCTGCTGCTGTTGCCAAGGCGGTTTCTGGTAATGGAGGTAATAACGCGGCGGCCACCCGCAAAAAACGTAGAACTGCAGAGGAGATGTTAGCTAATGCCAGACGCAAGGTTGAAGAGGCTGCTTCTAAGGCTGCTGCCAAGGCTGCAGAGAAAGCTGCCAGAAATACTGCCAAGGCGGCTACAAAGGAAGCTCAAAAGGCTGCTAAGCAATATAATAAAAACAGAGAGGGTGCAATTGAGTATGCTGGTAAAATGTTTGCGCGCCTCAATGCCCAGCGTGAAAAGAATGCTGAGAAGGCTATCAAGGCTGCTGCTAAGAATGCTGAAAAGGCTGCTAAGAAAGCTACTAAGGCTGTAAAGAAGGCCGTCAAGAAAGCTAACAATGCCACTAAGAAAAATAATAGACATAATAATGGCAATAATAATACTTGGAGATACTTCTAAGCGTAGAGCTCCTTTAGTTTTTCAATAAACTTTTTAATTTCTTCAATATTCTTTTCAACTGGAACATCAACTTCAGTTGAAAGAGTTAGAACAGGAATATTAGTGTTTTCAATCCACTTATGATGCTGTCTATCAAGTGCATCAAGATAATCCATTCCAATTCGGTCTTCTCCTTGGCGATTACGAATATGGATGCGCTCCTTTGAAGTAGAAGCGCTGGTTGAAATATAGATAATTCCGCGTACTGGATGTTTTTTACCGAAGATATTGAACCAGCTTTCATAGAGTTCCCATTCAAGGGGGTCAATGTCGCCACCGTCATAAAGCATTTCTGCAAATACGTGTTTATCAGTTAGTACAGACCGTTCCGTAATAATTACTTGAGGTCCTTTCAAAGTAGAGTCGAGGTTTTCTACAGCATCTTGAATGTTCTTTAGACGAGTAAGTATTGCACAGTTTTGAAAAGTGTAGGCCCATCGTTTCTTGTCTTGGTAGAAGAGTTCGAGTAGATTTTTGCCTTCGGCATTTTTGAGAGCTGTCCACTGACCGACTGGCTCATCTACAATGTGCACATCGTGGAGTCTATTACGAATCTCGGCGAGAAGAGTGGACTTTCCAGCGCCGATATTTCCGTCAAGAGAGATGATAATTGGAGACATTCTGTATATACAAGGGTTGCTGGAAATAAATATGGTGTTTTTGACTCGTCAAATTTCAATGTGCACGCCTAACAGGAATGGCAATCTACTTGAGCGATGTGAATACTGCCTACGGGCCAATTTTAACCGCGCATTGGGAAAAGAAAGAGGACCCCCAACACTATGATTACCTAACTTCTCAATTTGTAAATCCTACGCCTCAAAGACATATTTTAGGCCTGGTTGGCGGCAATGATGTCAGTTTGATTAAAGGAAATATGGTTGATTTAGAATCTGACCTCAGAGGAATTAATATTCCAAACACATTCTGTCCTTGGAGGCAATATCAACCTCCACCTAAACAGCAAAAGGAAATCGTCCGAGACAACACAAAAATCAATTTAAAGATTGATGTGCAAAAAGCTCACCTCCCAGTTTATCAGATGTGGGCCTATCCTGCAGTTGTTGCCCCAGAACCAATCAAAAATGAAGTCTGTGTAAAGCCAGAGAAATATTAAAGTGTGAGTTCTAAAAGTTTTTAAAGTAGTATAATAAGAAGAATGGCATCTGCTTGTTATACAACTCAACAGGCTCTAACGAGACCGAGAAATGACCCATTTCACCAAGTTGATGATATGAGAATTACTTCATATGCAGCGAGATATTATTTAAATCCTCCAGCTGCGAACTGTCCGACAACCTTTCCAGTCAATGCTACGACACGTATCCAAAAAAGTGGTGACTCTTGGGTTGAAGGACAATGGCGTACCGATGTTGAATCTGATTTGAAGGGTATTGACCGTTTAGGAACAAAGATTCGCTGCGATGCAGTGCAATACAATCCTCAAACCAATATGATGAATAATATTCCTCTAAAAAACGCCCAGGATGAAAATGTTCCTCAAACCTTTGCACGCTTAGTTGACCCCCCGTGCACACTTCGTACTACTGGATGGAATAGATGGCAACCACTTTTCCACAATCCTCAAGAGACATTTGAAACACCATTTGATTTCTTTATTCCATCACGTGATATTGATAAGGAGAAGTACAATACGCACAGAACGAAGGCCTGTTTTACACCATTCCAGCAGCCACCAATTGCAGAGCTTGGAAAAGAAAAATATATGTATCCCTCTTATCCTTTTGTGCAAACATAATTATTCTTTTGGTAGAATATCATCTAACCATTTGAACTTATCATCCCAGGCGAGTGCAAACTCTAACTCAAGTATTTTAGTAATGATTTTAATTTCCTTTTCTTTGTCATTCAAAGACCTAATTTCAAGTTCCTGAATGAGTTTAGAATTTATTATTTTACACTCTTTAATAAATTTCTCGATAGATATTTTTTTAAGATTGTCAACCCGTTTTTTGAGCGCCTCTCGAAATTTATCAACCGATAGATATGGCCGCTTTGTAATACCATTTCTAAATAGTTTAGATTTAACTGGATAACTTGCAATTAGTCGTTGTATATATTTGTTAATAATTAGATTTGGGTCCTCTTTAAATTGAATTGGTTTTACATTATTAATTTTATTGAAATAATCAATCGCATCTGCTTCAGTCTCAACACGAATTTCGGTAATCGTTACAGGAAAATCAGTTGCATTCTGAACATTCTCAAAATAATCCATTACAACTGAGATACGATGTTGTCCATCAATTAAGTACGTTTTCTTTACAGGAGTATTGGTTTCATCTACTTCATCATACTGAATAGTTCTATATCCAGAATCAAGAAGATATGCTCTATAGTCAACCGAGTCTTTAATATTTTTGACGTGCTCTAAATCAATAATCCGATTACCTTTCCAAATTGGAATTCTAATTAGAGCTCTTGCAGACATCTTATAAAGCTTGGAGTCATCTGAGTATGTGTGTAGCAATTCCATTTCACAACATTAATACACTTATAAATTAATTCAAATTTCCTATCAACTTATTTAAATTTCTTCTTCTTCCTCTGGTGTTAAGAGCCACATTTTATGTTCTTTAATTTTGGCCATCTTAATATGACCGTGTACCCAATTAAAATGAACTAATACAGCATTCTCTCTACGCGATGTATCTTTATAAAAAACATTACCATTTGGATATTTTCTTAATGTTAATGCTTGAAATGTACAATGAGGTTTTACAAATTTATTAAAATAACTCTGGTCGTTGTTATCAAATGCACACTCTAAATATTTCTTTTTACCCTCCTCAGACACACAGTCATATAATTTAATCATCTTTTCACTTGTTTTAATTAACATATAACCAGTGCACATATTCTGCAAATTAATATTATCTGTGCTATCATTTTGAATATGTACATCAATGTGTTTCTCCTCATTCCACCACTTAATATCAGGTAACGGGTCTTTTAAAAATACTATATCACCATCTGTTAACAAAACATTCTTATTTAAACTAAGAATTGAATAAATTAGTTCAAGTTTTAAGAAACAGATTTTATCATAGCCTTTTGTATTCCAGGGTGAAAATCTTCCAAGCTCCTTATCATCAATACAATATACATTATATCCAAGTCTTTTAAGAATATTTGCACACTTTTGGTCAATACTTACAATAAGAATCTTTTTATCTAAACCAAACGGCTTTAGGCTTTTAAGCATATTAAGTGTATATAGAATATATCCATAATTAGTCATTGTAGTTATTACTGTTTTACCATCTTCGAGAAGACAAGGTGATAAGTCGTCCTCTGTTAATTGAATTGACATTGTATAAATCCATTAAAATATGTTTATATTCCTTTTAGGTCTTAATGAAAATGGAATACAAAATAAAATTCAAAAAAGTGGAGTATAAGAAAAAAATTAAAGGTTATAGCCAGTAGTATGGAAATCGCAGCTCTATCTGGACTTTTAGGATTAGGCTACCTAATCTCCAAAGCAAGTAACACCAAAGAAGGTTTTAATGGCGCTATGGCTAAAAATGCTAAGGCCGCCGCAAGTATACCTCCCCGCGACAGAGAATATCCTCTTTTAACAACTCCACAACCCCAACCTGGTATGAGAGAAGGATTTATGCCAGCAGCAAGAGGTCTTAACTCTGACCCACTAACGGTTGCTCCAAAGGGCGCTTCCGCTACTGGATTTGGCCCAGAACTTGATATGATGTACCAAATGCCAAACGGACAAACCTATCCATCTGAACCCAGCCCAGGCCCTTACGGTACAGCTATGGGTTATGCATCCAATAAACCACCTTACGCTCCTGGAGTTACGCCCGGCACACAACCAGCCCCTTCACCTATTGATTCTAATATTCCTATGACAGAATTCCGTTCTGATAATACTGAATCTGACCCCAACTACATTGAAAGTAATTATGTAGTCAGTCAACTATCAGGCCAACGTATCCCTTCAAATGAGTTTAAACATAACAATATGCAACCATTCTTTGGCGGTCGCATTAAACAAAATATTGCACCACAGGCTAACACTCAAACACTTGATATGTATAATGGCAATGGCTCTACACAAATGAAGAAACGTGAAGTCGAAAATATGTTTGAAACCTCACGTGCACCATATGGCAATCCTTTCGGTATGGAAGACAATACAGACTTCTTCCAATCACGTATTTCTTCACAAGCCCCAATTTCTCGTGATGGTGAACGTCCTTTTGAACCTACACGCGTTGGCTCTGGTATCGGTGAGCAGTTTGGCTTTGCTGGAAAGGGTGGCTACCAACAACTTGAAATTAACGAAATTATGAGACCAAAGGATACTAATGAACTCCGTGTTCTCTCCAATCCTAAGGAAACTTATGACCAACCTATGGTACCAGGGGGGCACTTTATTGGCGCTCCAGCTGCTGTAAATGATGTAGGTGAAGTCAGAAAATACAAACCTGATACTTTCTACATTGATGAAACTGGTGAACGCTTCTTTGTGACAACAGGTGATTTAATTAAGGAAACGGTTCGTTCTGTACAAGTCTTGCCTCATACTGCCCGTCCTGAAACATCAGTTGAGTATGGTGGTATCGCTGCCTCTCAGGATTTTGGCGAAGGGTATGTAACTGGTTCTTACCGTTTACCGATGTCACAGCAATTTGGTGGTGCAGGTTATCGTAACGCAGATATGACAAGTTATTATACCAAGGATATGGATGCAGCGGAAGCTGATTATGGTAAGAACTCTATTGAGATTCGTCCTAATGAACGTAATGAGACATCTGAACGTGTAATGGCTCTTAACCCTGTACCTGCCGATAATGGTTTAGTAACATCTCACTACACAGATGATGCTCGCCCAACTCGTCGTGCCGAGACAACTGGAAACATTCGTATGACTGCCACACCAATTGCATTTGCTGAACGTGCTCCTGCAATTACGGTATGGGACCCTAAGGATATTGCTCGTACAACTGTTCGTGAAACAACTATTTATTTGGATAGACCTGGTATTGCTGGAGCTGCCTCTGCACCAAATCGTTTGAAGGTATATGACCCAGATGATATCGCTCGCCCAACTCAGAAATCACAGCTCTCTAACAATCTTGGATGGACTGGTCCTGGTGGAAATGGTGCCTGGAATAACACTATGGATGAAACATTTGCTTACAATATGCGCACTAACCCTAATAAGGAACAAATTGCTCGTGGCCGCAGACCAATTGGTGGTTCTGGTAACTCTGCAACATTCAATGGTGACCCTGGTCGTCAAACTTCCAAGAAACTCGATACTGATTTCATTAATGACCGCGCACTTGCAATTAATCGTTCACTTGATATCACTCCAGGTGTTGGTGATATTGGTCGTACAGAGTATAGAGTGCCGCTCAAACTTGATATCAGTCGTGAGAGAAATCAATACAGTTCAGTTGAAGCAGTTGATAATAATCCATTGATGCAGAGTTTAAGAAAGAATGCGGAAATTGATGAGGCTGCGATTAGAGAGTATCGTGCACATCTTTCAAAAAATTAGATTTGACTTAGACGAAAATCCAAATGAGAGTAATAACTGCGGCAAGAATACAAAGTCCTAATACTACTTTCATTAACTTATTTGCTTTGGTTTGATTATTATTTGTAGTAACTTGAGTTGTACTATTAACTTGAATGACTACATTTTGTTGTACTTGCTGATTGTTTTGATGTACAATTTCACAGAATTCCTGGTAGGTGATTTGTCGTCCATTTTCTTCAGGGATTGTGCGAAGTTGGGGAGTATACGGTGTTGTTTGTACGGGCGCGGCTTGTCTAAGGGGAGTATGGATAGTTGATTTAGTTTTAGGTGTAGATTTGACGGCGAGGTCTTTACGACAGAGTGGGCAGATTACTTTTGGTCTTGAGTGTACATAATCAATCCAACAACTAATATGACGTTTATATTTACAGGTACAGGATGTATTTTCTTGGAGGGGTTCTGACCCAGTATCTTGACAGATGATGCAATCCATTTTGGTAGAGATTTTTAAAGTTGTGTCCGATTTCAAATTTTTGGGAGGACATTAAAATGTGTTCAAAATATAGAATGAACGCATCTGAACCAAAACCACCAGCGGCGAATAACTCTGGAAACTCTGGGGGCATTTTGGGTGCTCTTGGAAATGCCTTTAGCAAGGCAAAAAATGCTGTAGTTGGTAATAATAAGCCTAAAAACGGTAATAGTAACAACAGTAAAACAAACAACTCTAAGAAAAATGCTAATAAGAAGAATAACAGAAAGAATAATTCTATGAAGGGCAACAATTCTTCTATACCTGCTGTTGCTGGTGTTAATGCTCCTGTTGTTAATGCTTCTGTTGTAAATGCTCCTGTTATTAATGCCAAACCTAACTCTACAGCCCCAGTGATGTCAGGTGGCGTGGCCCCAGTCAACTTCCGTTTTCCTCCTGATATGCAACAGCCATCTGACAAAGTGATGCATTGGGCTACAACTGCTGGCGTTCCAACACCAACCGGCCCTGAAATGAGAAATGTTGCCCACGGTGGAAAGCGCCGCAGTCGTCGCAATAAGACTCGTAATGGGGGAAGCAGACGCAATCGTACTCGTCGCAATAAGACACGTAATGGAGGGAGCAAACGTAATCGTCGCAATAAGACACGTAATGGAGGGAGCAGACGTAATCGTAATAGACGTAATCGCAGCAGACGCAACTAAATGTGTTTAAACAAGAGTATAAAAGAAAACTACAAAAAGTAATTAATAATGGATAAGACTCCAATTATATTAACAGGTCCTCCTGGATGCGGTAAAAGTTACTGGATTCAGAAGTATGCAGAGCAAATTAAGAAGCAGTTATTCGTTTGTCCGTGTCGAAAGGATAGAACCCTGCGAGATGGTCGTCAAAAGTTACATATTTGGGCGAGAAGAACAGAGCCAGCGATTTTGTGGTTGGAGGGGGCGGATGACTTAACACCAGAAGCACAAGCATTCTTGCGTCGTATTTTGGAAACGCACGCAAAAGATGTTTTATTTATTTTGGAGTGTCGTGATGCTGGTCGTCTTCAAGAGCCAATTCGTTCAAGATGCATTATAAAAAGACTGTATCAACCAATGTGGTCGGACTTAGAAGATTATCTAAAAAAAACTTTTAATGGACTCAATACAAATGAAATTAAGGAGTATTTAAAGAAAAATGAATATTCATATCGTCGAGCCAAGCAGTGTGCCTTTTTACAACTGCAGTATCCTGATACCTGGAAGACAACTATTGCACATCGATACAAAGAAACAGAAGCTGCAAAGAATTTGAATGGTGATGACCTTATTAATTATATTAAAGAAGGATATAATCCTGAAATTCTGATAACAGAATTATTATCAAGAGATGAATGCTTAAAAGACTACGGTAAATGTACTGAGATAGCGGGGTCACTGTGGGCCTTTTTAGGAAGTGCGTTATATAAGGCTCCAAGAACAACAGTGAATGAAGAAGAATGAATAGAGGTACAGATTCAATTCTTTCCGTTTATTCGGATGCCCGAGCGGAATATACCAAACAACTTTGTGTATTTTTAGTTCCAGCTTACTTCCAATTTTTCATTGAATTGCTCGAAAAATCCAAGCAGGATATGGCCACACAACCAAAACGAACTCTTTGGCAGTTTCAAACCTATCTAAATGAAGTTCACGATTGGAATATGGAGAAGGTTCACAATGAAATTAATAGAATTAATACCAATTGCGGATGTGACTACTTAGATGACCTTCTAACCGCTGTTTTCATTGCCCATACAAAAGTATTAACTGCAATTCGTCTATCTTCAAACAAGAAGAAGATTGAAATCAATGTCCCTAAAGTTGAACACTTCTTATTTAAGGTATTATGTGAAACTTCAAAGCTCTTATGGAGTTCAACATACTTGTTCAGAGAAGATGTTTCAAGTATTGAAAAACAACAGAACTATAGAAATATTGAGCAGATAATTAATGAGGGAATTTTACAGGCGGTGAGAAGTTTGGTTCCTGTTAAGTCGATTCTCAAGGACTTTGTTAATGGTGATGGAGCTGCACCTGAAGAGGCTGATGGTGAAGATAGTGATTCAGAAGATGAGAAAGAGACCGTTCCTGAACAAAAGGAAATTGCTAAGGAGCCTATTCTTGCAATCCCTCAACCAGTTTCTATGCCTGAAACTGTAAAGCTTCCAGAACCAGACACACAATTGGAAACAAAACCAGAGCCAATTATGGCGGTTCCTGAACCAGTTAAAAATGAGGTCATTGAGCCTGTAGTTGAACAAAGGGTAGAACAGCAGGCAAATCCACCAACAATTGTAATTGATGATAGACCAACTGTAAGATTTGGAGAATATGATTCAGTATTTGATTCCGAGAATCCACACGGGTCAGATATGATTTATGACCCAAAAGATGGGGATGGAGAGGATGAGGTTCCGGCCCTTGAGATTTTGGATGAACAGGGTACACCATTATCTGAAGGATTAGATTTCGATGACCTTGAGGAAAAGCCAGAAAGTACAGAGGGGTTAGGAATGACTGACTATGAGGAGTTAAATTAGTGCGGATGGAATTACTGTGTTTTTCTCGCAAGAGATGAAAATGATGCCAAACTGGTTCCCCTGGATTTTTGTTGGAGGCATTGTCTTCATCGCTTTAAGTTTTACTGCTGCGAAGTACAAAGATAAAGATTATAAGAAAATGCAAGTATTACAGGATTTTATTAGTGGTTCAATATTAATTGCATTTGCGGGTGTATTGGTACCTGATATGTTCCCTGTAATACAAATTCCTGATATAAATCCAATTTCATTCGGTGGGGGTAGTACTGATTTAGATTTACAGGTCGGTCCTCCTCGTCTTGCAGGAAGATAATTAATTTCTTTTTACGAGTTAGAAAATGCCAACTACTATTTATGATAGCTCATTAATTACTCAGCGCCGTCGCGCCAAAGCTGAATCCGGTTCTTTCATATCTCGTATCTCTCCTTGGAATGTTCAGGGATTAAACTTCAATAATGCTCCCCCAACCCCAATTGTTGTTGACCCTACCAAGCAGCCTAACACTGGCTATGCCCCTGCATTAGGAATCTATGACCAATCTATTATCAACCAGGTTAAGAATGGCAATATGAGAATGTATAGAAAAGGTACTGGCGGGCTAACTATAATTAGTAATGGATGCCCTTGTTTACCTCCTACAGCAGCTCAACTTGCTGAAGCAGGATGTGCCACGGTCGAGTAAATATATTATTTAAACATTCTATAATTATTTAAAGAATATCTATAGAATGCCAACAACTATATATGATAGCTTTATTATAACACAAAGAATTCAAAATAAAACTATTGCTGATTCTTTTATTAATCGTATTCAAAGCCAAACAAATCCGACAACAGGTTCGGCGCCAGCTTTAGGTATCACTTCTGCATCAATTATTAATTCTGTTGAAGAGGGTCAACAAAAGGATATTAGAAAAAATTATGGTTGCACAACGGTTAATGCTGGTTGCCCGTGCGCTCTGACAACATCAACTGGAACCATAATTAATAATGTAATAAGTGTATTACCTGGACCTGTATCAAATGTGGAGGCAAATTATGGCAGTGTTATTGTTACTTGGGATGCACCAACAATTGGCGTAGAGGTCCAACCATTTACATATGAACTAACAACAACACCACCTACTTTGACGAATACTATAACTAATGGTGTGATGACTTATATATATACGACCCCTCTTGCTCCACTTATGCCAAATGTAAATTATACATTTAATGTGAGAGCAATTAATTCCGCGGGTGCAGGGCCGAGTGCAAGTTCAGTAGGTAATTTTTATGCCCCATATCCAGCTCCAACTGGTATAAGCGTTCAATCTCAAAATATACAATTTAATGGAGTGGATATTGCATTTAATAATTATACAACTAACTTTGTACCAATTCCTGCATCTTCAACTTTAAACACAGACCAAGGCACATTTCCAGCTGTAATTTTTAATGATTCTCTGGGTGGAGATAGTTTAACAGTTATGGGATTATCTCCTTCTACGACATATACAAATTGCTATTTAGTTTTAATAAATGGAACTAAGCGTAGTGATAGAAGTGCAACATTTACTTTTACAACACCTTCCTCCCCACCACCGCCAACAAATGTGGTCCAAAATTTCAGTGTAATCGGTTTCGGCTTAGCATTAATTGATTTTGATTTCTATTCATATTTCCAGTCACCACAGTTTGTTACATTAACTATTCCAACGCAAGGAACATACACTCCATCCATATATACAGATAGTAATCCAACAAGTACTGCAAACTTTAATAGCCTTCCTTCAGGAACTTGGAATAATTGTACATTAACGTTAGCCTGGGGTGGTGTAGATGGAAATTTGGTAACAACTCCTGTTAGCAATACATTTACTTTAAATGTTTCATAGAATACTTTTAAATATTTATTTAAACACCAAGGGAATAAATAGTTTCATCTTGTGACACTTTTTGTTTCCATTTGTATTGAGCAAAAACAGGTTTATGGAGTTGGTCTTTAGGGACAGCATTGTGCACATCGTGTGCAATCCTGATATACAACTCAAATCCCTCATATTTCTCATCTCCATCTTTATCCTCAAACACAGTCTGTCCACTCTTATCAACTGTCCAGCTCCATAATAAATTAAATAAAGGTGAGGTCGTCTCAAATACTTTCCAGTTGTCCTCTTGACTGATAATTGATACCCCCTTACCCTTCTTCTTTGGAGGTTTCTCTTCATATAATCCATCAATTAAACTGATTGCAAGCCGACATAAATCAAAAGATGGATTTGGAGGATTTTTTGGTTTAGTATGGTCAAAGAATGGTCCAAAATTATATTGGTCGCCTGCTTCTTGGTCGGGCCAGTGGTCATCCGATACCCAGAGATGTTTGCCTAAACGGAAAATCGAGCGACCAAAATCAATAATACTAAAAATCTTTCCATATGTTGGCACCCTCCAAATAGTCCCATCCTTTGTCCTATAATATAAGAACTTCTTATCTGTCTTTCTCCAAAGGATATTATTTGAATGCAAGTCATTGTGTGTAAAGCAGACTGCACTTTGTAGGAATGTTAGTGCTGAAATGATTTGGAATAACCAGGCAATCCATCTTGCTTCCCATCCCTGTGAACCCTTATCGTGTCCATCAATTTCATCTTCATCAAGAAGAGTATCCATCACACCATCTTGAGCTTCTTGATAGATAAGAACAACAGGCATATTTGGGATTTCTAAGCAAATATCAATATCTAATTCAACAGAGCTATCATCATCATCGTCATCATCTTCATCTGATTCATCAGTAGAGTCTTCAGTGAGGTCAGATTCAGATTCTGAGTCAGACTTTTTAAGAGAAGAGCGCTTAGTAACTTGTTTATTAATTTCAAAAATATCTTTGACATTTTGTGCATCTTCTTCAATATTGTCAAAAGTAAATGACTTGACAGACTCTACATCAGTTGAATCTATATTTTCAGTTGCAATAGGCTCAAGTACAATTTCTCCTTCAGCTGTTTCTTCTTCAAAGGGGCAAGTTACAATTTCTTTGTAGATGTCTTCAAAATTGGGAATATCTTCGATGTCGGCATCGCCGCGGACAACAGTCAGACGGGCACTATGAGATTTCATACCATTCCAGAACCAGCGGCATTGTCTGTAGGTGTCATATTCTTGAGAAATGTTAAACTGATATTTCTTGCAAATACCAGTTGCTGCCCCATAGTAAAGTATACAATGCGGTGTGAGATTTAATTCTCTAAAACGACTAAGTACAAAGTTGGCAACAGCATCAACATATGCCTGATTATTGTGGCTGTGTAGTTTGAGAAGTGTTTTCTTCCAGGTATTTTCACTTTGAGGAAGTAAAGGATGTTCAGGCATTACATATTTTTCTTTGATTAGGTCGATAGGATTTAGGAGATGAACGGATTTGACGAAGGTTTTGCAGAGTTCAGAGGCAGCAGAGTCTTCTGTTTTGCGAGTAACATTCCACATTTTTGCATTTGTTTCATCTTGAGAAACCCAGTTATCAATGAAGTATTTTGAAGGGAGTTCAACATTTTTGTGAGAAATAGCGGTTTCAGGAATTTTAAAGATATCTAAGGCGGGGTGATAACGCTGTAAATGGAGATAATCAGAAAAATTATTTCGTTCATTTTCATTAATTTCACGTTCCCTGCAGGGTTGATTTTGAAGTGTTTGTAGAACGGGCTTCATCTTCTTGTTTGAAAGAGTTGTACGTGCGTTTGTACTCCGCACTAATTATTTTTGTTTGCTACAGAATACAAAATGGCACAAGGCGGTGTAAATGTTAACCTCCGGAAGTTCGTAATGAAATCTGTTCCACAGGATGCCGTCGTGGTTTTTATCGGACGTCGTCGTACTGGTAAATCGACCCTCGTTCGTGATTTATTGTTCCACCACCAAGACTTACCTATGGGTTGTGTAATTTCAGGTACTGAAGAGTCAAACGGCTTCTTTAAAAAAATTGTTCCACCAATGTTCATTCACGGTGAGTATAATCCAGTGATTTTAGCTAATTTCGTGAAGCGTCAGAAATTAGTTATGCATCGAATCCAGCAAGATGGCGACAAGGGTATTAAATCAAATATTGACCCCCGTGCATTTTTGATTCTTGATGACTGTATGTACGATGATTCTTGGACTCACGATAAGAATATTCGTTATTTGTTTATGAACGGTCGTTGGTTGAAGGTGTTCTTCATCATTACTATGCAGTTCCCGCTCGGTATTCCTCCTGCTCTTCGTACAAACGTCGATTATGTATTTATTCTGAGAGAGCCATATAAGAATAACAGAGAGCGTCTATATACAAACTATGGTTCTGCTTTCCCGTCATTTGAGTTTTTCTGTCAAATGATGGACCAGTGTACACAGAATTTTGAATGTTTGGTTGTTAATAACAATACACAGAGTAACAAGTTGGAAGATACAATTTTCTGGTATAAGGCTGATATTCACGGTGATTTCAAGTTGGGAGCGCCCGAGTTATGGAGACAGTCTGAGATGTTGGCGCGTATTAAGGAAGAAGAGGATGTTAATATGTTTGACCCGCGTCAAAGTGCTAAGTTGAAGGGTCCAGCCATTAATGTCCAGAAGAAATATTAATAAATAGCATAAAATAGTAGAAATGGATATGAAATTAAGACATTTAGCTGGATGTACTTTTATAGTATTAGTTATTGCAATGATGATATTTTTAGTAACAGTTCCTGGTATGTCTGAGGGATTTGTGGATGCAGGTCGGTGTGGAGTGGATTTGCCATCGTGCGAGGGAGAGCGCGTACGGTGTATGAATGGGTATTGCAAGTCTGATATTCCTCCAAAGTTACCACCGATATCAGATTTACCAATGACGCCACCGACAAAGTATCCATATGCCTAAGAGGCCATTGAATAATAAAACCTATGCATTTGTCAGAAAATGGCTCGCTCTAAATCAATGGGAATTGGCGCTATGTTCGTCTTACTTGTTGTTGCTGTAATTTTACTTCCGATGGTAGTTTCTTATGTAAGAGGTCTTGAAACTCATTTTGCTATTTCTGGTTTCCAGGATATGACTACTGGAGTTGGCCCCTCAGGTCCTTCTTCCCCTGATGGGGGGGTGGCGGGCATTCCTGCAATTGGCTCAACTTCTAAGTTACCTACTTGGCGCCCCGACCCTAATACCGACTATCTCTGCCGCTCTCCTAATGAAGATGGCAATCCCTGCCCTGAAGGGTACTTCTGTGATGGTACTACCCAGGCCTGCATTCCTACTTATGTAGGTGGACCGGTCCCAACTACTGGTTATTATTCATAAGCACTTTTATAAAAAGTGCCCAAAAAATGTCTCAATCTAACAAAAACTAATTATTTATAATAATGTACTTTTGTTAATCAATCTATTTAGGCTCAACTACCGTATTTTCCTCAACCTTTTCAACGGTGATAGAGGCCTTATCCATCTTACGCTCAAGAGCTAAATCTCCTTTGCCATTAAACATACCACTGAGAGCCTCAGAAGGATTAGCACCACCACCACCACCACCAAATACCTGTTTAGCAGGCGCAGAACCCTTAGTACGCTCCTCAAAGTACTTCTCACGATTATCCTCATTCTCCTTGTACTTGCGCATTAGAGTATTGAGTTCGTCTTGAGCATATTCTTGTTCAGTGATTTCGTGAGGTTGAGGGTCCCAAGGAAGCCACTTACCAAGGTCACCAATAAAAATATTGTGATATTTATCCTTGGTCTGGAGCTTCTTGGCCTTGAGTTCAGCCTCTTTAGGATTGCCATAGACACCGCGAACCTTCACGCCGCGTACGGATGTACGGAACTCATTCTTTGCAAAAAACTCATCTTCAAGTTTGACCTTGTTTGTATACATAAAATCATCATAGGCTTCAACAATCTTGGTCTTCTGGATATCTGTACGGGCCTTTTGCACAAAGAGCTGATATTCATTCATTAGACTATCGATATTGAGACGGTTTTTACGGCAGATAGTTGCCTGGTCAAATTGGTCATTCTTTTCAAGCTCCTTGATACGTTCATCAAGCTGGTCGTTAACGTTCTTTACGACATCCACCATATACTTTTCAAGATTTTTAATCTTCCAGTCAACTTCATAGCCTTCAAGGAACTTTTGGAAGAAATAGATATCTTTCTTTTCGAGTACTTTCTCCGGACTTAGGAAGCTTAGTAGTACATAGCGTTGGCCAGGGATTTCAGTATCCTCATCAAGAAAGTCTTCCACTACGGTTGGGGTATTCTTGTCGCTGCTCATTTTCTATATTCCTTGAGTTCCAATGCTTTAAACTCGGTCCAAAAGTCTAATTTTTGGGGTGAGTTTTTTTCTTAAGTGTGAATATAGAAATGATGGGCTACGGTTTTGCTGAAATTGTGAATCGCATAATCAAATATTTAATTGAGGGTCTTGTTATCGCGGCCGCTGCTATCTTCATCCCTAAGAAGGCGCTCCCTCTCGATGAAGTTGCTACCCTCGCGGTCCTCGCTGCGGTCGTCTTCGCCATCCTTGATGCCGTCTCTCCTTCAGTTGGTGTGACTGCCCGTCAGGGTGCTGGCTTCGGTCTCGGCGCCAACCTCGTCGGCTTCCCTCGTATGTAAACAACCTTTAGTATACGAGTACTAAATAATTAATATAGTAATTATTGTAATTACAAATATTAATTAATCATTTGATTTTATACTGTGCGAATATATTCCCAGCCCATATCTTCGCATATTTTCTGCCAGGTCTTATCCTGCAGATAGAGTTTGTCGCGATTTTTGAGGAGAGGAAAGCAACTCAAATATTCATCCATTTCCAAGAGTTCACAAAACTTGTAAAGGATATAGCCATATGATAAAAAGTTTCTACGGCCTTGAGGTCTGTGTTTTTTGAAAGAGGGTTGGATTTCACGGAACATATGGCGTAGTTTTTCTTCATCCTCTCGAGACATAAAAGGTGCATTTTGTCCATTAAGACGATTAATAATGTGTGGGATGTGTTCATAGTATTTTGAGGCTTTCATCTTTCTCAGAATTTCACGAAGTTTGGTGGGTTTGAGAGAGGACATATTTGTAATGCGTTCTTTTTTGAGTTGAATAAGAATTGAATCATAAATCTCGGCAGGAATCTCAGTGCTCTCTTTGGCTTGGAATTGAGCGAGCCATTCATTGAAGTGATTAATCTTTTTGTAGGCATAATAACATACCTCACGAGGAGGGTCCTTATAACTTGGTTTATCACTATCAACTAAAATAAAATCTTGATATCCACACTTTGAACAGGTGAGATTTGCTTCATTTAAACACATAATCATTTCATTGCCACAGGATTCGCAGGTTGTCCAGGGGTCATCATACTCCTCAACGGTGTTTCGTGCCATTGCAGGGTCTTCGAGCTGAAGATAGTCATTAAGAAGCTGGTTTCTCTGAAGGCCCTTTTGAACAGGAGGAACAACTACGGTATTCTTGGTTTCTTGATTCTCTTGTTGTGCAACCTCTTCTAAGATAGCAAGAATCGAGCCAGGTTTGGCTTTAGTTGTATTAAAAGACATACCACCTTTTTGAATTTTGTCCTGCATATCATAATAATTATAGAGGATATCACCTGTTCGAAGGTAATAGTCCATTAAGTCCTCATCAGATTCAATGGTTTTAATCTTCTTTTCCAAGACCTCCGCATCTCTTTCTAAACGCCAAATTTCAATATCAGATACGGTTTCGGTAATACGTTTCTTTAGGGTTGAAAGCTCCTGTTTATAGGAATCAAGGTTCTTTTTTTGTTCAAGCATATTCTGAACTTTTTGGCTATGAATAGCATCCAAAGTCGTTCGAGCTTCCGGATTAGAGCGTTTTGAGCTTTTAACTTTAAAAAACGCACTGTCGCTCATTGTTGAAATGTACTTATACGGAGATTGTGAAAAGTTTTTAAACCCTCCGAATTCAAAAAGTATGCGATTTGCCAAAATTTTTTTGTTAATCCAGGATATAGAAAATGACAGGAGGTGGTTTAATGCAACTTGTAGCCTATGGCGCCCAGGATGTTTACCTAACTGGTAACCCTCAAATTACTTTCTTCAAGGTTGTTTACCGCAGACACACCAACTTCGCTATGGAGTCCATTGAAAACCCTTTCAACGGTGCCCCTAACTTCGGCAAGAAGGTGACCTGCACTATCCAACGTAACGGTGACTTAATCTACCGTATGTACCTCCAGGCCACTCTCCCGCAGGTACAGCTCCAGCCTTCTGACGGCTCTGGTGCCCAGTTCCGCTGGCTCAACTGGATTGGCCACAACATCATCGACTACGTCGAAATCGAAATCGGTGGTCAACGCATTGACAAGCACTATGGTGACTGGCTCCACATCTGGAACGAACTCACCCAGGAGCCTGGTAAGCAAGCCGGCTACGCCAAGATGGTTGGTAACGTCCCTGAACTCACCAACCTCCTCTACCAGGGTGGCTCCACTTGCGACAATGACTGCTATGGCGGTGAGCCCCTCACCTCTGAAGTGGTTACCAGCTGCGCCCCGATGTACACCCTCTACATCCCTCTCCAGTTCTGGTTCTGCCGCAACCCTGGTCTTGCCCTCCCTCTCATTGCTCTCCAGTACCACGAGGTTCGTATCAACTTAGAGTTCAACACTCTAAACAACCTCTGCTGGGACTACTCCAACAGCTCTGACCCTCACGCCATCCGCAACCGCGTTGGCCAGTGCGGTCTTGCTGCGGCTTCTCTCTACATCGACTACATCTACCTCGATACTGATGAACGTCGTAAGTTCGCCCAGGTCAGCCACGAGTACCTCATCGATGTGCTCCAGTTCACTGGCGGTGAATCCATCACCAGCTCTGCCAACAAGCTCAAGCTCAACTTCAACCACCCTTGCAAGGAGCTCATCTGGGTTGTGCAGCGTGACAGCTTCGTAAGCTGCGATGATAACATCATCAACCCTTGGAAGGGACAACAGCCTTTCAACTACTCCGACTGGTGGGACCGCTCTGTGCTCGAGTCTGGTTACTCCGTGACTCGCGTGGAGGGTATGGCGGGCAAGAACCCTACCATCACTGCGCTCCTCCAGCTCAACGGCCACGACCGCTTCTCTGTCCGTGACGGTAACTACTTCAACTGGGTGCAACCTTACCAACACCACACCAACATCCCTGCCGTTGGTATCAACGTGTACAGCTTTGCTCTCCAGCCTGAACAACACCAACCTTCTGGCACTTGCAACTTGTCTCGTATCGATAACACCACCCTCCTCCTCACCGTGTCTAACAACGCGGTCGGTACCAACCTAAGCTCCACTGTACGCGTGTATGCCACCAACTACAACGTACTCCGCATTATGTCTGGTATGGGTGGTCTTGCCTACAGCAACTAAGCAGTTTGGTTGTTATTTGTATATTTTTACTATAATAACTAAAATACTTAGTATATAAATAAAAAACACTAATAATTTAATACATTTCCTATAGAAAATCTAATAGAAATGTTTTAAAACTATATGCAACTATTCAATATGATATACATCTTTGTTATTCCAGAAAACAACATATGGAGAGGTTCGATGATGACTATAATATGTAGAAAACCCATTATGTGCAAGAATTGAATTATTAAAAAGTATACAATTAAAATTATTTATATCATTATATCTACCCATTAATACATCTTGATTCTGCCTATCAATATATTCAGATGATGTTAGACCATATGTCTTAGTAAATGCATATTCAAACATTAAAGGCCCAGTTATATCAAGTGAAGATACACCATAATAATTATTTTCAATTCTGTCAACTGTGGTATCAATTGCAGCTTTCATAAGTGGTTCATTAGGCATACAGGCTGTAAATCCAGGATTAATCCCATCTGTATACATCGCCTTCCCAGTTAATAGTTTAATATTTTCATTTATAATTGCATTGAATGATTTTCGCATAACAAACTTAATATCCATATAGAATCCTCCATTTTTGTAAAGATAACAATATCTCCACAAATCTGCTTTATAGGTACCTGGTTTTAGTTTATTATATGCATTCAAAACTCTTTCATCATAATTATTTTTAATAAACTCTTTTCGTTCTTCTTCATCAAACATAACATAATTGTAATCTGGATGTAGTGTTCTAAGAACTTTTACTGGATAATATAGGTCAGTATTTTCAATTTCTTTTGTATTCCAGGTGTGAATAAGTGTTTTAGGAATATTTGTTCTTGGATTGATAATTTTTCGGTCTGAGAGAGTTATTAATCTAATTGATTCATTTGGAGACTTAATATGAAATTTAGCATTATTAATATATAGTACATAAGGCGAGAAGGAATTATCACGTGTAATTGTTTCTACATTTGCTAAATAATAATCATTGGTTTTTTTAATAATATATGAAATATCTGAATCTGGATAGGTTGTGGTATTTCTTACAAAGTTTAGATAAATAAATTGATTATCTTCAGATTCATAAGTTGTATAAATTCCTTTTGTAGGAAGCTGTAGATTACTTCTTTTGGCCCAAGAACTCATTTAGTTTCAATACAAAATATATTTTAGGCTCCTAATAGAATGGCATTCCGAGCAAGAAAAACACTAAGAAGAAAAAGACTAAAAAGAAAAACAATTAAGAAGTATATGGGTGGAAATCAGTTAATTATTAAGTATGATACTATTCCAATTCAAGGCCAAAAACTTGAAAAGAATAAGACTGTTTCTGCACCAAGTGTAGAATTTTCAAAAACTGGAAAGATGTATACTTTAGTTATGTGGGACCCTGATGTACCTCCACAGATACAGCCAGGTTTTGTGCATTGGTTGGTGACAAACCTACAAAGTCAAAATGATATTCTGAATAATCAGGTTTTAGAGTACAAAGGACCAAATCCCCCTTCAGGAACTCATAGATATTTTTTTGGTCTATTTCAACAACCAGGAACTATTTCTCCTCAACAACCAAATCGTACTCAGTTTAGTATAGATGAGTTTGTAAAAGAAAATAATCTGGAATTAGAATACCAAGTATTTATGAAAGTTGCTGCATAATATTAGCATTTACTTTGAACTTCATAATTGAATCTAATTATAGAAAATAACTTCATTTAAAGACATATTAATAAATATATTAAGTATGGATTTATTAATATGTGTAATAGCTAATGATAATAAACCCAGTTTTGTAGATTATCAATATGAGTGTTTTAAGAAATTTATAAAAGGAAAGTTTGAGTATATTTTATTTGATAATTCTAATAATTCCACAGAATTTAAAAGACACTGTGACTATATTGGTGCTTTTTATGTAAAAGTTCAAGACATTTTGTATCAGGACCTATCAAACTTTATTTTAGATAAAGTATATAATTTAATGAAGTATAGAGGTACTATGTTAATTTGCAATTTAGATATTTTCTTAACTGACCATTTTGAATTAAATAGTAGATTAACCAATACTGATATTTTATCAATAAATAATAGGCATAATATATTTAATCAGAATGATTTTTTAGTTGTAAATCTTAAAAAGCTGAACATATCAGTTGATAGTATAAATGATACGCTCCCAAGTATGTTGCAAGAATACATTAAACAAAGTAATGATTTAGTATTTGAAAATGTTAGTGTAACAGATTCAGATAATTTTAGTGGATGTAAAATATATGAGAAGAAATTTCTGAAATATGATACATCACTAAATGCCAATGATAAGTTATTTGAATTTTTATGCCAAAAGCTGATTGCTTGGAATATTAATTCTACTAATGAAAATAAATACATTATTTCATTTTCTTTGTATGGTAATAATCCTCGCTATACACATAATGCGATTATGAATGCTTTGTTTGCTCAGAGGATATATAATGGATGGATTTGTAGATTTTATTATGACCATACAGTTCCTTCTAATATTATTGATGTGTTAAAGTCCTTAAAAAATACTGAATTAGTAAGAGTGGATACAGGTAATAGTTCTGCTTCTGCTGAGAAGATGTTTTGGAGATTTTATCCTGCAAGTGAAGAAGATGTTGCGGCAATGATAGTAAGAGATGCAGATGCCTGGATTAGTTTTAGGGAAGCTTTTTTAGTAAAAAAATGGCTTGAAAGTGATAAGATGTTTCATATTGTTAGAGACCACTGTCATCATACCTATAAAATTATGGGTGGAATTTGGGGAATTAAACGTGGCAGATTACCCCAACTTAAAGAGTTATCTGAAAATCAGGCGAAACATATAAAGATGTTTGGCGCTGACCAGGATTTTATGTCAGATAATATCTATCCTTCTATTATCGATTCATCAATGATTCACGTTACAAATGGATATAGTCTTGATAGGATTCTTCCATTTGAAAGGTATCCTAAACTCTTAGAATATATACCAGGAATTGATATTGAGCAAACAAATGAAGCAAATGCATTATTTTGTAATAAATGTAATAAAGTACATCCTTTTTTTATTGGTATACAACTATTTAATCTTCATACAGCTACAAAGGAACTACTGTCAAAATATGGATTATAATTTACTATTTTTAAGTGTATCAAATATTTATGAAAGTTGGTGCGGAATAGTTTATATAATATAATATGTTTTATAATTAATGTCATCTTGGGCAAATAGAGCACCTCAAAAACGTGTATTTAGAAATGTTCAACCTGAACCAATTGTTCGACATATTAATACAGTTATACATCCGCCGCCAGTTAATACGGCAGTACAGTTAAAGTCTGGTAAAAATATCTATCCATTCCAATATAATATTATAAATGGTTATCGACATAGAACTATACCATATAATGATGATAATTTTGTAAGAAAGATTAAATTTAATTGCATTGAGAAACTTAGCCATATAAGAAAAATTGTATGTGTTTATAAATTGAATTATAAGAATTTTTTAGGGACGCCACCTGGTTTAGGAGATTTTATAAGGGGCTGTATGTATATTTATCAACTATGTAATCTTGCAAATAAGGAATTTGATATTAATGTAAAACATCATCCTATAGGAAAGTACTTTAGTAATGACAATTTTGAGGAATTGGATGACACTATTTTAGATAATACCGAGTGTCTTACATATGTAAATATGCACCCAGATGATATATTTATAAGTGCTACAGAGAATATAATACAATCTATGATAAAACAAAGAATAGTTAGTGAACTCCTGTTAGTATTAAATGATATAGTAAAAGCACCAAATAGAAATGGAACAGTCTATATATCATTTATATCGTTTCCTATATTTGAAATAATTCAAAATGAAATAAATTATATAGGGTCTAAGTTTCAATTTAATTCATTTATTAATGAAAGTTATAATTCTGTATGCAAATCTTTGAATATTACTTCTAAAATGTATAATGTTATACACTTGCGTTGTGGAGATAATATGATTTTTAAGACAGAAGATATTGGACGAAAAATGAAGTTCCTTGAAAGGTTAACTAATTATTTAACAAACTATAAATCTAATAATCCTATTGTGTTATTAGCTGATTCAGAAGATATTAAGAAATTTGTTTCAGAAAACTATACAAGTATTAGGGTTTATGACTCAAAAGTTGCACATTTTGCATATGGTTCAACACATAATGAACAAGGTATTATTGATACATTAACAGATATTTCAATAATTAGTAATTGTGCAAATATCATTAGTTATACAAATTATTCACACGGGTCTGGATTTGCTATTTGGCCAGCTATTTTAAATAATATTCCATATACTTGTGAATTTATAAAATAAAGCTTAAAGTGTTTATTAATCTAAGGATAGAATGCGTCGTTTTCTAACATTTGACGATGTTGGATTAATACCAAAGTTTAATAAGATTGCTTCGCGACTTCATACAAATATTCAAACACAACTTGGAAAAGATACATATAAATCACCGTTTATTCCTGCAAATATGGATTCTGTGATTGGACCAACTTTAGCAAGTATTTGTTCAAAACGAGGAGCACCAATTATTTTTCATCGATTCGCGCCCATTGAAGAACAATTAAGATGGACTATAGCCTATCCAGAGGCATATATGAGTATCGGTGTTCAGGAATCCGCTAATAATTTTGAGAAATTATATCAAGCTGGTTGTCGCCGATTTTGTATCGATATTGCGCACGGACATTCCCAGGTAGTTCTTGATACTATTAAAAAAATTAAAGATAAAGATATAAAAAATCAAGTAATAGCGGGAAATGTATGTACATATCAAGGAGTAATAGATTTAGCGGCGGCAGGCGCAGATATTATAAAAGTTGGGGTAGGTCCAGGAGCAGCCTGTATAACAAGAATGATGACTGGATTTGGAGTGCCTCAATTTAGTGCTATTCAAGAGTGTTATAAAGCTAAAGTTGACATATCTAATAATTGGCATAATAATCAAATATATTTAATAGCAGATGGTGGAATTAAACATCCAAGGGATGCGGTATTGGCATTAGCAGCAGGAGCTGATGCGGTGATGATGGGTTCTATTTTTGCAAAAACATTTGAGTCAGCAGCTCCAAAGAGTAAAGTGAATGATAAGACTTTTGGAAGATATAGAGGTCAAGCATCATCTGAATTTATGAATGAATACTTTGGTGATACTAAGAAACGACAAGCAGAAGGAGTTGCATTTGATGTTGAGATTAAGAAGTCGGCGGTGGAGGTATTTGAGGAGTATGAGGGTGGATTGCGGTCGGCATTAACGTATTGTGGAACAGATAATTTAAATAATTTTAAGAAAAATGCAGAAATATTTGAATCAACGAGTAATTTTATGATTGAATCAAACTATAGAAAATAATAGATATAAAGGTTAGAGTAATATTAATAAGAAAATGAATAATATATCAAGCTCAGCAAAATTGGGTAAAAATGTCAAGATTGGAAATAATAACATTATAGGCGATAATGTTATTATATCAGATAATGTAGTAATTGGTTCAAATAATAAGTTTTTTGCCAACAATATTATATATGATAATGTAGAAATAGGAGATGGTAATGTATTTCTTGATGGTGGTATTATTGGAGAACATCCTGTGAATATGGATGAGTTTATTGATAAGGTATATAATGGTGTTAAAATAGGCAATAATAATTATTTTCATTATAATACTGTAGTATCTGGAGGTACAACTGCTAATAAGACTATAATAGGAGACAATAATAAGATTTCACGTAATGTGTATATTGCACACGACTGTATTATTACAAATAATGTGCATATATATCCAAAAGTTTTTGTATGTGGCCATTGTACATTAATGCCCTATTCAGGGGTAGGGGTAAATGCATCATTAAGACAATTTTCAGTGTTGGGTAGTTACTCTTTTATAGGTATGGGAACTCCTGTTACAAAGAATATATTTCCATATTTCATTTATGCAGGGAATAGATACTTAAGAATGAATACTAAACGAGTACCAGAGGAATTTCATAAGTATGAGATAGATTTAAAAAAATTACTTGAAAGTTATAAAATACTTTCTAAAGAGGCTCTAAATGAAAGTATTAGTATTTATCCTGAACAGATTAATAAAAATTTAAGGATATATTTTAAAGATTATATTCTTTAGAGGTAAGATATTCTTTAAGAAGACCAAGATAATATTGTTTATGTGTAGGGCTTACTACTAAGTTAGGAATATTAAGAGTATTTGCCATTTCTGATGTAATAATTGCAATATTATTATGAAATGCAAATATAGAATTATTAATTTGATTATAATTAATGTGTATATCAAGATTTAAATATTTTTTTATTTCGTCACATAAGTAGTTAAAAACTACATTTGAAGGTAAAATAGAATCTACAAATAATCTCTCTTTAAAGAATGTATTTTCAATCATATGACTGACTTTGATATCACACTTTTCTTCAATTTCTTTTAGTCTGACTAAAGATTTTTTAAATCCATCTATTGGATTAAATTTAATTTCATCTTTTAAGTACAAATCAATAATTTCTTGTCCAGTTTTTTTTTCTTGAATAAGTGTATTAATTAAATTACTTGATAAAAATCCAAAGGCGTGTTTATGAAATGGAAATATATTTAGAATTATCAGTGGATAGGTTATAATTTTAATATTTGGATTTACACTTTTAATATTATTAATAAACTCATCAGATGAGTAAAACTCTGGGCTACCTTTAACATATTCACAAATAAGTATTTGATAATTTTTTAAATGTTGAAAATTAATACTGGTTCGCGGCCGTTCATACCAATAAATACAGTCAAATGCATTAATTATATTTGATTTTAGTTTATCTTTGAATACGCCTCCGTAGCAACTTGAATAACATAAGATATTCATTATCTAAATATTATTTTAAAAAAATATTATAATCTGTAATACACTGAGATGTTTCAAACTCCTTATCACATAGGACAAATATTGAGGTACTTTTATCTAATACTTCAAACTCAATCCAATTATTTTTTGGAATGTAAAATGCATCATTACTCTTTAGTTGTTTGATTATAGTATTATTAAACTTATTTATTAATTTTAATTGTACTTCTCCTTTTAATACAATAAAAAATTCATTAAAGTTTGTATTTGAGTGAAATCCACGTTTAACTGGTCCTTTCGATAGGTCAAAATCATTTATATAAAATATACGTTTTGTATGAAAATCATAATCATTAATACAATGTAGCACACCTTCTTTATTGTCAGTTATTATACTCTGGAAATTGGCAACTTCTTTACGTTTATAAAATAAATGAATCTTTTCACTAATATATTCTAACTGTTCATCATTTAATTCTGGATACATTGGCAATGAAAGTATCAATTTGGAGTTTTCAATGCAGTTTTTAGCCTTATCCAGATTTAGTTCAGAGAATGCATCAGTTTCAGTAATTGAAATAGGATAATGAATTCCACACTCAATGCCATTTTCCAATAAAAAGGTTTTTAACTCATCTCTAAAGTTCGTTTTAATTACAAATAAATGAAATACTGGTGTAGATTCTGATTCAAAGATTGGTAAAGAGATAGTAGAAATATCACTTAAAAGTTTATGATATTTCTCAGCAACTATGCGGCGTTTTGCATTATTGCTATCAAGATACTTTAATTTAGTATTAAGAACTGCTGCCTGGATAGTATCTAAACGACTATTTCTTCCAATTAGGTCGTGATGATATTTAATTTTGCATCCTAAGTTAGCGAGTCGTCTGATTCGTTCATTAAGTATATCATCATTTGTGCAAATACCACCACCATCCCCATATGCACCAAGATTTTTGCCAGGATAGAAACTAAAACAGGAAATCTTACCAAATGTACCTACTTTTTGATTCTTCCATAAAGCGCCGTGTGCCTGTGCACAATCTTCAATTAGTGTGATATTGTGTTCGTTGCATATTTCAAGGATTTTATCCATATTAGGAACCAAGCCAAATAGGTGAACAAGTATCAATGCTTTGGTTTGTGGTGTAATTTTTGCTTTTAAATCATCTATATCAATCATATGGGTATTTATATCGCAATCTGCAATAATAAGTTTATGATTATTATTAACAACTGCTAAGCAAGATGCAATATAGGTATTACCTTGGACAATAATTTCTGCATTTTCTTCAAGTTCAAGACTTTTGACTGCAATTTCGAGAGCATCAGTTCCATTTGCAACACCAATTGCGTGCTTAGTGCCAATATATTTAGCAAAATTATTTTCAAATACTGTAACTTCTTCTCCAAGAATATAATTGCATTTTGATAGAACAGATTGTATATTAGTATCTACTTCATTTTTTATTGATAAATAGTTTGTGTTTAAATCTAAAAACTTTACTTTCATTTTATAGGATGTTCGTTAAATAATTTAAATGGAAAACGCATAAGAGACCGGATAGTACATTTATCTTCCTCTCCAAACCTTAATAATTGCACTATCATATCCTTTTTGTCTTAAGACAGTTGAGGCAGTCTCATAATTTATAGTATTTGATTGGAAAGCAGATGGATATGACATTATATTTCCAAAGTTTGAACAGTCATCGCCTGTTAAAATACCTTCATAGTAAAGAACAATACCCAGAACTCTTTCAAATGTTTCTCTATCCTTTCGTGTTTTAATAGAAAGAACTAAGTTTTTAAATATACTATATTCTTCTTCTAAGTATTCAATTGTTTTCAGATTACAAATAGTAGTAGCTCCAAAGCATCCATACCATTTAGTATCGGTATCAGTAGCATAAGCTTGCAATTCAGTATTATTTTTAAGTATAGATAGGAAGTTATTAATTTTTCTAAAATCGTGAACTTCGCCAGTAATATTAAAATGCCAGTGAAACTTGATGTCTCCTTGAAGTTCAGTATCTCTAAAGGTTCTATTAATAAACATACTATCGTGTAAAAATATCATTCTATCTGCCCATTTGTATTTTAAGAAGTAATAATATGGTAAAATTTCTCCAGCCCCATTAAATTCGCTTTTAATAATTTCAGTATTATTTAGTTTTCCATCAACTGTATTAACTGCAGAGTTATCATCAATTATAACAATTTTATTTGTATAGAATTTTCGAATTGAATTATATGAAGAAATCCACAAATCATTATCACGAGTATTACGAAGATGTCTTAAAATAACAAATACAAATGAATTATTGTTATAAGTTAATTCAAATGCGGCAGGGCTTGGTGCTAACTCAATTTTCTTTGGTACATATTGTCTTGGATTTACTACAGGTTCAACTGGTTTTTTAGGTTCATTAGCCTTAGAATTTAGCAATATTTGATTTTGAGTTACTTCTTGAAACGATTCGGATTGAAGAACTTCTTGTCTTGCAGCTCTTGGAATGATTTGGGGGCGCAAAGGTTCAGGAATTTGAGAAATATCTCGTTTTCTGGGAATATGACGATTAGCCCAAGATGACATTTATAATCAGAAATTAAATTATTTTAAAATAATTTACTCACTGAAAAATACTCCGTATATGTTCTTTTTGTTTAAGTAAAAAATTATAGAGATGTATAATTAATATTATTTAATCTTGTATATTTTCTTGTTAATAGTTTCTTGCCAATTGATTCAGAATCATCAAACTTAAAATCAAAATAGTATAAGAAAGTTTTATAGCAAAAGAAAGAGTAATCTGGTGTTAGATTAATCGGGTCATTTAATATCATTTTCTGATGTTTAATAACTCTAAAGTATATGCATTCTAAAGAATTATTTTGTCCAATTTGATATTCCAGGTCTGATATGAAGGTATTTGTTATTGAATCGCCAATATTAATAAATGTTATCCAGTCAGTATATGCAAAGGATATGCCATAATTTTTGTAAAAATTATATGATTTGCCCTTTTGAAGATTACAATCAATGACTTTAAATCTTGAATCTGAATTAATAATATGTCTTATTCTATCAACATTATCAATAGTTACAACAATAAGTGCAACCCAGTTTGAGCTTGTTTGTCCGTGTAGGGCTGTTAGGGTATTGATTATGGTATCATTTCCATCATAGATTAAAACTACAGATATTTTATTTGTAGTTGATGACCCGATAGGTTGAATTGAAGTAGGTGCAGGAGGTATATTAATCGGAGGAACTGGGGCCCGACGTACTCTTTGTTTATTTGCCCAAGATGACATATTAATATATTCAATTTACTTTTATTGAAATAATAACGCGGTTTTATTTATCAAATAATAAACTATATATATAAAAATGATTTTTTTACATTTTAACAATTTAGAAACATTTTTTGGGGGTTTAGCCTATCAAAGATACTTACCGATGTTAATACAATATTTTAGAAAAAGAAATGCCAAATTTATGTCATATTCTGAGTTCCCTGGTTTTGATAAGATAAATGAGGATATTGTTATGACGGGTCGTGAAGATATTAATTATGACACAATTATTGAAGGTGTTAAATTTTTAAATGAATATAAACTGAATAATTATAAATTTAAATTATACTATTTAGCATCAGATATTTGGCCAAGGTATGATAGCATTTTTACTAATGCACAAGAGACTATAATTAAAGCTACTAATTATAAATTAATACACGTAATGATGGATACTGACCATTTAGCATACTTATGGAGTTATAGATTTAATCTTAAAAACTACTTACATAATTTTATTAATTTTCAATATAATTACTATTATGATGGCATTATAGTTGATTTAAACCCCAACCCTATAAATAAAATACTATTAAGTGGTAATAGTGCACCAAGTTTATACCCAGAAAGACACTACTTAAAAAGTTTAAATTTACCAGAAATTACAGTCCTTCCATTTATACAATTTAGTGATTATACAAATACCCTAAATAAATATCTTTGCGCAATTGTGACTGGTGTAGCATCAATTGACCCAGCAACTGGACAATCTGTAAGTGCAAAATGTTTATTGTTAAAATACTTAGAAGTGTTGGGTTCTGGCGCATTACTATTGGTTGATGATTCTATAGAGAAAGAATTAGAATCTTTAGGATTAAAACATAAAGATAATTGCTATGTATCATCTTTGAGTAATATTAAAGAGACTGTTCAGTATATAACAAATATGGCCAATAGGGATGAAATAAATAGAATAAGATTAAATGGTCAGAACTTTTATAAAGACTATAAATTAAGACAGGATGAAAAAATACACGACATTTTCAAGGACTTAGTTTAATCTAAATTATGCATAAAAAGCAAAACCACTCATCCATTTCTCAACTTCTTGTTGAATATTTCTAAGTTCTGGATATTTTGGAAAATATTCTGCAAATTCTTTTATAGTTTTTACCTGATTTTCTGTTTGGATTTTAATACCTATATTAACTACTCTATTGATAATATTGGCCAAATAAATCATATCAGTTTCTTTAAGTCCTCTTGTTGTAATTGCAGGCGTACCAATTCGGATTCCATTTGGATTCAATGCAGATACATCCCCAGGAATTGTATTCTTATTTACCGAAATATTTACATACTCCAATATCTTTTCAGCACGCCCCCCAGTAAGACCCTTATTCCTTAAATCCACCAACATCAAATGATTATCTGTTCCACCCGTTACAATCTTAAAATCCAAATTAGCTAACTCCCTCGCCAATCTAAACGCATTTCTATGTATATCTTTAATATATTCTTTGAAATCTGGTGTCTGTACTTCACGTAACTGTGTAGCTACTGCTGCAATCTGATTTTCGTGAGGACCACCTTGTAGGCCTGGAAACACCGCTTCATTAATCTGTTGCTCTAATTCTCGACGGAAAAATATAATTCCAGCACGAGGTCCTCTTAGACTCTTATGTGTAGTAGTAGTTACAATATCACAGTGTTCAAAGGGTGAGTGCATTTCGCCAGTTGCTACAAAGCCAGAAATATGTGCAATATCTGCCATTAGATATGCATCGTGCTTCTTAGCAACTCTATGAAAACGTTCATAATCAAAATCACGGGAATATGCGCTTGCTCCACAAATAATCAGACGAGGCTTTACAATATCTGCAAGCTTCTCCATCCCCTCATAATCTATCCAGCCGCTCTCATCTACCCGATATGGGATTGACTCATAATAAACAGATGTTCCTGAAATACGCTTTTTGGCAGTCATAAAACCGTGAGTTAAATGACCACCACTTGGTAAATCCAATCCCATAATTCTATCGTGAGGCTTCAATAATCCTAAATATACTGCTAAGTTTGCTACACTACCTGAATAGGGCTGTACATTGCATCCCCATATCTTTGGGTCTAATCCATATGCTTTCAATGCACGCTCAATACAGAGGTTTTCGATTTTATCAATAACCTCATTTCCGCCATAATAACGTTTACCAGGCAAACCTTCAGAATATTTATTTGTTAAAACTGAGCCAAGACAATCCAATACCGCCTGGGAAGTAAAGTTCTCAGATGCAATCAACTCAATGCCAAATTGCTGTCTGTGCTTTTCAGCACTTATAAGTTCGGCTAATTCAGGGTCAACTGTTTTAAGAGAAGTATTCATATAAAGCTAAATATAATCTTTGCTTTAAGTATAAAAATGAATAAGGTTTTTGGAATTAACTTTTTTGTATTTTGTTTTATAACTCTTGCACTTATACTCTATTTCACCAAAGAGATTCGCGATGAAGGATTCTTTGATAATAGTGGCGCGTTAGTTCAATTAGCTTCTACCGAGGCTTTTGGAATGTCTCCAGGCACTATGGACCAATTATCTTCTACTCGTGTTGTCTCAAAAAGAGAAGAGGATATCGATGATGAAATCTATGATAATCTAACAAGACAAGGAATTATGAATATGACAGAATCCGGTTACAAAGGTTCTGATTACGCCAGCGCGGGTGCAATGTATTAAATAATAGATTCATATATAGTTTTTAATTCATCTGATTCCCAAACAATTTGTGGAGGACCAGATGGATACGCCTCATATGGAATCGCCTTTTCAGTTGGTTTTTCTAAACTTAATAGCTTTTTAAGAGAATGTAATCGTCTTTCTAAAGGGTTCTTAATATGTTTACATTGAGTTCTGCCAAGTTGTTTCCATCGCCATTCAATTTGAAGTGCAGTTCTCCATTCAGGAATATTTTCAATGTAACACGCCCGTTTCCATTCTAATCCCTGCTCAACTCTTATTCCTGTTGCTCTTGCACCACCTGATATTTCTTTATTATGTTGACGCAATCGTCGGTGAATATCAGTTGTTGCTCCAATATATGTCTGATTTTCATCTGTGTAAAGGAAATAGCAATAGAAGCTCATATAACTATTTAAAGTAATATTATTAATATCTTTAAATGCAAACTCAAAATGGAAGATATGTATCTGTAAATATTATGGGTGGATTAGGAAATCAGATGTTCCAATTGGCGGTAGCCTATTTGTATGCTAAAAAGTATTCTGGAAATCTTGTAATTTTAAGAAATAAAAGAGAAAATGATGGTCGACCGTTATATTGGGACTCATTTCTTAAAAGATTTCAAGAATATTTAGTTGATAAACTACCAGATGGATTAGTACAATGGCATCAAGGTGAAAGTCACGATAATACTTTATTGCCACAACTAACAGATAAGGGTATTTACTTAAATGGATATTTACAAAATATAAATTATCTTAAAGACAGCCAAGAAATTGTTAAAGAATTATTTAAACCTTCAATTAACTCCTTTAGACAAGTATATTTGAAATATCAGCCACTAATTGATAATAAGGATAGAATAGTAGTTGTTCACGCGAGAAGAACGGATTATTTAAGAAATCAAGATATTATCAATTATCACGGACCTCTATCAGTTGAATATTATAAATCTGCAATAAATAAAATGTGCAAATATGTTAAAAATCCAATATTTTTATTATCATCTGATGATAGTAGTTTTTGGGTATCAGTTATAAAAGAAGTTACTGAACTTACAAATAATTTCTTTGTATTGGAAGATGAAAATGAAATTAATACATTAATTTTATTGCAACAATTTCATTATTTTATAATTGCTAATTCTACATTTAGTTGGTGGGCTTCATATTTAGCAGATGCTAAAAAGATATTTGCACCAAGAAAATGGTATGGTCCATCTCGAAGGGAAGATTATACTGGCATTTATAGACCTGACTGGGAATTAGTTTGAGCCAAGTGATTCTGTAAATGAATACCAGTTATCAATAGTGTAGAGTTTTTCCCAAAAGTTACCCATAGCATATTCTTCTTTAAATCCTTCTTTTTTAATTAATATACTACTTTTAATATAATTACCGATTAGTTTAAATAAGTACTTGCGTGGTATAAGATAAGCTGATTTATTAGTGGTTGATATAACTTTATTAATAAATGCATAATCTGTATCTTCAACTTTAGTATCATCTTTATTTGCAGCTAACAGCAGCATATCATAATTTTTAACAGTATTAATAAAATAGGTTATTGTATTATGTATTAGTGAGTTATTTGTATTGTTAAATTGAAAACCATCTTCTAAAATTAAACAATTATTCCAGGCTGTATTTTTAACAATCTCCTGAAGAGCAAGAATGTGACTTTGAGTAGCTTTTAAGGCCGAGTTTTCATTTTCAACTGCATTGATTTTAAGGGTTCTTTTAAGTTTCGGGTCAATCTTTCGTATTTCTTTAATTATTGATTCTTCTTTCTGTTTGTCATAGGAAATATATAAAATTGCATCAATGTGTGTCATACACGAATCAGTATCATATTCATTGGACATATAGGGTTTTTCAGAAATTATGGACTTTTTAGGGGGATTAACAATTTCATTTATTGACTCTATATCATTTTGTACTTGTTGGCTTGCAACTTTAAAGAATGCATTATGCTGTAATTTAGTTTTTGAAACATTGTGTCTTATCCAGGACATTGTAATAAATCTACACAATTGTTATGATAAGAAAAAACACATATTAAAGCAAAAGAATCATATGTGTATAGAATGAAAGTTTTAGTATTCGGAGCTCGGGGGTGGATTGGGCAACAATTTATTTCCAATACTAAGCACGAAATCATTGAAGCAAAAACACGTCCTGAAAACTACCAAGATACATTTGATGAAATTGCTCAAGTAAATCCTGAGTGTGTAATCTCATTTCTTGGGCGAACCTATGGAACTGGTCCTGATGGAAAACTAATTCCTTCTATTGATTATTTGGAACTACCAGGCAAACTTTATGAAAATATGCGTGATAATTTTTATGCTCCATTTAATCTTGCTCAAATCTGTGACAAGCTTGACACTCATTTTATCTATTTGGGGACAGGCTGTATTTACACTTATACTACTGATAAGAAACTCTTTACTGAACAGGATATTCCAAACTTCTTTGGGTCTGGTTACTCAACTGTAAAGGGTTATACTGACCAAGTTCTTCGTCATTTTGATAATACTCTTCAACTAAGAATCAGAATGCCAGTATCTAAATTGGTAAGTGGGCGTAATTTAATTGATAAGCTTGTAGCATATAAGAATATCTGTTCTATTCCTAATTCGATGACTGTACTGGATGATATGTGGCCAATTATTGATAAAATGATTGAAGTTCAAGAAAAGGGGGTCTATAATCTAACAAATCCAGGAACGGCAGAACACAATTGGATTCTTGAACTGTATAAGGAAAAATTCAATTCTGCACATACTTGGAATCTTATTTCATATGAAGAGCAAATGAAATACATTAAATCTGAGCGTTCAAATAATGAAATGGATACAAGTCGGTTGCAAAATTTCTGTGAAAAGTATGGTCTTGAACTTTTACCAATTGAGGCATCAATCAGGCGGGCGTTTGAGCGCAGATATTTTGATGAGGTCGATTAGTCGCATTCTGCATTAATCGTGTAGGGATATTTTACATAACAAAAATCTCGCCAGGTTTTAAAGGGTCCATAATCACGGTCATTTTCAACCCAACCAAATAGGCGTTTACCGCTTGGAATACAATCAGGAAAGGGTTGCCATACTTTATATTTGAATGTAAAAAATAGATTCATAATACACATTTCATTGCATCGACAAACTGGATACTTATTCATTGCATCTATCATTTCTGATACTTTACATAACTTAATTAGTTCAGTATCATAAACCCAAATGCAATTTAGAAAATAGCGCGATTTAAGTATATCTTCAGAATGGTCCTGAATTAAAAGTGCGCCAGCCGCAGGATTTGCAGTTATTTCAAGTATATCTCCAAAACGCTGTGGGCTATAAGATGGAACATCGTCAGGGGCCAAGAGTTTTCCTTCCCAGCGCAGGTCATCCAAGTATGAAAGTTTATCAAATACCCTAAGACCTGCATCAAGATAAATTACTTTATCCCATTGTAAAAACCATTCATCAAATACATAGAATTTATTCCATTGTGAAAGTTTTACTAAATGTCGCCCATCGCTCACGGTTTTAAGAGGAAATTGTTTATATTGTTGAACTAATTTATCAGTATTGATTGGTTCAAAGCGTTTAGGTATAATATCATAAAAGTCTAAAAAGTTTTTGGAGGCATCAAATCCAATTGTTATCAAAACTATATCACCTTGCCATTTACCCCGTGTGCGGACATCGAGGATAGTGCGTTTAGCTTTAGAATAATAGTTTTTGTCTGTTAAAACTACAACAACAGATTTGGTCATTATTCAAATAAATGATATATTACTTTAAGTAGAATATTTTATTAGTAAATTATAGGAAAATGGGTAAAAAGAAAATATATAATGGTGGACTTATACCTGCTCCGGTTTCAAGAACATTAACAGCACCTGCTATTTTACGAAAAAAGTATGCTAATAACTCTGCGGTACCCAGACCAGAAGTTGTTTTGGAGGCCCCCCGTTCAACACTTTTTAGTAAAGCGTGTATTAACGAGGCCACTTTTGTTAAAGAAAAAATGATTCCAGATAATGGATTACTAAAAAAAGTTAAAGAGGAATTAAACTTAATGTTAACCAATTTACGAAATATTGTATTGAAAGTTAAACCTGAGCTTGGTGAGACAGGGGCATCTAAGCTATTTCTTTCAGATGAAATTATGGGATATATAGGTAATATTGGTACTGAAAATCCATTAGAGAAGTGGGCTTATTTAACACGTTCGCCCAATGAAGACCCACACAATCCTCCTTGTCGTGTGAAGATTACTGCCTTACATAATTTTATATTTTCAGAAAATGGTGGTGAAATTATGACTAAGTATATAATGTTTACTGATACTCCAAATAAGTTTATTTTGGCAAGACGAAAGCAGATTAAAAATTTATTCAAACAAAATGAAATAACGCCAGAAATGATTGAAAATAATTTTTATGTTAAAATTTCTTGGTCACCTACCGACTATTTGTTTCCTTCTCTTGCTCTAAGACGTACAGTTGTTTCAGATATTAGAGTTAAAAAGTTAAAGAACTTGACAAAGAAAATCAGTAATGCAGAATCTACAAAGAAAAATATCAAGGCGATTGCAAATACAGAATACCAGGGCGCTAAAGAATGTAAATATGATTTTTCAATATTAAATGAACCATTAAGTGATGTTGAAAAAGACTTGGTTCGTAAGCAATTAAAATTACCTGCAGATACAGAAATTACAACCGAAAATTATCCATTTCGACTTGGGGCTTGTTATGACCAGCAGACAATTACAAAAAATCCAAAAAACAAAATGAATATTGCAAAGGGACTTTGTAGGGTTGTAGGTTTTTCTGGCAGTACTGCATCCTTTTTAGATACAGCATTAATTTTAGAATTAGATTGGCGTCCTTTGTATCTTTCTCTAATTATTGATTATGTACCAATTCATCACAGCATTCCAGAGATTTTTGATGCATTATTAGAATTGGGTTTTATTACAAAACTTGAATATGATAATAAAATAAAAACAATTGAAACTAATATTGCAGAGATAAAAACTCTTGATAATTTCAACTATAATTATTCTAATCAGATTAACAATATTACAAGGGGGTATAGGTTAAAAAATAAAAACACAAGAAAAAATAATAATAAGTAGTATGGCCGCGCGCACAGAATTATTGAAGTATTCTATAAATGGAAATCCAACTCCTGCCCATTTTAGTGAACTTCTAATGAGCAGAGATATGCTTTTACCAAAGAATATCGATGCACCGCTCCCCGCAGCAGAATCAGCGCACGCAGCTTTACCGCCCGGTACAACTGCACGAAATGTAATGAATATGGTTGCCGCGAATTATGAGGCGCAGCCTCAATGGGCTCCTGGAGGTAATTTTTTTAGAAATGATGTTCCTGTGGCCGCGGCCGCAGATTTAAGTGGAAATCTTGAACCAGCAAGAGAAATATTTACAACAACTCATACTGGTGAACGTGTATTATTAAAATACATTCCTGAAGATACTATGATGTTTACGTATTTTAAATATCCAAAAAAACCTCATATTGTTGGATTATTTCGGGATGCGGAAGCCGCTGGGCGGCCATTTACAGCAGCGGAATTATTCAGAGTTAGGTTGGACTTTTTAAGGGCACGCCTTAATTATGAGTTTACAGTAACTGAAATCAGAAATGATTTTGGTGATGGTTTTGATTGGATTGAATTTTGTTTTAAAACAAGTAATAATGATATTAATTACTATTATTCAACACCAGGATTGGGCCACGGTGTATTTGATAACTATAATTTGTGTCTTACAAACCGATTAAACAGGGATGCAAAATTAATCAATTTAAAATACAATTTGCAGGGTCACCCAGATTTAGTTGAGTATCATTCTGGTGATTACAATCCAGCGCGCCCCCCACGCGGGGCTGTTCGTGAGAGAGCTGGAATTTTTACTGCAAGTATGCGGCACGACTGTTCTGGGCGTGATGGCGCTGATTATGATATTAGTGTAGTCAGAGAATTTGCAAGACCAAATCAAATTGATGGGATTACAACTCTAAAGGAAGAGGATGCCTATGGATATATAGACCCACTAAATAATTATAGAAATAATGCAGCTGGGCGTATGATTCCTTATCTTCAAAGATTATATACGATTTCTAATCAGGCGGCGGGTTTTGGTGGGGGTCCAAATTTTGAACAGAGAACTAATTTAAAGTTGGCAATGTCACTAATGGTTGCTTCAATGGAAACTGATTTTAAACCCGCTCGCCCTCCACACGCTTCACAATCTGTAATAGGGCCAGCCGAGTATTGCTTTCATCCTCTTGGTAAAGATATATATACATTATGGGATGAACAAATATTACCTACAGTTTATGGCGCTGGCCCAGATGACAATAGACAATTTAGAGATGGTACACTTTATAGAAGAATATTACGTAGAGATGAAATTAGGGCAGATATAACAACAAGAAAAGTATATATTAAGGTAACAAATACTCGAACTGATGCAGGATTTTATGCTTGGTATGATAGAATATATGATGGATTTTTACAATACTTTAGAGAGTATATGATATTTAAGGATTTTAAGTATTGTACACAGTTTGGAGTAGCTCCAAATGCAGATATATTTTTTAATCGTGGAGTAAATCAAGATTTACCGCAAGCTGATGTACTTACAAATGCACAGAAGAACATATTAATTACACGTCTTACAAATTCTATAATGGAACGAAGTATTAAAACCACTCCAAATATTGGCTTCGATTATGTAAAAAGACTTTTAATAGCAAATGCAAACAGAAGTATGAAAATACCTCAAGATAGATTTATTGTTATACAGCCTTTTATAAGTATGGTCCCATTTACAGCTGAACAGTTACTTATTAAGAGGTTTTTAAATTTAAACTCATTAATTAACTTAACAGATGCAAATAGTTCATCAACTATATTTCTTAATATGATGTCTCTATTGTTAGGTCAATTTACAAGAACACAGTTGATACGAGGAGACCTCGATAAGCAGTTTTTAGGAATAGTTATTAATCCACAAATGCAAGCTTATTTTCCTACATTTGAGAATGCACAATTTTTCAGTTTACTTGATGGGACTGAAAATGTTATTACTCATTTTCAAAATTTTTTAAATATAGTTAAAACAATATTTGGCATACCTCTTGGTGCTAATATCACATTTGGAGAAACCGATGCCAATATTTTTACATTAATTAATCAATATTCTCAAACTATTGACAAAGGAATGTTACTTTTACAATTTTATCCAGCCAATCCCGTTCACGGTGGAATGCTAAGTACTACTAAGTATAAAAATAATAGTAGGCCTATTGAAAAACAAAGTCCTATTAAGAATACATTAATTACAAATGGGAAAAATAAAGTTAGCACTAATAACGTAAATAGAAGTAGTAACTCTGCTAAAAAAGAGATGATTCCATCCAGAGCTAACCCAGAGAATATTGTACCAATGAATTCAAAAGTCTGGAGTATAATTGGTGAAACTATTAATACAATGAATAAAATCGAAGAAAATATTCTACAGAAAAGTAAAAAGAATGTTAAAAATAATGTGAAAAACAATAGTATAAGCACAAAAAATAGGAATAATACACGAAAGAATACAAAAAACTCTTTTGTAAAAAATTCTTTTGTAAAAAACAATAGTGTTTTGCATAAACGGGGTAGAAATAATACAGTAAAAAATCCAAGAAAAAACCCGAGAAGTATTAGCATTTAGTCACTAAATACTCAATGTTTTCCTCAAAATTAGTAAACTTTTCCTCCCATCCTAATGATTTAAGTAGTGTTGTATCAACTGAATATCTAAAATCATTAAATGGTCTATCCTCTACAAATGTTACGTGACCATCAATATCTTTGTCACTTGTCATTTTATTAATCAGTAGCTTTGCAACATCCATCACAGAATACTCCTGTTTTGTTCCAATGTTATATGTTTCATTCAATTCTCCCTTCTCAAAAATTAATTCTGTTGCAATAGCAACATCTTCAGCCCAAATAAAATTACGTCGTGTACTTCCATTTCCGTGAATTGTTAGCTTCTTTCCTTCCCTTAACAACTTGATAAACTTTGGTATTAGTTTTTCAGGATATTGGTTAGGACCATACACATTATTACAACGAACAATCACTACAGGAAGCTTAAAACTATGGTAATAAGAACGAACTAAGAATTCGGCAGCAGCTTTAGTTGCAGCATATGGGTTAGTGGGATTTAGAAGAGATTTTTCGTGACATCCTGGGTGCTCCAAATCAACCTCTCCATATACCTCATCCGTTGAAAAATGTAAAAACTTCTTAATCTTACCATACTCCTTTGCAGTTTGTAATAAAACGTGGGTCCCCATTACATTATCAGTTGTATATTGAAGAGAGTTATCAAATGAATTATCTACGTGACTTTGTGCAGCAAAGTGGATAATTGCATCAATAGCATACTCATTTAAAATATGTAATACTAAGTCCTTACTTGTAATATTTCCTTTGATTAATTTATAATTGGGGTGTTCTATAATATTTTTTTCATTTGCACAATAGTTCAGACAATCGATATTATAGATTTTACAGTCATTATTCTTTTTAAGCATATAGTTAATAAAGTTAGAGCCTATAAAGCCACATCCTCCCGTGACCAATATATTCATTACTACACCTATTTGTTTTTCTTCTTTAAATACTGAGTAGAACGTCTAACTTTTCTGATTTTAGATTTTGTTTTTCCCTTGCTACTCCTACGTTGTGTCTTTTTACGTCCTCCAAAAATAGAAGTAGTTTTACTATTTACATTATGGCTTGTCAGTGATTTAAAATTGTCTGTTATGTGTTTAATAATATTTGGTACATTTTTATTAGAGTAAGTAAGTCCAGTGGTTAGTCTTGTTCCAAATACTTGTAGAGTTAATTTCATTTTAAGAATTTCACTATCAGAAAATGCACTTAAGTTTACATCAAAATCTCCATATTCTTCATTATACATTGATTGATATTTCAAACTCAATGGAAGAAATATATATTTATAGAAGTTAGTTAAATTATTTTCTAATACAGTGTCTAATTTATCAAGCTCTAATTCTAAATACATATTTATAAATTCTTGAGCTACATTTATAAATGTTTGTGCAATCCATAAGTCGCCGCCCATTATATTAATATCCTGATCTGTAAAGTATTCTACAGCACTATAACTTCTTATCATTGCATTTATTTTAAACAATGTGTCAGATAATATGGTATATTGCTCTTGATTTGAGATTTGAGTTGATTTTTGACAACTTTCATTATATACTGTTATTAATTTATAGTTTTTTAAATCACTTTGTGTAATTATATCAAAATCATTTGCGGCGCTGTTTTTAGTAACAATTGTACGTATTACATCAGTTGTTTTATTAAGTAAGTTATAGAAAACATCGCCTTTATTATTGTTATGTGCCCCACCTGCTTGGAGAGTAATTAATCTTTCAATTTCATTTAAGAAGGGTACACAAAAGTTAGCAATGATTCTTTCTTTATAGGTCTTCTTTATTGGTGAATGATGATTTTCAATATTAGTAAATAGAGATACAAATGGTTCTTTAGTCAAATACATATCCCTGCTCATTAATGATGAAATAAATTCAAGTAATTTACCTCTGACAATTTCTCTATTATTAGGTTTATTGTTAAACATATTATCTGTTTTTATTTGTTCCTTACTGAATCCAATAGTATCGTTTTTATTCACATAACTATTTTTTTTGCCATTTGCATCGTTTACAAAGAATTCTGTATGTATATTTAGTGATGTAACAATGCCATTTTCTGATGTAACAATTTTTTTATTATTTAAATTTTGTAAATATGCCTCACATAATTGATAACTATCTCTTGTACTATCAACAAACTCCTGTAAAGCTTGAATATAAAGGCGTGTTGAATCCTGAGAAAGTGTATCCCAATCTGGCATAATAATATTAAATCCTTCTAATAAATTATCTTCGTTTATCTCGTGTTCAAATGCCCTATATATGACTTTAATATTATCTTTCATTTTATTCATTATATTTCCATTATTTCTATTATTTCCATTGTTTCCATTATTTACATTATTTCCATTATTTACATTATTTACATTGTTATTAAAATTATATAATAATTCATTTTTGATGTTTTGTATAGTATAAACAGCGTCTGCTGCTTTTATCATAACACAATATTTTACAAACTCATCTTTATTAACAAATTCTTGGCGTGTATTTAAATCAGAAATCAATTGAGTCATTGGAGCAGCATCATATACAGTAATAAGAGAAAAATATATACCAATAATTCTATTTACATAACTTAATAATGCAGCTAATTTATATTTGTCTAAATCTAATGGGTCTACTGGCATTTTAGGTAACCCCTTATATAATTCCATATATTTTGAAGTAGATGTGAAAACTGTAGGATTTCCAAGAATTCTTGAGTAAAGTGCACTTAAAATGTCAAGTGTCTGAAAAACACCATAATGGATATTATGTTCTGTATTGTTAAAAATCCATAGGGCATTTGCTTGTTCGTGATCGCCTGAACGTTTTATATCAAATAAAATCCTATTTTTTTTGTCATTATATTTATCACCATATATTTCGCTTATCTTATCTAATAGTCCTTTTACATCAGTACAGGTTTTATCATCTATTCTCAGATTGGCTATTAGGGCTTTCAAATATGAAACAGATGGACCTGCTTTTCCTTTTTTATAAGTATCATCTGTATTAAATTTAATTGATACATCTTGCTCACCAGGGGCACCCCCCGCCGCTGCAGCAGGTTCAGTTTTTAATGTAATTGAATAATTTAAACTATATGGAGTTTGAGCAGTAAAGCGTTTACCTTCAATGTTCTTTATCTTAAAATCTGTAAATGCTTTAGAGAAGTAGTTAGATATATTATCTTCTAAATTAAAAAGATACCTAACACGACTATTGTTAGTACCTTCACCAACAACTAATATATCTTCATTAAAAGCTTTATCTTTGTAAACGCCTTCATTTGTACTTGTAGTAGCAGAATCACATATATTTTGTGGAGTAATTAGTTGACCTACAAAAAACCCTGGTTCTGTAACATTATTGAAATTAGTAAATAAATCTTTTGTAATATTAACAGATGCATCGTGTGTAAAAAAAATGCCTTGTGGTCGTTCAGGTATACCAAACATATACTTTAAAATCGCATTACCAACAATAACCTTTTGGTCATCATTTAAATCAACATCAGCATAAATTTTAATACTTGAAAATCTAATATCTTGCAATGCTTCTGGATTCTCAAGAATTTGTGTATATGAAATTAATGTATTTGGAATTTCTACACCTTCATCTGGTGTAGAAATTTGTAATAATTTTGGAATTAACCTTTGATATCGTTGTTTAATTTGATTTTCTATTGAACCACTCCAGTCCTTTATACGTATAAGTTCACCCTTATATATTGCTTTTATACCCCTTGATGCTAAAAAACCCATATTTGGACGTGCCCCAACCAAATTATTTAAAATACCTGAGCAACAATATGCGTCTTTTTCTTTCATTTCAGTTTGATTTCCAAAATCGTGAAATGAATCAAACTTATCTAAATCATCCAGATACTCCTGTGCTTTGGGGCCATATTCGGCTGCATTAAAGATATCCTGCAAATACTGCTGTATTTGCTCTGCCTGTGATACAGCCATCTCTAATTGTTAAAATATATAAATTTGACTCTCTAATCTCATCCATATAGGTTAGACAATAAAATGAGCTTCCTTAAAATTGTTGATGTTTCCAAGACCCCTGACACCCTCCCCAATCACCCGTACTCGTTTTCACTTGACCCCTTTCAACAACACGCCATTTCAGCCATTGCCAATGATGAAAATGTTCTTGTTTGCGCTAAAACTGGCTCAGGTAAAACCCTTGTCGGCGAATACCAAATCTATCACTCACTTTCTAAAGGGAAACGCGTCTTCTATACAACACCTATTAAATCACTATCTAACCAAAAGTTTTATGACCTAAAAAACCTTTTCAAAGATGCATCTGTTGGCATTATGACGGGCGATATCAAGTTCCGCCCTGATGCACAAATTGTTATTATGACAACTGAAATCCTCAGAAATCTTCTATACAAAAAAGGAACCACCACAGAACATCTTGGTCTTACAGCATCTATCTCAATGGATGGGCTCGATGCAGTTGTGTTCGATGAATGCCACTACATTAATGATAAAGACCGAGGAAAAGTCTGGGAAGAAACTATGATTCTTCTGCCGCCTGCAGTCAATCTGGTTATGCTCTCTGCAACACTTGACCATCCAGAATACTTTGCTAACTGGCTCGGTATCCTCAAACAGAAACCAATTCATCTCATTGAAACCGCCTACCGAATTGTACCCCTAACACATAATCTACTTGATGCAAACTACAAACTCGTGCCACTAATGAATGCGAAAGAAGTCTACAATGAAAAGGTGTATATTGATTGGATTCGTGCTCAGCAGGGTCTACAAGACGAACGAAAGGCCTATCAGCGCAGAGTAAAAGATGCTCGCGTAGCTGGAGTAGAAGGGGCAATTGATGGAAAAGTTCATACGTATAGCTTTGTACATCAAATGAATGAAACAATTAAAATGCTCGAAAAAGAGGACCTTCTACCTGCACTATTCTTTGTTCTCAGTCGTAAACAATGTGAAGCCTATGCAGATAAAGTAGAAGGTTCTCTACTTGATTCAAGTGATACTGCGGCAGTGAAGCATATTATTACATTCCATCTTCATCGTCATATGAAGGAGTTGGAGAAGGTGCCTCAGTATCATAAGATTTATGACCTTCTCTGTCGTGGAATCGCTTTTCACCACAGCGGTCTTCTACCTCTTCTAAAAGAAATCATTGAGGTTCTGTTTTCAAAGGGATTTGTAAAGATTATGTTCTGTACCGAGACCTTTGCAGTGGGCCTAAATATGCCTACAAAGACTGTCCTGTTTGCAGGATTTAAGAAGTATGATGAGCAGACTGGTGGAATGCGTATGCTTCGTACAGATGAATACATTCAGATGGCGGGCCGTGCAGGGCGGCGTGGTAAGGATGATAAGGGTGTAGTCATTTATCTACCAGACCGTGAGCCTGTTGAGCCCTCTGAGATGAAGGGAATGATGAAGGGTTCTCGTCCTCCAATTCAAAGTCGAATGGATTTCCATTATGATTTCATTCTTAAGACACTGCAGGCCTCTGAACCTGGGCAGCCTCTGAAATGGCTAAGCATTATGGAGCAGAGTTATTGGTTTCAGCAGCGCCAGCGTCAAGTCAAGCAGGTCAGGGGTGAACTGGAGCAATGTCAAAAGAAGATTGATGAAGTGAAGGTTGAGGAACCATTCTTCTCAGAGTGTGATAAGCGATTTCATCTGGAGCAGAAAATTAAGGAAACAGTTAATGCAGCAAGAAAAGAAGTGCAGAAACAACTGGACACACTTAAAAATAAACAGTTTGGTCCTAAGTGGATTACAGCGTGGACAAATTACAATCTTCTAAGAACACTCAAGAAGGAACAAGATGAGCTCTTGGAGGACTTAAAGACACTTAAGTCACACGAGGACAGTATGGGGCCTGCAGTGAAGTTTCTCTGTGAGATTGGTTACCTTAAAAATGATAATCCTCTGACTCTCAAGAACGAAGACCTGACACTAAAAGGCATTCTTGCAACAGAAATTAATGAAGGCCATCAAATCCTTATGACTGAGCTCTATACACAAGAACTACTTCATACACTCTCAGGCGAGGATATTATTACAGCTCTGTCTTGCTTTCAGGAGGGTAAAGAAACAGAAGATAGCCCATCTATTCAAGAACTAAATGTATCAAATGAAGTAAGAGATGTAATTGGGAAAATCGCAGATATGGCTCGTGGATACCAAGAGTTAGAAGACCGCGTAGGATATCCAGTGCAAGATTACTGGCGTATTTCAACGCAAATGATTGAGCCAATGAGACGGTGGATTGAGGGAGAGAATGCGTCTCTAATCTGTCAGGAGCACGGGCTATTTGAAGGCAACTTTATTCGGTCTGTGATGAAAATGGCAAATATGCTGGATGAATGGCTGGCAATGGCAACGTACTGTCAGCATACTGAGCAGGTTGATAAAATTATGGAAGTCCGACAACGTATCATTCGTGATATTGTAATCTCAGATAGCTTATATCTAAGACTATAGTATAATGGCGAGAAATCTTCCAGTTGCGTATCAAGTCAAAGCTGGAATTCCAAATCCATTCTGTAATTATCCAATTTTGGAGCCAGCTATATTTGCTGAAATAAATGGACAAAAAGTTGTAGATGCGGCTACACCAGTATTTTTAAATGGTGATTCACGTACATTTATAACGGAAATCAAAAACCCAAGAACAAGAAAAATAACGAGGCAGGGGGAAGTGGTATGTATTAGTCGCACTCAACCAATTAAACTTAGAGCAAGTACAACAGACCTTTTAAAACACTTCCTTCCATATGCTTATGGTGATGTAGCAGTATTTAAATATGAACAGACACAGAGAAGTGCAGGACCAAATAAAATGCCACAATTTGGAAGAATTCACAGCACTATAGAAGTAAATGGTAGGGTTATAGGTTATTATGTAGACTTGATAGATTATGCAGCTCGTAATAGAGCTGGTAATTATGGTGGTGCAGCGAAGGGAGAAAGAGTACCAATTGCCTGGACGCATATAGGTAAATTACAGCCAAATGTACCAACAAATCTCAGTGGTGAGTTTGGCAATTTATTAGGTAAACAACTTCCTCCAGGAGTAACAAGTGGGTGGGGTAGAAAGACAAGAAGACATAGCAAAAAAATGAGAAAAACCAGAAAAGCGAGACGAGTTTAAAGCAAAAACGCATTTTTTATATAAAATGAATTTTTGGTATGAATTAGAAATTATGGTTCAAGATGGTTCCCAGCGTGCTGATTTTTATAAGGATACTTATAATATGAGTGATTCCAATGCTGGATTTGACCTATATTCAAATGAAGATGTGACTGTGGAACAAACGCCTCAATTTATTCCATTTGGAATTGTGGTTCGCCTTCTGAAGGTGCAGCATATGCCTGGTGGAACCTCAAATGATTATCTGAAAACTGAAAGCCATTTCTGGCTAATGCCTCGTTCTTCTATCTATAAGACAGGACTAATGATGGCTAATTCTACTGGTGTTATCGATAAGAGCTATCGTGGAGAACTTAAAGCACCTGTATGGTCAATGACGGCAAACTCAAAAGTATCACGCGGCGACCGTCTTTTCCAAATTGTTGCACCTGATATGGGTTGGATTCGCACTGTTAAAGTTGTAAACTCTATGTCCGATTCTGACCGCGGAGCAGGTGGATTTGGCTCAACTGGTCGCTAATTCCTCTTCAGCTTTCATTGGCAAAGGATGACCACACCAAATATGAGAGCCACCTAAGTGACCACGATGACATTTGTATAAAGAATTATTGCCAATATCGTGAATGACAATCCCTTCATAGATGATGCCTTCAGGGCTTTCTAACCATTCTTTGAGTTTATTATGACTTCTCCAAGGTGCATCTACTTCAACACTGCCGTGAATAATATAGGCGTGTTTCTTCAAATGATGCTTATTAGCATTTACGGATGGACCGACTAATTCACAAGTTTTTCCATTAAAATCACTAATCTGTCTCATTATATAATAAAAAGACTTTGTCTCTTTATCATATTCTAAGAATCGTGCAGCATCACCAAAAACAGCCTTAAGATGCCATTTGTCACCACGTTTTTGGTCAAGAGGACGAAAGCCAATGAGATGGCCATTTTTATCAGGGAGTAGCCCAGCAGTTGGAAACCATTCTGGTGGTGCATTCTCAATGGACTTTTTTACATCTTGGCGTGCAAAGATTTGACCATCTTTAATATAACAACAGGTTCCATCTATTTTAGCAGTTACAGTAAAATGAATGGGATTAATAGCTAATTTATCGCGTGTTTCTCCAATTGGTTTGCCATTTTCATCTCGTATATACTCAAAGATGGAATTCATTTTACTTAAAACTGGTAACATCTTAAAGATAATATCAGTATATAGTATATAATCTTTAGGATGTCATTGTCAATATTTACAAACTGGGCAGTGGGTTTAATTAATGGTTATAAACAAAAGGAGAATGGTGTTCCAAATAGTATCAAGTATGGAACTATGGGTATCACTACTTCAATTGTGATGCTAAAAACATTGGGGAGTTGGGATATGCCTGTAGCAAAAAATTTTATTTCACCGTCAGTCACACCTGGACAAAAACTATTTGGTTTATTTATTGGCGTACCATTAGTAATGGGTATGAATTTCTGTGCTGGACACCATATGGGTAAGGCAATTCGTTGGGCAGAGGATGAACCCAGACCAAATAAATCTGATGTAAAGATTCAACTACTCTAAAATTTGATATCCTAAAATAGATTATATTGATAGGCAAAATGGATTCCAAGAAACCTGAAGAAGTTACTATTAGAATTAAAAGGGAGTTTACTATTCCAAAACCCTTAGCATCATATTTTGGAATATGTATGGGTGGATTTGGGTGGGGTGCTTCTGCAGGGGCATTTGTAGGGGGTGCAGTTGGTTTTACAACAATTGCAATTACCCCAGGTATTGTATTATATTCAATGGCGAGAGTGGGGCGTAGGCTATTAAGGAAATAAGTACTAAAACAGTCTAAATATTTTTGACAATAAGATATGTAGAATGTCCCAAATTTATTACGAAGATACAATTGAAGAGTTTGGCGTTGCTCATAACTGGGTAAATGGTGTTGTTAAAGATTCAATCACAACGCATCGAGGTACAAAGGTTGAAATGGTTGAACGCCCTAAATGGGGATTGGCCTGTTATATGGATAACTCCATTCAAAGTGCAGTAATTGATGAAAAGATTTATCACGAATCACTTGTTCATCCAGTTATGCTTAGTGTAACAAATCGTAAACGTGTAATGATTATTGGAGGGGGAGAGGGCGCGACTGCGCGAGAGGTTCTGAAATGGTCTGGAGTAGAGCAGGTTGATATGTATGAATGGGACCGAGATGTTGTGAAGCTATTCAAGGAAAAATACCCCCAATGGGCTCAAGGAGCTTGGAGTGACCCTCGTCTGAAAATTTATAATGATGATATTTTCAAAGTAATCAAAAACTCACCATCTCGTCATAACAAATATGATGTAATTATTATTGATTTATTCGAACCCTGTGATGAAAATAAAGCTCAATGGACAACACTAATTCGTCATCTTCATAATTGGACTACAATTAATGGTTCTATTGTTATGTATGCAGGTATGCGTAGCATTGTTGCACCTATTCAACCCTATAAGAAACTAATTGATATGATTCATTATATTGAAATAAGCCCTGGGCACCTGGTTGAAAGTCTTATCCTGCCTCATCAGATTATTCCTTACAGGGTATATATTCCATCTTTTTCAGGTGAAAGTACATTTCTACTTCTAAAACACCATTCCTTAGTTTCTGCATTTAACTTTGAAGAAGCCAAAGAGCTAAATTCTCACTTAACCGAAGAGGTATGGAATTCTTATAAGACGTTAAATTGGTAATTATTTAGTTTTCTTATCAGGTTCTTGAGTGGATGGAGTTTTCCAGGGCGTAAAGGTAGTTTCTTGAGGTAAAGGACTAAAAGATGTATACTCAATAACGGGAGTTGCACTTTCCCGTATTTTAGCAACTTCTGTTTGAACATTAGTAGTTACCATTTTATCCATTTCTTCGCGAGCTTTTAGAAGTTCATTTAGGCGTTGTTGATTTTCATTATGAAGCTCTACATTGGATGGTTTGTCGGGCGTAAATGAATGTTTTTGGAAACGAGTTATACCGCATTGAAAGCGATTACCGCAACTCATTTCTTGATATACACAATTTAAAATTTGAATACATACACATTTTAGATTTTGGCAAGAATGAGTAAAGCAAACAAGTTCCTTGAAAGCATATTTGGGGAACAATTCCAAGACAAACCAAGCGGTATTCACGGTATTATGCAGACTTCAAACTATTCTGATTTTGTGATTTTGGATGACGGGGGCAACAAATTACTCGAGTTTTCAGGAGCAAAACTTGCAAACAAATGTCTACCAGGTGACCATATCGCCTGGGATGGAACCAACTGTCAACTGGAACTTCGCGATGAACACCCTCCTATTGTGGGTACAATTGAACTTACAAATAAATCAAAATATGGACTTACATCCAGAGGTGTTCCTATTTATCTCTTTACTCCTTACAACAAGTGCTATCCACACTTTATTGTAGGATGTTCTGAGAAAGATGTATCAAAGAACCGAATTGGTTTGATTAAGTTCGATGTGTGGGATAAGAGTTCAACATTTCCTCGTGGTCAGTTGCAACAAGTACTGGGTCTATCAGGAGATTTTGATGCAGAACGAGAGGCACTAATTTGGTTGGCGTGTCCGTGGAGATATCCAAAGGGAACATATGTTCCTAAAACTCAGGAGAAACATCCTCGTATTGAGCTAAAGGGGTTTACATTTAATATTGACCCAGTTGGCTGCAAAGATATTGATGATGTGCTAACATTTGAACAAATTGAAGATATGTGGAAGGTGACAATTACGATTAGTGATGTGGCAAGATTTGTAGAGGATGGGGGCCCTGAAGATATCTATGCATCATTGATTGGTCAAACACTTTATGATACTGAAGGAAAAGTTCTGAGACCTATGTTGCCTAAGGAGTATTCTGAAGAAACGTGTTCACTTGTACCAGACAAAATCTCATATGGTATTTCACTACAATTTATGTGGGATGGAAAAGAGATTACAAATAGAGAGTGGTTTGAGTCGACATTTACTAATAATAAGTCTTATAGTTATGAAGAGTTTCAAGATTCAGATTCTCCATATAAAGAACCGCTTGCACAGATTGCAAGCTACTTAGCTAAAGAACCTGTAACAGATTCTCATAAATGGATTGAGCACTGTATGTTGTTTTACAATATTGAAGCTGGATATCTATTGAAGGATGCAAGAAAGGGTATTCTAAGGAAGCACTCTGGGCCAGATATTGAACGTCTAAAGAAATATCGTGCACACATTCCTGACCTGGAAAAGTTAGCCTATAGTTCTGCAAAGTATTGTTTAGCGGAAGAAGATGATACACGTCACTTTGGATTAGAATCAGATAATTATGCGCACGCATCAAGTCCAATTCGTCGCTATGCAGACCTAATTAATCAGAGGGCTTTAAAGTGTATTCTTAAATCCTCAGCGGACCAATTCATTGTGCCAATTGCAATGTATGATATGAACTATCGAGCAAAACTTAACCGAGCATTTAGTCGTGACTTTGATTTCCTAAAAGCGATTTCATCAGGTAAAACAACATTTAATGGAATTATTCTTGAAACTATTGAACTTGATGAAACAAATATGAAGATTAAGATTTATATTCCTGAATGGAAAAGAGCAATCTCTACAGTTTATAAAAAACTAAGTGACAAGGTTGTATATTCAAGGGATGAAAAACGCGAGATTGATGTAAGTGATTTTAGAGAAATTGAGGTAAAGTGTGCATTTAGTGTTAATGCCAGAAATTGGAAAGAAAGAGTCATTATTAACATTTCATAAAGAGCCTAAATAAAATACTTATATTTTTATTAGGATGAACACATTTCTTGGAGCATATAATACAGTAATTGCAACTTTCCAAAATATTAATATCTTTGGAGCTCAAAAGGGCGAAGTTGAAGGATATTTAATGTACTCTGATAGCACAAATAACAAGTCTCTTCTCTTAGTGAAAGAAAATGAAAAAAGTTGGAAAACAAAATGGTTTAGTAATAATGAAAATACCTATAAATCTCCCGCTCTTCCTCTAAGCGAACTTTTTAATAAACGTAATTAAATGTAGTTAGCTAAAGGATAAATTATTTAATTCATAATATAGTTTTTAGTATGAACCATATATTATGAAAATTGATTGGCGGTTTTAGAGAGTTTAAAGATGTATCTAAATTTGACGAGAACTTAGACAACAGTTTCTATATCCAAGACAGAATGCCAGCCGGTTTTAATCAACATTCCTCTGACATTGAATCCATCGTTGGAGTTCAATTCAGTATCTTTTCCCCTGAAGAAATTGAACGAAGCTCAGTGGTGGAGATTACTTCCCAGACACCTTATGAAGGAAATGAACCCAAGATTGGTGGCCTATTTGACCCACGTATGGGCGTTCTTGATAATGGTAAAGTCTGCCGCACTTGTGGACAAACCAATCACGGCTGTCCCGGCCACTTTGGCCATTACAGACTGACCCGACCAGTCTACTATATCCAGTTTCTCCCAATGATTATGAATGTACTAAAGTGCATCTGTATTCGTTGCTCAAAACTACGAATTGACAAAGACCTACACAAAGACCTACTTCACCGCAAGGGCGAGGCTCGTTGGAAAGAAGTACTTACACTTTCATCTAATATGTCCCGTTGTGGCCAAGAATGCGAAGACGGTTGCGGCGCCGTTCTCCCTAATAAGTTTACTCGCGAAGGAATTGCACGCATTGTAGCCCATTATGGCGAAATGAAACAGCAACAACCACTTGAGGTGGAATATGTTCACCGTCTCTTCCGTCGCATCACCGATGAAGACGTTGACTTTATGGGTCTATCCCGTTACTGGTGCCGCCCCGATTGGATGATTTGCACTGTACTACGCATCCCCCCTCCTCAGGTCCGCCCCTCTGTTGTTCAAGATAACAATCAACGCTCTGAAGATGACCTAACACACAAGCTCTTTGACATCATCAAGAACGATAAAACTCTACAACAAAAGATTGAGAATAATGCTTCTAAAACCGTTATTGATGAAATGACCAATGTCGTACAATATCACGTAGCAACCCTTGTTGATAATGAAATCCCTGGTGTAGCACCTTCTGCTCAACGCAGTGGCCGCCCCCTAAAATCTATCCAGCAACGTCTTGGTGGTAAGGAGGGTCGTATCCGTTACAACATTCAAGGTAAGCGTGTAGAGTTCTCTGCCCGTTCAGTTATTACTCCTGACCCTAACCTGAGTGTAGCTGAAATTGGTGTTCCTCTGGAAATTGCTATGAATCTTACCAGCCCTGAAGCTGTCACACCCTTTAATGTAGATAAGCTTTACAAACTTGTACAAAATGGTGCTGATAAGTGGCCTGGTGCAAAGACCATCGTTCGCGCCGATGGACGTATGATTTCCCTAAAACACGTTAATACCAAGGAAATCGTACTCTACAACGGTGATGTAGTTAACCGCCATCTACTCGATAATGACATTCTACTCTTTAACCGTCAGCCCACTCTACACAAGATGTCTATGATGGGTCACCGTGTCAAGGTTCTCCCTTACAAGACTTTCCGTATGAACGTTCTAACCACTCGTCCTTACAATGCTGACTTTGATGGTGATGAAATGAACGCTCACTTGCCTCAAAGCTACGAAGCGATGGTAGAACTTGAAGATATTGCCGCGGTGCCTCATCATATCGTAACGCCGCGCCACGCTAAGCCAATGATTGGTGTCTATCAAGATACTCTTGTAGGCTCTTACCGCCTAACCCAACCTGGCATCAACTTTACTCGCCGTGAGTTTATGAACTTGATGATGTGGAATAAGCGCTTTGATGGTAATATGCCCGCCCCTCGTGGCGGTGAACCAGGAAAGGAACGCTGGACAGGTCAACAGGTACTCGGTGCACTCCTCCCTCCCATTAATATTGAAATGGGTAACAAGTCCTTTGATAAAGAGAAGGATGGTAAAGACTCAATCAATTATGTAAAGATTGTGGAAGGTGATATCAAACAAGGTGTAGTGGATGGTGATATCTATATGAAGCCTTCAAAGGGTATTGTACAGGTGACCTATAATGACTGTGGCCCTAAAGATACAGTGGCTCTACTTGATGCTCTTCAGAACACTGTAGAAAACTTCCTTGTACTCAATGGTTTCAGTGTAGGTATCAGCGACTTGATTGCAGATGAAGACACTAAGCGTAATATTGATACTAAGATTCAAGAACGTAAAAAGCAAGTAGAACAAGTAATCCTTCAAGTACACCTTGACTTGTTTGACAATAATACTGGTAAGACCAATCAACAGGAGTTTGAGGACCAAGTTTTCGGTATTCTCAACCAGGCTACTTCAGATGCTGGTTCTCTTGGCCAGCAATCTCTATCTTCTGAGAATCGTCTACTGGCGATGGTGCGTTCTGGCTCTAAAGGTGAGCCTCTAAACGTGGCCCAGATGATGGCCTGTCTCGGCCAAACTGCTATTGAAGGTAAGCGTGTTCCTTATGGTTTCACTGACCGCACCCTACCTCACTACAAGAAGTATGATGACTCAGCTGAAGCACGTGGTTTCATTGAGAGTTCTTTCATTCGTGGTCTAACCCCACAGGAATTCTTCTTCCACGCTATGTCTGGTCGTGAAGGTCTAATTGATACAGCTGTTAAGACCGCAGATACTGGTTATATTCAACGTCAGCTCATCAAGTCTATGGAAGACCTGGTAGTACAACACGATGGTACTGTACGTGATGCAAATAACAATGTAGTACAGTATCATTATGGTGAAGATGGTGTAAATGCTACGAAGATTGAGAATCAGGGTCTACCGATTGGTGAGCTATCTCAAGAGCAGATTCGTACTGAGTTTGGAATGGCAGGTGTTGACTGGTCAACTGTACTCAAAGATGGAGCAACTCGTGATAATGATACTGAGCTTGTTGCTGAATATGTAAACCAACTCCTGTTTGACCAGCGTATGATGGTGGAGGGTGTATTCCAGAGCAAGTCTCTTGATTCTGGGAGTGTATTTGCACCAGTCAATCTTGCTCGTTGGATTCTGAATATTAAGACCCGCTTTGCTATCAAGTCAACTGAAAAGACTGACCTAACTCCTGCATATGTACTTGAGGGCATTAAGAAAATCATTACTCGCACGCATCCTTACCATAAGATTTGGTGTGCTCTCCTCCGCTTCTATCTTGCGCCGCACAAGCTGATTGTGAAGGAGCGTTTTACAAAGGAGGCCTTTGAGATGCTAATGGAGATTATTGTGGTAACACATATGAAGTCTTGGGTGCAGCCAGGTGACCAGGTGGGTATTGTAGCGGCGCAGTCAATTGGTGAGCCTGCTACTCAGATGACTCTTAACACTTTCCACCAGGCAGGTGTAGCATCTAAGTCTGCGGTGACTCGAGGTGTTCCTCGTCTGCGTGAGCTCCTAAAGGTGACTCAGAATCCTAAGGCGACTTCTCTAACAATCTTCCTAAAGCCTGAAAATCGTAATAACAAGGATAAGGCCCGTGAGGTTGTACAAGACCTTGAACTAACTCTACTCCGCAACATTACTGATAAGGTTGCAATCTATTGGGATACTAATGTTGACGACTCTACAATTCCTGAGGACAAGCCTCTGCTTGAGTTCTACAAGCTCTTTGAGGAGGGTCTAATGGCGGATGAGGGGTCTACTGAGGTATGGAGTAAATGGGTGCTACGTCTTGAACTCAATCGTGAGGAAATGTTTAACCGCAACGTCTCCATTCAAGAAGTAGTTACTGTAATTGCAAATCAATACAATCACGATATTAATGTAGTATACAGTGATTACAACTCTGATAAGCTTGTAATGCGTATCCGTCTTCCCAATAAGGCTCAAGGCGATAAGGATACAGCTGCCCAACTGGACGACTTCACAAATCTCAAGAAGTTCCAGAACAAACTACTAAACAGTATTGTCATTCGTGGTCTCCCTGGTATTAAAGCTGTAACTTTCCGCAATGATAAGAACAATGTGGAGATTGTAGATGGGAAGTATCAACAAGTGGAGCAATATGTGCTTGATACAGATGGTTCTAACTTTATGAAGGTAATGAATCATCCTGCGGTGGATGGAACTAAGTTGTATTCTACGAATGTGTGGGATGTCTATGAGGTATTGGGTATTGAAGCGACTCGTGCCATTCTGTTCAATGAAATCAAGGGTCTATTCGAGAGTGTAGGTGTAAACTACCGCCATCTCTGTCTACTCTGTGATGTGATGACACGTTCTGGTCGTCTAATGTCAATTGACCGATATGGTATTAATAAAAATGAGATTGGTACTCTTGCAAAGGCGTCATTTGAGGAGACCCAGAAGATTCTGCTAAAGGCGGCACTGTTTGGTGAAGTGGACCCAGTGACAGGTGTATCTGCAAACATTATGATGGGTCAACCAATCCGTGGTGGTACAGCATTCTCACAGGTGCTAATGGATGACCAGATGCTTGCAACGCTACTGGAGTCTGTGGATGTGGATAAGTATAAGGGTGTACTTGAGGATGAGAAGGAAGGAGATATCTCACAGCTTGGAGAGGCAGGAATGCAGCTTGCAGACCCGTGCTCAACGACACAGTTCCAGATGAATATGTCTCTACCAGCTGCAAAGACAATGATTGAAGAGCCTGAGATTGAGATTGAGGTTATGTAATAAAGTGATAGAATAAAATAAAACAAATATATTATTTTTTATGAAAGACATAAAAATTAATATAAAGGTAGATGGAGTATATAAACTATGGATCACACGGGTAACAATTTGAAACCCTGGAATAACATCAGGTTATTCAAAAGAAATAGCATAACTATAAATAGCACTTTTGAGTTAGAGCCAAAAGAATATAATCATACTATTTCTGAAGAGGAGGCGACTCTACACGAGTATCGTAATCGAATTAATGAGTATGAAACGACTCTAAATAATGGTAAAAACTGGGAATATTACAAGAAAGTCGTTAATCCATATGAATTAGTGTATACACAGAAGAAGTATGATAATTTCCCAGAATCAATTTGTATTTTGAAGCCTCTATCACGTTCATATTTTAAGATGACTGAGATGTTAGAGTTAATTAATTTTTTTGGTACATTTCGTTCTGAGAATGTGAGGGGTGCGCACGTATGTGAGGGCCCTGGTGGTTTTATTGAGGCATTGTATGATGAAGCCTTTAAAAATAGGAAGAAGGTTCAAACAAGTATTGCAATGACCTTAAAATCAAAGCAATCAAATGTGCCAGGGTGGAAGCGTGCATCTCAGTTTCTGCAAAAGAATCGTAATGTACGCATTCTATATGGAGAGGATGATACTGGAGATATTATGAAGCCTGAAAATCAACAATATTTTATTGATTATTGTATTCATCCTGCATATGGTGGTAAAATGAATCTGTTTACAGCGGATGGTGGTTTTGATTTTTCGTGTGATTATACGAAGCAGGAGAGTCTAATTTTCCCATTACTATTGGCTTCAACTAAGATTGGATTTGAAGTTTTAAGGAAGGGTGGTGTATTTATTCTGAAGTTGTTTGATTTTTATGAGAAGGCGACGGTTGACTTATTGTATTTTCTGTCGTGTCATTTTAGTGAGTGGACATTATATAAGCCAGCAACGAGTCGTCCGTGTAATCCTGAGCAGTATTTTATTGGGAAGGGATTTACAGGATGTACAGATGAAGTATTTGATGTCTTGCGCCTATGGTGCAGTATGTTAGAAAATGGGCAGCAAGTGCAGTCATTATTTAAGTCAGATTATAGTATGGAATTTAAGAGGACGATTGAGGAATTAAGAAAGCACTCATTCAATACACAAACTGAATATCTTGAAAAAGTGTTTTTTATAATTGATAAGAATGATGAGGAACTCATTCAGAATTATTTAAAGAAGAATGAGAAGACGAGTTATGAGTGGTGTTTAAGATTCAAGGTGCCTATCTCGTCGACCCGCCACCGTTCAATTGCGGAGTGATGAATTTATCAACGAGTTTTTTACCAATAATGACAGAGGCCTGGTGTTGTGTGATATTTCCTTCTCCCATTCTATCAAGCATTGCAAGCATACTTTGAATAGGTGATAAATCCTGTTTTTGGATGATTTTGCGGAATAGTTCAGGATATCTTTCGTGGAATTGAGGGATTTTCTCTTTGATTTCATCTTCGGTGAGGCCTTGATTCTGCCAGAAGGGGATATCGCGTAGCATATCGCGAATGTAGCGTGCACGGAGGTTAGGGTCAAAGTCGAGTGCACGTGATTCAGCTTCACGGGTAGCTTCATCAATACTTTGGCGTTCAACAGGTGGACGATTTCCAGACATTTTCAATCTGGTAGGATATAGAAAAAGCTTTTTATATCGTCACACACACATAATAGAATGAGTCTTGCCGATACCGCTGCTCCAGCAAGTAGTTTAATACGTAGTAAACAGGTTTCACCACTCCCTGTTGGTCCCGGAGGGAACAGCCCTACAAAACAACAACTGAATAATACAAATGTTCAGTTGACTATGTTGACCTCACAGGCTGCTGCTAATACAAAGTATGACCCACCTGTTCCTCAACCGATAACAAAACAGGTTACAAAAGAGGCGTTTATGAATTATGAGTCATTGCCAACAATGTTGTTTGTGGTGGGAGGATTATTTATTGTGTATGGTGTTGTAAGTAAATAGTGTATGGAGTTAGTAGTAAAATGGAATTAGGAGATAAATGGATTGAGGATTCAGAGAGTGAAGATGAAGATTATGTGCAAAATGAGGTTCCACCACCACAGGTTGATACCGAATTTAGAAATAAAGTTTTAAAGGTCAAGCATAGTCTTTATGATAATATCATATTAGCGCCTGAATTAGGTACAAAGCAAGCGCAGAGCAATAAGATATTAAATGATTATTTGGGTAAGTTAAATAAAGTTTATGTAATGGCACTAAATGCAAAGAGTGGCCGTTTTATGGTAAGTGAATTAAGTAGTTTTCCAGAGCCAACAAGGGAGTTAATTAAGGATACAATGATTTGGATTGTTGATTTTTTTAGTAAGAATAAAGTACCTGATACAATTCCATATGATGATTATATAAATAAGAGTTTTCACGAATATCAGTTTGTGCAAGATAATTCTTTTGAGTAAATAGGAATGTCGACACGTAAAAATAACGGGTGCCCAAAGGGCTATATAATGAGACGTGGATACACACGTAAATTCAGACCAAGTGTAAAAGCTACAGGATTTACGGTGAGACGTAAGGGAACAGTATATACAGTACGTCCTAAAGCTAATACAATTAGAGTTCCAGCTGCGTGTATAAAGGACCGTGGTTTACCAGGTAAGGGTCCAAAGGAAGGTGAAGGTATTGGTAAGCTCCGGAAAGGGGAACTGATTAAATACGGATACCAATATCGTCTATCAGATTCATTACGTCAAGCTGCCTTAAAAAAGGCAATTAAGCGTTTTGGGGCGTTATCGGTTTATAGAAAATTAGATGCTGTTGCAAAGCTATCACTCAGAACCGCTCCCGATGCCAGTAAAATCTTCAGCAGAGACCGCAACTGGGTACAAGAAAACTATGAATTAAAAGACAAGAACTAATTAATCTCTATTAGACATTTTTTAATGGCTATTGAGATGAATTTTTAAAAGAGAAAAAAATGGCTATACTTGGTTGTTAGTGGTCAGTAGGAAGATGGCAGAGCACGAATTATGGTCATTTAGTAATGCCCTTTTTTTCATTATAATGCTGATTTTAATAGTATTCTTTTCAATATTTGGAATTAATAAGGTATTTGATGTTAAAAAGATAAAAGCCGACTGGGCAAATCAGAGATGTAGCCCATCGATTATGCCATTTGCAAGTTTTTTTGGATACAATACCAAAGATAATTTTGAATTTTGTATGGGAAAAATTTTTAGTACTCATTCTATGCCAATGTTTGGGTCGATTACGGGAATTTTTTCTCATTTTACTGGCCTCCTCCAAATGGTGTTTGATGCTATAAGTACACTTCGTAATATTATTGCATCACTTGGTGGTGGTATTAATGTAGTCTTTCAAGAATTTACAGAGCGTATTTCCACATTTTTCTTTAAGTTGCGTGTAAGTGCAATAACAATTAAGACCTTGATTGGTCGAATGTATGCAATTCTCTTTTCTGTTATGTATATGGGTCTTTCTGGTATTACAGGTATGACTTCCTTTACAAATACTTTCCTCTTTTCATTCCTTGATACTTTCTGCTTTCCAGCTGACACCAAAATTAACATTAAAGATAAAGGTTTAGTTGCTATCAAAGATATAAAAATTGGTGATGTAATTATGCCAAGTAAATCTACTGTTACCGCCACCTTCCGTTTTTTCTCTAAAGGACAGCCAATGGTCAAACTTGGGTCAACTATTGTAAGTACCAATCACTATGTAAAGTTCCTTGGTCACCCAATTAAAGCTGGGGTCCATCCAGATGCAGTTCATATTGGTCCCTGGACGTCAGATGAGCCATTATACTGTTTGAATACAAGTGATAATAAGATTATTGTAGATGGGCACGAGTTTTTAGATTATGATGAAACATCTGAAGGTGACCGTGATACAATGAATTATATTGAGGGTAAAGTAAATGCGATGTTCATTGATAAAACTCATAAATTTACTGAATACTGTCCAGCATTTGATGAAAATATAATAATTAAAACTACAACTGGATATAAACCCGCAAAAGATATCAAAATTGGTGATAAGTTGGTAACAGGTGGTGAAGTAGTAGGTTTAATAAGAAGAAAAACATATGAGATTTGTAAATTGGAAGACGGTACAATTATGACACCATCGACATTGTGTTGGAATCCAGATAAAAATAATTGGTCACGCGTAGGGGAGAATAGAGAGTTTACAAAACAAGAAAATGAATTAGTATCATTTATAGTTGTTCCTAACTCACAAATTGAGTTTGCAAATGGCCTAAGAGTAAGAGATTATATGGAGTTGTGTTCTCCGGACTCAGAAATGTATTACTCTAAACGTTTAGAGCAGGCTGAGACAAAACTGATAAGATAGTAATCTAAGAAGATAAAAGGAGAATGGAGTCTAAATGGCCATTTATGTTAATAACCTTTGGGTTAATTTTTGCCCTTGGTTTAACAATATCGAAGCTTGAAAGGACTTCAGTTATGAATAACTGGACAGACAGACGATGTGAATTGCCTGTCGTTATGGCTGCATCCTTTTTTAAACCAGCAGACGACCCCCGTTCAACTGGTGAGTTTGCTAAAGACAATTTTGATTTCTGTATGAAATCATTTATCGATAAATTTATGACGATTTTTATGGCACCAATTAATGCACTTCTCGGAAAACATATGAACTTAGCATCAAGTACTAATGATGCAGTAAATGTAATTCGTGATATTGCTCAAAAACTCTATAACACATTGTTATCATTTTTGGACCAATATATGCGTAGATTTAATGCAAGTGTTTTTGAAATGAGTAGAATTATGCAATTTTTGCGAATGGCAATGCGGAGAGCGAATGCTATGGTGATGTCAATGTTATATTCTGGAATTACAATGTTTCGTGGTATGATTAATACAATTCAATTTGTTATTAAAGTCATTTTAATTATTTGCGGAATTATGTTGGCAATTATCATTATATTATTCTTTATCTTATTTCCTTTTATTCCAATGATTTTAGCAGTATTAGGTGCAATTATTGCAACAGTATTAGCATTAGTGATGGTAATGTCAGCAGAAATTGGCAATGAGGCACAGAGTGATAAGAGTGGATTCTGTTTTGCAAGTTGGATGTGGGTTGCAGTTATAGATAGAAATGGAAAAGAAGTTTCAAAACCAATTTCAGAGATTAAGATTGGAGATGAATTAGCTAATGGTTGTGGTAAAGTAACTGCTGTTGTCCAAATGGATGGAGAAGATATACCATTATATTATCTCAATGGGATTATAGTATCAGGAAGTCACTTAGTGAAAGGAGAAGATGGTGAATGGAAATCAGTTTCACAGGATAAGAGAGCGATTGAGACACGGATTACATCATCTGTCTTATATTGCTTTAATACAACATCTCATATGATTCCAATATATAATGATAAAAAAACCGAAATTGTTATGTTTAGAGATTGGGAAGAGATTGCAGATGATGATAAAGAAGGACAATATGAATGGAATTATATTATCTTGAAGATGTTAAATAAGTTTTCAAATTATAATACTTGGAAGGATAGTCTAACCATTACTGAAAATATTCCACTACTATCAAGTAATATAAAAGTAAAAACACAGACTGGATTTTTACCTATAGATGATGTATTTATAGGAATGAAATATGTATTAGATGGAAAAGGAAATAAGCATAAGGTATTGGGAATTGTACGGGGAGAGGTTGAGGGAGATAGAGAAAAGATGAGGGGTGCAGGAGTATGGAATACGGAATTATATGAACTCAAAGATGGAGTTTGGATTAAAAGCAAGAGTACAGTTGCGCCTGGTAATGATAAAATCGAAGGAATGACAATTATTACAGAATCTGGTGAGTTTGTAATCTGGGATGAATTGGAACAGAGGGAGAGGGTTATACGAGACTTTACGGAGATTGGCTATAAAACTATACACGAAACGTATCCATTTGTAGCTTCAAGACTCCGGACTACAACGCAGACGGTGTAGAATATCTAAAGTGTAATAAGTAGAATGAAAACCGCATTTCTAATCACTGGGTTATTACTATTGCTCATTGCCAATTTACTAATGGTCTATTCTCATAGAACCAGTACAAGTGAAGGATTTGCCAGCTATTTCTTGGAAAACGCTGGTCCATCTGGTCTTGGAAAGTACAAGTTAGAGCCGATTGGTGCTTTTGATGATATCCGAGTAACACCTAATAATGGTGTAAGCTCTTGGCGTGGAACTGACCCTAATGAGCCACTTTTAGGTCCTGAGTTCCAGCCCGGCCCAGACAGCCTCTTTATTTTCAAGAATAACCAAGTCAAGCCTGAATGCTGCGACGCATCTTATGCTTCTGATACTGGTTGTGTCTGCACTACCCCACAACAGAGAAACTATATTAATATGCGTGGAGGTAATCGTACGGTAGAAGACGGTGTCTAAAGATTAGAACTGACTTAATTTTTAATTGATTGCTACAATGAATAAAATCATTATAACAATCAGTACTCTTAAATAGAATGAACGCGAATCTGAAGGCTCCTAATAATACAGCCCCAGCTCTTAACTTGGGTTCTTTTGTGTCAGCACCTGTTAATGCCGTAAAAAATACGGCGAATAATGTGTTCAACTCTGCAAAAAATGCCTTTAATAATGTTGCGCCAGCTGATATTTCAGAGCCAATTAACGATACTGTAAATGCAACACTTGAAAATACACCTATGCCATTTGTTTCAGTCCCTGTGATTGTTTCTTTAGGTATTTTCATTATTCTTTTCATCATTGTTGTAATGTTTCGTCAACAGATTGCAACTGGCCTTGAAATGGCTTGGGATAAAATCAAAGACTTCTTAGGGCTCTCAAAACCAGCTGTACAACCACCCCCTCCACAATTTGTTCCTGAAGCACAGTTCTTTGACCAAGGTGCTGTAGAAAAGGTACTTCCAGGTAAAAAGGAGGTCTTTAATATCTCTCAGAATAAGTACAGTTATACGGATGCTGAGCCGTTATGTAAGGCGTTTGGTGCTGAGTTAGCTACATATGACCAGGTGAAACAGGCTTGGCAGAGTGGTGCTGATTGGTGTAATTATGGCTGGGTGAAGGGCCAAGCGGCGGTGTTCCCAACTCAAGAGTCAACATTTAATAATTTACAGGCTGGCCCAGAAGACCAGAGAATGGCGTGTGGCGTACCAGGTGTAAATGGTGGATATTTTGACAATCCTGAGATTCGTTTTGGAGTAAATTGTTATGGTACTAAGCCATCTGAAAATGAGGCGGATGCCCGTGCAATTATGGCTCAAAATGGTGGCCTAACTCCTCAAGCCTTGGCGTTTGATAGAAAGGTCCTCAACTATAAATCAGAAATGGGACAGATTCCTGTCAATCCATTCAAACCTGGCACCTGGTCTTCTTAAATAACTTAACTAAGTATTTTAAAATACGATATTAAGAAATTATTGTAACTGTGGCTGTTGTGGGGGAGGTTGCAAACCTGTTTGTTTAATATACTTATTAATTGTATAACCTCTATTTGCTCTTACATAAGTCATAATTTCAGCCGTCTCATCTCTTCCTCCTCGTTGTCTGAAGTAGCCGTGTAGTAAATCCTCAATTTTTGTGAGAGAGAGTTGATTTGGTTCGCGTTTATCGATGACATTGAGTTGTCCGCCGCCAATTTGAATGGTAGCTTTTTCCATTCCATTTTGTTGTAAGGAGCCGATGATTTGTTTTTCGTAATCATCTTTAATTTTTTTGGCAGCCCCATATTGTTTGTAAAAAGATGAAGCTAAGTTACTGTAATGTAAATAACTGCGAACATATGTTCCAATACCGGAGTCGCCCATTGTTTGCTATGATTATAAAGGGATTTAACTTAAAATTTTTTCTCGCAAAACGGGCATATATTGACTTTATTACGATTCATCAAAAGTAATACAAAAGTCAGAACTACAAATATCAAAATACCAGAGAAAACGCAAATTGCAATAATCATATAAGGAAAAGAGCGTTGAAGGATATATTGGAGGAAGGGTTCGATGACAAGTTGTTGAATATAGTTTTTGGTATCGGAGCTTGCAAGAGATAGAGCAAATTGGTCTATCCAGCCTTTAAGCATTTGAGCAAACTTCTCTTTGTCCTTTGTCCGGTCCAGTGGCATTTTGCTAATGTGTTGAAATTAACAAATCTCTTCTAATCGCTGTGTTCAGAGAAAATGCCAAACTTCAAAGCACCTCAGTATACTAAGGTCCTAAATCCTAAGACTGGTAATCAAGAGCCTTGTTACACATTTAACATTGAATTTAATATTGGAGACTACTTATCCTTTGTAGCAGAAAGAGAAAATGATATCTCATTATCCTCATTACAAAAGTGTGTATTAGAGAATGTTGAATGGTGGAATGGATTTATTAAGCAATTTTTGGATGTCTCAGCAAAATACTTCCAAAAGCCCTATACGGTCGAGGCAATTAATAAAATTACAAAACATACACTTGAAGGTAATATTTTAGGGCACACTTTTCCAACAAATGTAGTGTTAGTCCCTAAGAATATACAAATTACTGGTGGTGTATTTACAGTTAATTGGAAGTATGATATTGAGCCAATGATTGATATTCCGGATGCAGATGAGGTTAAAGTAAATACAATTGAGCTTCCAGTCCTTCCGGTTTCAAAGAAGGTTATTGAAGGGGTGGAGGAGCTTAATATCGATGAAATACCGGCTGCCGCTAACAGTACGGAGGAGCTTGAAATTGATAGTCCTGCAAAGTTTTATGAAAAACAGCGGGTAAAAGAGGCCCGCCTAAAAGCAAAATTGGCACTTTACAAGGCCCAGCGCCAAACAGCTCAGTATTATGAGAAATACGGCGAGGACATTTCAGACTCCGATAGTGATTTTGAAAGTTCGGATGGAGAAACATCTGATGAGGATGAGGTCCAACTCTGAAAAGAGGGTGTTCGGCATCTTTTGGTATAAAATTATGCCCTCACACTTTTATAGAAAGTAATGGCAGGTACAGAAATGAAGAACGCCGTTTTAATCGCCCTTGTAGTTTTAGTCTTACTTTTTGTTGTACATCAATATGACCCATCATTCTTTGGTCTTTTAGGCTCCCGTGAAGGATTTGCTGATAAACCCCTTGGTGCTGGTACTCCTAATGCTGGTGCTTCTCTCGGCACTAACACTGCTCCCCCAACGGGTGCTTCCCCTGGTATGCCCCAGAAGTTAGGTAACAGTGTTGGTAATAAGAACGTGAATGGCCAAAACCAGGGAATGTCTGGTAGTGTAATGAATAACCAGAAGCCAGCCACTGCCGCTACTCCTTATACTACCCAGCCTAATGGTGCCAAGAAGGAGGGCTTCGCTGACTTAAGTGCTTACGAGGGTCCGGCCAACTTTGGTGCTGCTGAAGCGCCTGCTGGCTGCTACCCTCGTGACCAGCTCACCCCATCAGAGCTCCTCCCTCGCGATATGAATAGCATCTGGGCTGAACAGAACCCAATGGGCCCTGGCTCCCTCAAGGGTAAGAACTTCCTCAGTGCTGGCGCTTTAATTGGTGTCAACACTGTTGGACAGAGCTTACGTAACGCTAACCTCCAAATCCGCTCTGAGCCACCGAACCCACAGGTCCCTGTCTCCATCTTCAACCAGAGCACTATCTCTCCTGATATCTCTCACCGCCCTCTTGAAGTTGGCCCTTAAACAACTAATATACATAATTATACATAACTAAAACTTTCCGGTCTTATTTTGAATTAATTGAAAATTAATAAATTCAAAATAATCTAAAGGTAAAACCTCTGTTGAATTCAGAATGTCAGTATTAGACGCAGCTAACAATATTTTTAAATCTATTCTTGGTGGGGGCAATTATCCGACTACGTGGGTAAAATCAACATTAGATGGCAAAGAATACAAAGTGCGCGATATGCCTGATAAACAAGAAGCTGCAAATCTAATGGCACGGTTGCGAATCCGTTTAACTAAATTAACAGATGCTCTTGAACAAAAGTATCCTGACAAAGCCCAAGTAAAACAACTTGTACAAAACTTTCGTTCAGACCCAAAACGCTTTATAGAGGCCACACCAGATTCAGAACATACATCATACTCAATCAATAAGGGTGAACAGATTCATATGTGTTTAAGACAGCGTTCTGGTCCAGATGAGAGTTTAGTCGATGAGAATGTTATGACATTTGTTGCTTTACACGAATTAGCTCACGTCTGTACCGAGTCTATTGGACACGGCCCTGATTTCTGGAATAACTTTGGTTGGCTAATTAAGGAAGCTGAAGCACAAGGGCTTTATAAATATACTGACTTCCAAGCACACCCAGTTAGCTATTGCGGCGTTTACATTACTGACTCTCCTCGATATGACCCAGCTAAAGATGGAACTAACTTCCAAATTGGTACTATTTCAAAGAGAGTTGGATAGGCTAACTTAAAATGTAATGATAATAAGTGTGGAGCAAAAAATCCAGATAGCTTTTTTCTAAAAAGGCCATAGGGATGTCTGATATAGAACAAATACTTTATCCAACGGTACTTTCAAGTCTCCGTGAGGATGTTCCTCCGGTCCGTTGTATTATATGGAAAGGAGGCGATGAATATGAATCACTAACGTTTGATAAAGTATATCCATTTGATACCATTGATGATATAAAGCGATTAGTCTGTGCACATTATGCTAAAGACCCTGCATTTATACCACGTTTTACATTTTTTGGTATCCCCCTTGGTGATGCTGCCTACTCTGAAGATGCACCGACACTTGACACTACATACATTCCTTTAGAATGGCTTTGGTATCCCCAAGACACAAATGACCCAAAAATGACTTATATACTTAATAATCCACGTAAGGTCCTATCTGAACCCGACTTACGTTTCGTTTCAGCTGATGGCAGTTATTCAAGCCCTAATATGGACCTTCGCGGACGCTCTACAATTGAAGAAGTATTCTTAAAACCACGTCAAGG